AGGTAATCTAGATCACAAGATTCTGCCAAACAAAGCTGCAATTAATAAGCTTCGAGACATTCTAACTAATAATGTTGGTGGAGGAACAATGGAGCTAGTGTGGGGGCCAGAGCTTAGCTTTACTGAATCCAACAGTGAAGTATATAAGTTTCTAGGTTCTGAAAAATATTCAGCCGTGCTTAACAGTATCTACGCAGGACTTGGTGTTCCACCCACACTTACGGGAATGGCTGGACAGAGCGGAGGCTTTACCAATAACTTCATTTCACTCAAAACTCTAGTGGAGAGATTGCAGTATGGACGAGATATGCTTGTCAAGTTTTGGCAGCATGAAATTGAACTTGTCAGAAGAGCTATGGGATTCAGATATCCAGCGCAGATTCATTTTGATCAAATGAGCCTAGCCGATGAGGCAGCAGAAAAGAACCTATTACTTCAGTTGGCTGATAGAGATATTATCAGTCACGAGACAGTGCTAGAACGATTCAAAGAGAAACCATCTATTGAAAAGATTAGACTAAAGAGAGAAATGCAAGATAGAAATGTTGACGCCACACCCAATAAGGCTGGCCCTTACCATAATCCGCAACACGACCATGACTTAGAAAAGATCGCCCTACAGCAAGGCGTGGTTACTCCAGAGGACGTAGGGGTGGATAGTAGTCTGGACCCAAAAGAGATGATGGACAGAAAGTTCCCCAAGCCTCAGCCGGGTGGTCCTTCTGGAGGTAAACCCCCCTCGAAAAAGAAGTCTGGCAAACCTGATGGAGGTAGGCCCAAGTTCTCTAACGATAAAGACCCTCGCAAAAAGAGAGTTGATAAACCCAAGTCAAAGCCGGGACTGGCAGATCTGATCTCTTGGAGCCAATCTTCCTTTGTACAGATTTCTGATATAGTTAATTCTGCATTTCTTAGTGTCAAGAAGAAACGTAATTTGAGACAGCTAACTAAGGCTGATGTCGCAGATCTAGAAAGTCTAAAAGTTGATATTCTCACTAATCTAACTCCACTCTCTGAGGTGACGGCAGAGGTAGTGCATGCCCACCTTGTTTCTGGTTCTAGATCCCCACGAGACTTTCGGGATTCGCTCTTGGAAAGGGGGGTAAACACGAACAGTATGAATATAGAGACCTATAGACAGCACGTGATAGGCTCATACGTGGACTACTTTTCTAGTCACCAAGACACATAATTCGCACTATTTTAAATAAGTTGTGTATATATTTCTTAGAGGTTTTCTCATGAGCAAAATACAAATTTACGAGCAGGAGATTGCTGATGGATTGGCTGATAATATCAACAGCCAAGCATTAGTTGCCTACTGCTCCCAAGCCAATTTAGTGCTGAAGGACTCACCTCCCTCGACACCTATAAACATCCCAGACTCTTTGCGTAAATTGCTTGCCAAGAGTAATCCAGACCAACTAGACCTGTACTACCTAGAGTCTGTACTGGTTTCTACTGGTTGGAATAAGAATGATGATGTTTTTCAGCCAGATGTAACTTGGGCTGCTAGATCTACTCCAGAAGATAAGCAGTTCAACTTTATGCACGATGAGAACGATATTATCGGGCATATTACAAGCAGCTATGTATTGGACAAGCTGGGCAACAAGGTGTCAGCCGACGCAGAGCGCCCAGAAGAATTCGATATTATAACTGAAGCTGTTTTATATAACAGTTGGATGAATCCAGAAAACCGAGAGAGGATGCAGCAAATTATTGCTGAAATTGAAGAAGGAAAATGGTTCGTTTCCATGGAGTGCCTTTTCTCAGGTTTTGATTACGCCCTAACAGATCCCGAGGGACAGTCAAAACTTTTGGAAAGAAATGAGTCATCAGCATTTCTGACCAAGCACTTAAGGTCTTATGGAGGAACCGGAGAGTACGAAGGATATAAGATAGGAAGAGCATTGCGCAATATTTCTTTTTCTGGTAAGGGGCTTGTTTCACAGCCCGCAAATCCACGGAGTATTATTTTTAACTCTAGCAAGGCTTTTCAAGTACACGAAGAAGACAAACTTACTAAGTTTTCAATAGGAGATTATCAAATGTCAGACAACTCAACTCTTTTAGAAAAGCAGGTTGCAGAGCTTCAAGCTGAACTTGCCAATGCTAAAGCAGAGAATGAAGTCATGAAGCAGAATATCGAGGATGCAAAAGACAAAGAGTTTGCAGCCACGATTGAGGCTTTTGAGGCCGATTCTCAGCAGCGCGCTGAAGAGGTTAGTAACCTAGAGGAGACCATCAAGGCTCAGATGACTAATGTCGCTGAACTTGAAGATTCCTTGGCCCAAAAAGCAGAAGAGCTTGCTGAAGCTATTAACGCTTTAACAGAGCAACAGCAACGAGAGAGGCAGCAGAAGCGACTCGCAAGCCTGATTAACGCAGGCTTTGGCGAAGCAGAAGCTGAAGAGTCCCTTTCCCTTTACGAAGCACTGAATGACGAAGCGTTTGACGCCATCGTTGCCAAGTGGTTTGATAAGAAGGAAAAGGACGACAAGAAGAAGAAGAAAGAAGACGACAAAGACGCCGAAGCTCAAGTTGAACCCGACGCTGTTGAAGCAACTGGAGAACCAGAAGCAGAAGTAGCAGAAGAAGCAGAAGCAACGGAAGAAATGTTTGATGAAGTAGAGTCCTCTGAAGCAGCGCTTGTAGATGCTGTCACTGAGGAAGACTCGTTGCAGAGCACCAGAGCCAACTTGGCCGAGTGGCTTTCAGAAAACGTTTTACAAAATAATAAGTAATCTATAGAGGAGATTAAACATGGCTCTCAAAGCAGACAGACATGAACTTCAGACTGACATCAGCTTCTTCTGCGACGACTCTACGACGACGACTCGCGGCGGTGTTGTATGTCATGATGGCACTACGGCATCTGGTGCAGCGATGGACCAAGGTGTTGCAAAAGTTCGCTATCAAGCGACTGTTACTACATCCCACGTTCCTGTTGGCATTTTGCTAAACGACGTGGTAAACAAGGACTTAACTCGAACCCATCTTAATCATTTTAAAGATGAAGTACAGTTGGGCGGTAAGGTTACCGTTCTCCGTAAGGGTTGGGTTGTAACCAATTCGATTCCGACTGGCGACTCTCCAGTGGCAGGCTCACGAGCTTTTGTCAATGATGCTGGAGAAATCGGCGTGGCGTCAAATATTGGTGCTTCCGGTAGCCTTTGTATTGGCCGTTTCTTGACCGGTAAGGACGAAGATGGCTACGCCAAGGTTGAAGTTAACCTTCCTAACTTTGGACAAGATACATAATCTAACCAACTCAAAAGGAGAATATAATGCCTACTAACAACAGACCTAGCGAAGAACATCTTGCCCTGCTTCGCCAATCAGGGGACAGCGACATTAATGTCGCAACTGCCGCTCAGCGAGAATTCGCAAAAGCGTTAGAGCTACCCCTAAGAAAGGGCGTCTTAATGGGTAATGTTCTGGGCGACATTTTTGAAACTATCAATGTCGAACCGGGCAGTACCACAGAATTCCCACTGGATCTTATCTCTCCGGGTATGGAAGGCGAACATGTTGCCTACACCAACCCCGGCCACGGTAGAATCCCAGAACGAGCAGTCGAAAGCGACTACGTTACTATTCCTACCTATAGTATCACGTCTTCAATCGACTACCTCTTGCGTTATGCTAGAGAAGCTCGCTGGGATATCGTATCACGCGCTATGCAGGTAATGGAAGCTGGATTCGTCAAGAAAATGAACGATGATGGCTGGCATACCCTACTTGCCGCTGGTGTAGACCGAAATATCTTGGTCTATGACGGCGATGCCACCGCAGGTATGTTTACTAAGAGACTCGTTTCTCTTATGCAGACCGTGATGCGTCGTAACTCCGGGGGCAACAGTGCTTCAGTAGGGCGTGGACGCCTCACTGACCTGTATGTCAGCCCGGAAGCTCTAGAAGATGTTCGCAACTGGGGACTTGATCAGATCGATGAAGTGACCCGGCGTGAGATCTACACCGCTGATAGTGAGGGCGCGCCCATCACACGTATCTTTGGTGTCAATCTCCATGCGATGGACGAGCTTGGCGAAAGTCAAGAGTACCAAGACTTCTTCATCAATGAGCTTGGTGGTGCGGTGCAAGGCTCTGACGCTGAGCTTATAGTTGGTCTTGATCAGTCCAGCAGCGACAGCTTCGTCATGCCGGTTAAGCAGCAGCTAGAGATCTTTGAAGACCCTGCTCTTCATCGTCAACAGCGCGCTGGCTTCTACGGCTGGGCAGAGCTTGGATTTGGTGTTCTGGACAATAGACGAGTCATTTTAGGCTCCTTCTAGGCGCTATTTTCAACCCCACCTAAGAAAGGCCACCTCCACATAACTGGGGGTGGCTTTTTCTTTATGTGTATATAATAATAGAACATGTGTTTTTAAGGACTTAAATATAGGAGATGACCTATGGCTGCGTTGTCCGATTATCTGGAATCTGGCCTGCTTAATCACGTTTTTAGGGGTGGCAGTTTTCCAAAGCCCACAGGTGTTGCTATAGCGCTTACTACTAGTGCTCCCAAAGATAGCAATACGGGGCAAGGTGTATTATATGGGGGAACGTTCCCCGAATTATCAAGTGGGATTGACTATGATGGTGCTCCCACTCTAGGCGCTCAGTCGTCAGGAACCAACTATAGTAGAGTTTTACTAGGAGATCCTAGCGTAGTTGGTGATACAGTTTGGTCTCACGTATCTGATGATTTGGACGCTGGAAGCGGTATCATTAGAAACAGTGGGCAGATCGTGTTTAATACCGCCCTTACAGATTGGGGCTGGGTATCTGGAGTAGCAATTCTAGACAGTCACGAGCTTGGAACTGGCAATCTGCTTATGCATGCAACACTAGAAAATCCACGCTTAATCTATACAGGAGATAATGTTAAGTTTGATGTTGCAACCTTAGAAATCAGCTTTAAGTAGAATAAGCAGGGTCACTTCTGATGATTTTAAACAAACTAAAACTTGTAGATAATATAGTCCGCGACCTCGCTGACAACTCTACGGGTAAGATTTCTCCCCATGATGTCAGGCAAAATATGCTTGATGTCATTGATTCTATACATCTCCTCACAGCAGACCAAAATTTATACTCTAAGAATTTTGGAACAGTAGACACTCGGACAACGAGGGCTGGCGATCTAGCTATAGGTAAGCTGCACCTTGATGGCTATGTGAGCGTAGACAATTCCGCATTTGGCTACTCCTCTCTATCTGAAAACTATAACGGCGCAAGAAATACCGCGATTGGCTCCCACGCACTATCCTGCAACCTTTACGGAAGCGGTAATACGGCTGTTGGCGTAAGTGCTATTGCCGGAAACGTATTTGGTTCTGGCAATGTTGCTCTAGGTAACCTCGCCCTGCAAAGGAACAAGTGGGGGAATTACAATATAGCCATTGGCCATGGTGCTGGCTATTATATAGGTCAAAACGAAAGTCACCGCTTCTATCTGGGAAGTCACATAGTTGATGACAACGCAGTTTGCTCCAACCCCCTTGGGTCTGGCCTTACTCCCCTTATGCTTGGAGACCTTAAGGATCTCAAGCTAGGTATTGCCGTTAGCGGTCTTCATGAATATGGCACGCTTCAAGTTGGCGGTGATATTGTTCCATCAGAGAACCCCGGAAAATACAACCTAGGTCATCAAGAAAAGCGCTGGAAGAATATCTTTGCTTCAGAGGCGCTTGACTACCCCGATAGTAGTCACTTCTCTATAAGAAGAACCGTGACGACAACCCCCGCAGGGGTAGTTACCTACACTCCCTCTGAGGTTATCTATCTCGAAAGCGGAGGCATGATCGGGCTGGGAACCAATGCTCCATCTGGAACACAGGGTTTGGTTACATCTAAGGGTAATATCGTACCGAAGTATGATAACTCCTACTCCATCGGCCATCCAGATCTAATGTGGAGCGGCGGTTACTTCAAAAACATCAGTGTTAGTGGTACTGCCGATATAACCACGTTCAACTATAAAGAGATCAATAGCTGCACCTATGAGTGTAAAACTCTCTATCTAGCTTCAAGTGGAGACCCCTGCTATTCTGGCGGTCCGCCGTGTGGCTATCTTACTGACCAAGAACTAGAAGGCGGCGGCCTCGTTCTTCAGTCAAGTGGAGCGGCTGGTTCTGCCGAGGGATTCTTCAGGCGTAACTATGAGTGGACTTACAGAGCGCCTGACTCCACTCTAACATGCCTAGAAATTGACAGCCCTTACTCTCGATCTACTTGGAATAGTAATATCAGTATTCATGTGGCCTCTGGTAGTCACTTGAAAACTGATAGAGTCATTGGGAGAGATAGCGTTGCACTATTAAACGAGAATGGCTGCTACGGCTGGTTCATCCAAAGAGATGATGATATCATTAGAACTGGTGATCTTGGCCAGAATGAAATACAGAAGATTACGGTCAATGCTACGGCTGGCACATTTACGTTAACATATAGCGGGCAAACCACATCCGCAATTGCCTTCGATGCTTCTTCAGCCGACATACAGTCCGCACTAGAAGCCCTATCAAATATCGAAGTGGGCGATATTGTCGTTACTGGAAATGATGGCGGGGTTTGGACTGTCACATTTACTGGCTCGTTAGCGAAAACTAACGTTGCTCAGATTACATGTACTAATGTAGACTTAACTTTGGGCGGTACGGCAAACGAAAGCTCCAGAACATTCTTTGCACACCGCTTCCAGTCTCGCGTCGTGTCAAATCACTCACATAATGGTGTCTTACGCGATTTCTGGGCGTATCAGCCTCCCTATATACGGATACGGTCCAATCAGGTTGCGACTCAAGGAAGCTTCAAGCTTCGTATGAGACGGGAAGACACCAATGTCCTCTTTGATACTGAATTAATTCCATTTGACGCCACAAGAACAGAGATTTGTGATGCTGTCAATGCTGCTGTACTAGCACAGGGAATCACAGGGGTGACGCTGCATGCGTGGGCCTATGAGTACCGTCAAGATAGAGTACCGGTTGGCCATACCATTTCATCGATTGTTGCCACTTACAACCTTCACAACCCAACTTATAAAGCGTTGAGTACAGGTAATAACCATTATTCATATTTATTCTGGGTGGATGGGCGTTCAGACCGAGCCGGAACATTCGAGATACCAAACCCAAAAATCAGCTTCTACACTACCGAGGCGAGGAGTAGCCATATTTCTCAGCCGTTTCATGACTATGGTATGGACGGGGTGCTTTCGCTTTACGCATCCGAACCCCACGCCGGAACTTATAACAATGAGAATAACACACACACCGATTTTATTCACTGGGCCGACAATAGCGAATATGACACCGATGCTGAACCGTCTGATGTAGGATTTAAGGTTGTGTGGCGGCAGGAGAGAACCGGCATGCCGGACAACCCTCTAGTCAACCAAGAGGTTGAGTTCAACACAAGCGACACGGTAGCGATGGCTCAGCCTAAATTTGATGCCGTATTTGGGGCTGGAGCAGTTGAGATATCATCCAACGGAACAGGAATGACCAATCATACAGTTGGCTTGTGGCCTGAAGGATCTGCTGGGGATGACTTCGCTCAAGCAGGTTGGTATATTAAGTATAAAAGCGCTGAACTTTTAGCAGAAGATAAGGTGCCGTACATTATTTATGAGGGTGCGGACCCTTACCACAACGTCGGCCAGCGTTTTCGAACCCTTACAGGTCTAACTGGTGATACAACATATATCTTTTACACCGAGATGCCAAGGCTTGGTGTTGCCCTGTATAGACACGAAGGCGAAGGGCCTACTGTTGATCCGGGTTCATGCAGCACTGCAACAACGCAAGACGGTTCGGCTGATATTACAGCAATCACCAAGGTCGATAATGTTGTCTATCTAACTAAAGAAGATCACATTAAGCCTAACCCAATTAGCCCAGAAGGCAAGATTGGTAACGTAACAGACGTAAACTTTATTGCTTCTGGCGTTGATAGAGATTATCATATCAGCTATTCCCACCTGAACGAGGGGGTTACAGTCGGCCAACGTCTCGTTACCAGAACCATGGAAAAACGGACAGATACAGCCATTCCTCCAAGGGAGAAGGTTACTGGTTTTAGTATTGACTATATAGATGAAGCAGACGCTGTTGGATATACCGGCCAACGCAAAGACCGCTTGGTCATTGCTGCATACGATGACACCGTAGCCCCACTTAATGCTCTGACAATTATGAGGTCCGATGATCCGGGCTTAGTTGGCATTAGTGATATCGAAAATGCCGCCCACGTTATCCTTCCCGAAACCATCTTTAATATTCAGAGCACGGGTGAAACCATAGCTCGCAATACCACTTGGGGAGCAGTAGATAAAACTTCTCTCCAGCTTCTGGGGGCACAAAATAATCCGCTGGATGAGATGTCGGAAGGTGTTGAACTTGAATACACCGTAACAAAGAGAAGAGCCGACATGTCCCTGTGGGACGATGGCGGAAACAAGATTGTTATAACCCTTGATAATGACAATAAATTCATTGGTATCCATAAGCTAGATCCTAATGAAATGCTAACTCTTGGAAGTGGTTTGGACGGATCTGATCCTGCCATTAGTATGCATGAACGGGCTGCTGCCCCAACGCAGACTCCCGATTACGGTAAGATTTACATTAAGCCTAAAACGGTTGCGAACCAAACCCAATCTGCGTACTTGCTAGATGATGCTGGCAATGAGTTTGATCTGACGCTGAACAAGTATGACATGAATGACGCTAGGGCGCTTTATACTGATGAGTGGGGCAACACTCTTGGTGGCCTTCTGTCTAACAAAGATCGATCAACAATTGATTCTTCAGAGACTTGTAATACTGCCTATGGACATAAAGCTCTTTATGATATCAACGGCGGCGATGTCAATACGGCTATTGGGTGTGAAGCTCTACAGGGAGTTACCACTGGTTCTAACAACATTGTACTGGGTGGCCAGTCTGCTGATCAAATCACTACGGGTTCCAACAACATTATCATCGGAACCAACGCATTAGCTACTTCTGAGTCAGATATATCTGACAACTTGATTATTGGCGGTGACGGTATCGGAAACGGACTCGGCAGCGATTACAATTCTTCCACCAACCCACACGCCAAAAAATACAACTTCATTCTTGGCACAAGCTACAACGAAACCTTGATGACCGGAAAGACCGGTCCTACCGCTGCCGATAGGGAGCTAACACTTCCTCTTGGAAAACTTAGAATTACCGCTTCCAATGATGAACTTTTGTTCAGTCACAAGGTGGGAATATTTGGCTCTGATCCAGCTTCAGTCATAGAAGTTATTGATAATAACCATGACCGACCAGAGGGCGGCTTGGCATTTCTGTTTACGGGTATGGACGAGGGTGTGGTTCAAAACCAAGACACCCTGTTTAAGCTGCGTAGCCACGCTGCCATGGATACTACGTGTAATGAATGGCCCGGAGACATATCTAGAACAAGACCATATGCTGAACTGCAAGGCGATCTTTTCCTTGCCGGTTCTATCCAGTTCTGTGATGGAACTAGCATGGATAGCACTAGCGGTATTGTTATTATTGCCGGAACTGGAATTAGCGAGCAACTAAGCAGCGTTTATAATAACATGGAGTTCCACCTCAATATTGAGGAGATGAACAAGGCTAACGCTTCTCCAAATAACTTATCGGCTATACCAAGCAATGATAAGTCATATGTAGCCCTTAGTACTAGTGGTGTAGTTGGCAAGATGTCACTACTAGATCTGAGCACCTACCTAGATCACGGCAAGCCGTTTATATCTGGATGCTACAATCACATATTTAGTAACACAAGTACAATTAATACTACGGTAAATTGCCGAAACTTCTATGCGGGCTACAGGGCTGGACATGGAGCAACCGGTTGGACAGACTCAAACTTTATCGGAACTGAGGCTGGCGCTGGAGCAACCATTGCCTACAACGAGGCAACTAACTGGTCATCAACCTTTATTGGATACCGGGCTGGATACAACGCAGCTAATGTTGATCACGCAGTCTTTATTGGCGCTCAGGCTGGTAACGATGCAGACAACGCGAAATATTCTGTATTCATAGGAGACTCCGCAGGAGACCGTTCAGGATCAAGTAGATCTATTGGCATTGGAGATAACGCACTAGCCGGAACCGCCGGTACTAATAATATTGAAATTACTGCTGGTATTGGTGGATCAAATAGAATTATGTCTGATGTAGCAACCCATGACAATAGGCTTGCTATTGGCACATGTATTGCTGGCATTTCATCGTTGACTGACCGTAGAATATCTATTGGTTCTCCTAACTTTAATCCAGACGCGGTGTTACAGGTTCAAGCACATGGATCTGAAGCTCGATTACAGGAATGGAAAAACAACGCTGGCACGGTTGTGGCCTATGTAGACAATGCTGGCAACTATGTCAAGGTGTAATTAAATGGCGTTTGTTGTAGCAGACAGAGTAAAAGAAACAACATCTACCACAGGTGCAGGCGACCTTCTGTTGGGCGCTGGTAACTTTGGTGGATTTCAAACCTTCTCCCAAGGAGTTGGAGGGGGAAATAGCACATATTACGCGATTGAAAACTACAAGAGTTGGGAAGTAGGCATAGGAACATACAATGATGGCCCTAACACACTTTCCCGCGACACAGTATTATCCAGTAGCAACAGCGACAGCAGGGTAGACCTCAGTGGAGTGTCGATAGTATTTGTAAGCTATCCAGCGAGCAAGGCTTCCATAATAGATGAAGACGGTTATATTACAGGGATCACAACTTCATACAAAGGAGTTTCTTTTCCAGATGGAACTAGGCAAACAACCATACCTTCCCCAAGTGGACACTTAGAAGACTTACCTGACGGCAGGGTTCCTCTAACACTATTAAGACACACAGCGGGAAACGTATTTCATGCCTATGTTGATAATGCATACGACAAGACTGTGGGACTGCACATTGGTACAAGCCCAGCTACCAGTCCAGCTTGGAAGTTAGGGTTAAAAGCATCTCCATCTTCCCCCACGGAAGAGCCAAGCCTTGGATATGCTTACGGTAAAGACGGTTCCGCTGGAATGTATGCTACAACAAGCACTGGTTTTGTAATTCATGATGCAAATGGTTTTTGGGTGAGGCACAATGCGACAGACGTGTTTAATGCAGTTAGTTCAACCACGTCTCCTACCGTGTCCGTGAAGGGTACAATTGGACAATCCTCCAGCCTGCAAGAATGGAACAACCATCTCGGATCTAAGCTCATATCAGTTAGCAGGGAGGGAGCGGTAGTGTTCAACCAGAAAATATCGGACACAGATGCTCCAAAATCCTCTCTGTATTATAGTTCCACGCAAAATAAGCTGGTATTCAAGGATGCGGCAGGCTCGATTAAACAATTATATTAACATCACTTCGATCTTACGCGGAAAATCTAGAAAGATAACTATCGTCAAAAACGTGTATAGATAAGTAAGAAAGACCTTTATATAACAGGAGAGATAATTCATGGCTATTTTTTCACTAGAGATAGCTGACGTAGACGTGGAAAGGGTGCTAACAGCCGTGGCAATGAACTATGGCTGGCCAACCCTAATTGCCAACCCCGCCTACGTAGTTACCACTACAGAAGAACCAAATCCCAATTATGACCCGGAAGATCCAGAGTCTGGTTCTCCCACCATAGAAGTTACCGTATTACCCGTTGACGGGGAAGGTAACCCAATTCCAAAAGAAATTGACAACACAGAAACCAGTGGAGACTTTACCCACCGCATGGTGCGTAATTTTTTGTCGGAACATGTCGCCTCTTATGAAAGGCGATTGGCCACACAAAGCGCTCTAGATGGGTTAGACACAAATGTAGATATTGGAGATCCGGGTTAAGCATGTTTGGACACACAGGGTTTTCTGAGTCGAAGACACCCACAAGCAACGGCATAATGTTTGGATTAGCTTTAAGTATAAAAGATAAGGTTTCAAAAGCTGTCAAGTCTTGTACGAGCATAGCCAAAGCTATGACTATAGATACTCAACACGATAAAGTTATGGCTATAAATACTCAACACGATAGAGTTATGACTATAGATACTCAACACGATATAGAATTATTAGGAACAGACAGAGAGGCTGATCTGGATTATGATCAAGAAATAGCCTACTTAAGTCCATGGTATCGTTGGACCTTCAACAACACATTGGATGATGATGGATACGGAACAAGCAGCAGTCCTAGAAATGGAACAGGTTCTGGAAGCATAGCTTACACCTCTGATGGCGGGATTATTCCTTCTCTGTCTTGGGAATCTATCGACCTTAATCCAAACGATGAAGTAAGAATATCAGACTCTCCAAAGATAAATAGCGGAAGCGGATACACATTTGAAAAACGTTCAATATCTGTTTGGGCAGAATTTGATTCTGTTTCTGGAACTGATGGAAATGGACGAGTTATTTGGGAACAGGGCGGAGGGACTCAATGGTGGTCTATTTATATCTATGATTCAAACTTATATACGTGCATTGGGGAATCGAGCAAGGAGAAAGGATATTGCTTATCACCAGTTTCCACTTCAACTTTATACCTAATCACTGCAACTATTGATTTATCACTATCATCAAATCAAATGAAATTGTATATTAATGGCTCTCTTGCAAGTCAAGCCACTACATCAGCAGGCTCAAGCCTTTCTGACCACGGCGGCAACATCGCATGGGGAGGGCCAAACTCAAGCCCTAGAAACCATTTAAACCAAAGTATCACAGCTAATGTTGACGCAAGATTGGCAGATGGGTGTTATTGGTATGAACAGGTGTTGACGCCTACAGAAATTTCAAACATTTGGTCAGCAGGTAATTAACGAACAGGAGTATGACATGGTTGCCACATTTACTTTGTCTATTACAACCCAACAGGCAATACCATTCAGTTTATAGGTTTTAATCATGGCCAGTGAAATACATGTAGATGATGTTGGCACACGGTTTTTGATGACCGTACAAGATGGTAGCAGTGGAGTAGATTTGTCTGCTGCCACCATTTTGCAGGTAAAATTCAAAAAGCCAAGTGACTTGGTAGTGAGCAGAACCGCCTCCTTGCTATCCGATGGCAGTGCTACATCTGGAGTAATGTATTACGACATCGTTGATGAACTAGATGAGGCAGGAAACTACAAACTCCAAGGAAAAGTCTCGGTTACCGCAGGAACCTTTTACACGGATATTCACACATTTAAAGTAAACTGCAACCTATAGGGGTATAAGCAATGTCGTGGCAAGGTCAAATGTCAACTATGGTTAGGTATTTAATTGATGATACCGATTCGTCTAGCTATAAGTATAGCGACAAACGCATTGAGACCACCCTGTTAGTAGCCGCACAATTTGTCACACTATCGACAGATCTAAACAACGAATATACGATTAATGTAGAGCAATGCGCTCTTTCTCCAGACCCAACAGACACCGGTACTAAAGATAATGCCTTTATCAATTTAACCTGCATGAAGGCTGCCTGTATTATGGTGGGCAGCGAAGTCCGCAGTGAGTCGAGTAATGCTATTTCAATTAAAGACGGCCCGTCTGCCATTGACTTAAGGGGTGTTGCTTCTACATTGGTCGTTTTATATCAAGATTTATGCAAGAAGTATGACCAGATGCAAATGGATTACCGCGCTGGACATAGCACGGTTGGTCAAGCAATACTCGGACCCTATAGTCCGGGATCAAGAATGGTGTCAAGGAACTCGGACAACCGAAACGGATACTTATAAACCTAAAGGAGCAGATCAATGGCGACTAGAGATAAAGATACTATTAAAGCAAATATTATTGCAGACGTTCCAGATAATAACGCTGGACTAGTTTCTGCTAAGGATATTAGAGACAATATGGTTGACACCGTAGAGTCGATCAATCAAATTGTAGCTAGCGGAGATGTCGATAGCGCCTTTCCGTTTACCGGAAGCTCTGTCAGAGCAGCCATGAAAGACGACGCGCATGGAACTTTTATTGCTGAATCTGGGGTTACTTTCAACAACGCCGTGGGCGGCAACAAAACACAGATATTTGCATACGAAGGCCCGCAGGGCATTGACCACACCCAACTTGGCAATCTTGGTATTGACTCCCATCCTCAGTATCTTAACGTAACTGGCATTGCGGCAGGAGACTATATGGAAGGTGGGCTTGGAATGGACACCCACTGGATTGGTGTTTCTGGGTATGACAATAGAGGTCTAAGATTTAAGAAAGTTAACGATAACAGAGACGACATCCACATTGGAGACTCTGGCCATATTATGTTTGAGGACGGGTCGAGACTTGACACTGTCAAAGGCGTAGCCAAGGCTTGGATTAACTTTAAGGGTAGTGGCACGGAGCTTGAAACTGCCGCTGCGGCGACACCCGGATACCAGACGCCTGTAGTTAATTCATCCTATAACGTATCAGGGATAAGTTATATCGATAGAGGTAAATACAAAATCACTTTCGTGTCGGGAGTGCTGAAAGACAACAACTATGTAGCGATTGGTAACAGCAACTGTATCACAGAAGCAACTGAAGCAACAGAATTTGATGTTAACACGGTTGGCATGGTGATGAGAGAGGGTGATGATCTTAGTACGCTAAGAACTTTAACCTTTTATGTGAGGAGTGATGACAACGAGTATGTTGATGCTGCGCTGAATGATTTGATTGTTTACGGCCTAGGGTCGGGAACAACGGCAGATACTGCACCAACTATTAACCCATCTTAGCATGTAGGGGATAGATAAATGCCTGACAAGATAGTAGTCCTATCCGATAGGATAAAAGAGCTAAGCGAAACAACTGGTACTACCAATATGCACCTACAGGGTGCAGCTACTGGTTTTAGCCCCTTCTCGGACTTCTATAGCAATAGTGACTTGGTGTACTATGCCATCACAGATGGTCAGTACTATGAGGTTGGCTCGGGGCAATTCCTCCTGAAGGCCGGTGATGACGAGCTTATAAGATTTCCCTTTAAAAGCAGTGGTCCGGGAGCAACGCTTGACACAGATAAAGTCTCATGGCCTATAGGCGTCAAGGAGATTTATGTAACATACCCAGCGCCGCAGTCTGTTTATACTGCATTTGGATTATCTCCTGACTATAACAAGCCCAAAGAAAGCGGGTTTGCTTTCTGGTCCTCAGCTAATATTCTCAACTATGACTCTAACTTAGTTTGGAATTCTGGTCAAGGCAGAATGGGAATTGGCGTAACCCCAGACCACGCCCTGCATATTGGTGGAAACACAGCCTACTCTTTAGTTAAAGCTTCTGGGTTTATAGCTAGTGAATCTGGCCTGTTCTTCCCAGAAGGTAATGGCGGAACTGCCACCTATAGTGGTGGACGCCAACTAGAACACTTTGTTAGAAACAAACTTGACGACACTGCTGTGTCTGAAGGCAAACTTGGCGGATCTACCGGAAGCTCCTCGGTTATCGAGTTGAGCGGAGTAGTAGATCAATATATCCTACTTAAACAACAAATCAAAGGATCGGTATTTGCTGGTCCCCCAAGCGGCTGTGGTGTTAGCTGTTCACCAGCCTATCCTAACTTCCGCTACCTCACGCTAGACGATCTTCCAGATCTGTCGAGCCTATATGTTACTAGAACTGGCACCACAAGTGCTGGCAACGTTGCTTTCTGGCAGGAAGATAACGTACTAACCGATGATGATTACCTAACTTGGGATGATGCATCTAACAAGCTCGGCGTGGGTAATAACGATCCTCAGTATCAGATTCATGTCGGAGGCACTGCTGGAATTACGGGAGATACCCACATTGGCGGCGATACAATTGCTAGCGGCCACATGTTTATCGGCGGAAATCTCGATGTTGCGGGCAACACGTCCTATATAGACAGTAACGTAGTGACGATTTGGGATCAGCACCTAGAACTAGCTTCTATGAGTGGCGCAGCTATAGTTGGAGATACGGTTATAGACGGAGTGGGCGGGGCAGGCGTTATAATCAAATCAACTGATGGAGACAAAAGCATTCTGTGGAGAAGCTCCTGTGATGCTTGGCAGGTAAAGGGTAAAGACGGTTACAACTTAATAGACGTAAGCGGTATTATATTTAACGGCGACTGCGACCACCTGATCAGCGGAGCTTACAAAGCTGGTAGCGGCCTATCTCTCCATGGTGGGCTAGAGTTTAATGTGGGAGACATGTTTAGTCTTGGAGCTAGCCCCCCGCAAACTATTCATCAGGGTGACACCATCTTAGTTAGTGGAGTCTCTGGTGTAGCAACCACGATGAGCAAAGTGGGGAACAACCATATTCTATGGGTAGACCCAACAGAACTCTCTGGAATACTGAGTGGAGGCTCTACAGCAAGTTTGACGGAAGTTTCCGGCATCCTAGATAATTACATAGACTTTGTTTCTGGTGAATTTGTATCGGGATCAGGTGCTCTCAACAACAAATTTGGGGACTACACCCTTCTGACAGATTTTACTTCTGGCTCAGGCGCTCTAGACAACGACATTACTTCTGTGTCAGGAATGTTTGTTTCAGGCTCTGGCGCGTTAAATAGTAAGATCGACAATCTCAATATTGACCATGAGATTAAGGTGTCTGAGGAAAGCGGAGATAATTTAGAAACCGTTTCAGGTATTCACTTCCCAGCCGGTTCAATCGTATCTGCACACGGTGGCAAGGTAGCTGTAGTAGACTTCACTGCCGGAACTGCCGGAACTTTGGCAGCGCTGTCTGACGTAACGCTTACTAGTTCAACAAATAAAGATCATCTCCAATTCAATGGTGCAGCATGGGTAAATGTTACATCTCCGTCAGGTGCTTTAAACAGCCAGTTCGTGTCTGGCTCTGGAGCGCTTGATAACTATATTGATTTCGTATCGGGAGAACTAAACTCAGCCTCCGGTTCTTTACAAAATGCCACTGATACCAATTCTTCAAACTGGATCTCTGGATCAGGGGCGCTGAATAGCCAGTTTGTTTCTGGTTCTGGAGCACTCGATAACTACATCGACTTTGTTTCTGGAGAACTGAACTCAGCTTCAGGTTCTCTGCAAAACGCCATCGACTTATCTGCAACATCCCTCAAGGTTACTGAGAACGACGGCTCCCCTGAGCTACTCAGCGTATCTGGTTTACAATTCACTAATGCTTCTGTTACGTCTGCCCATGCTGGAAAAATTGCTGTTATTGATCTTACAGCCGGTGCGGCTGGAGATCTTGCTGGCCTGACAGATGTTACCTTGGCCGGTTTAGCTAATGGTCACCACCTACAATACAACGGAGCTAACTGGGAGAATGCAGTTACAGCTTCGGGAGCACTGAACAACCAGTTCGTCTCCGGGTCTGGAGCACTAAACAGCCAGTTCGTCTCCGGGTCTGGAGCACTAAACAGCCAGTTCGTCTCCGGGTCTGGAGCACTGAACAACCAGTTTGTCTCTGGATCTGGAGCACTTGATAACTATATAGACTTTGTTTCAGGTGAATTTGTATCTAGCTCTGGAGCGCTAAACAATAAGATTGATAACCTGCCCGGCGCAACAGCGATTACTGCCGACTCTGGTGTAATTAGAGTGGGTGATGAACTAAGACTAGATCCTAGACTATTAAGTTCTGGTGTTACTGGTAGCACGACAAATCTTATTGCCCTTGGCACTCACGATGCAGGTAGCTGGAATAATCCCCACTTTAGTCTTGGCGACGGCTCGCATACTATACTCATTGGGAATACGGCAGGCAAGGATGCCCAAGTCACCAACCCCGGCAATGAGTTCTTAGCAATTGGACCGCAGGCTGGAGAGCTTTACGGCGCGACTAGCTATGTTGGTGTGCCCTCCTCCTCCTTAGAGAAAATGCAAGACGGGAGTATTTGCATTGGTTTCAGAGCAGGCTGGAAGCATTATCTGAGCAAACAGCTTGAGGCCGGTAAGCCAGATTTTATTGCTGGCTATAATACACTGATTGGTTCCAGTGCTGGTTCCACCAGCTATAACATGTATTCGACTGTTGCTATAGGTAACAGTGCAGGCGAAGGTCAAGGCGCTACCGCTGCTTATGGGTCGCAGTTTGGTGTGCATATAGGAACTTTCGCTGGGCAGAATTTAAGCTCTGGGAACTATTGTGTGGATATTGGTGCGTTGGCCGGTTATTCAACGAAAATGAATTCCTACGTCCACACGATGGGCCGCCATGCTGGAAGCCAGTCATTTCATAACAGACACGTTAACATGTTTGGGACGGATGCTGGTAATGACGCAAGAGAATTAACATGCTCCAACCTGATGGGGTCAGGGGCTGGCTATTATGCAAGCGGCTGCGACCACATAAACCTAATTGGTACTTTTACCGGATCAGGAGCCAAGGATTGTAGTCATTCAAATATAATAGGCAATGAAGCTGGCTATCTAGCAACGGGCTGCACCAATATTAATATGCTTGGCTATAGGGCTGGTTATAATACGGAAAGCAACAGCAAGTCAAACCTCATAGGATTCCAAGCGGGGGAATGGAGTAACGACGTTACTTACTCCGAAGCTATAGGTATGAATGCTGGACGTTTTGCTTCAGGGGTTACAAATAGTGTATTCTTGGGGATAAGCGCTGGTCTTGCTACAGCAGAGCTTGTGAACAATACCAGTATTGGACATGCTGCCGGAGCATACGCTAACGGAGATGAGTGGACTACCAACATTGGTTTTTCAGCCGGTTGGGAAGGCTCAGGTTCTACGAATGGTATTTCCATTGGCGATTATGCAGGGCGTACATCGACCAAATCTTTGCAAAGAGTTGCTCTGGGCTATAAGACTCAGGAATATGCTAGTGGTGTTAGATCATTCATAGCTATAGGTGCCAACGCTGGCTCTGCTGCATCTGGTTGGAAAGAGGTTGCTAGAACCAACCCCTATATTCCGGGCCATGCAACAAACAATACAAGTCTGCATCAGTACAGTATTGCTATTGGTCAAAATGCGGCACAGAGGACTGAGAACACCAACCAACTTATTGCAATGGGACGTAGGGCTGGAGCGTGGACTCATGATTCAGAGCACGTAATAGCTATGGGCTACCGTGCCGGAATTCAAAGAAAAGAAAACGATACTTCTATCTACATCGGTAGAGATGCAGGTGCTTATTCTGAAGGTGACGGAAGCACTCCCATAGTTGCTGGCGGAAACCATCAGCTTTTCATTGGCCATAAGGCTGGTAGATTTAACACCGGCGACCAGAATATGTCTATCTTGGCCAACGGTTCGACGGCTGGCGATGCGATTAACGCGGGTTCGCTTGCTTCCCCCAAAGTACACAATAACCGTTTGAATATTGCAAACCTCATATATGGTCATACCGGTAGCACGGCGGGTCTCAACAGAAAGCTTATGATTGGTCATATTGCTGGTTGGAATGGGTCGTCATTTGACGCTCCTCACGATCATCTCGCAACACTGCACGTTGTTCCAGCAGACGCAGGCCATACTGAAGTATGTTTGCATCTTGCGGCTGCCCATAACGGCGCACCAGCTACTGATAGGCTAAATAGCACCGGATACACAGGTCATGGCAGCACATTATCGTTGCCGAGTGCAGCCTCGAATGCTCGAATGACCACGAGAACGAGTAGGCAAGATACGAATTATACCTCCTCCAGCAATCAGTACACTCAAGATATGAATACCAGTTGGGGGTCAGCGGCCAATGATGGGGCTTACGGCTACTTCTTTAATGTCGATGCAGAAGGTAACATGGCGACTATTGGCCAACGAGGATTTCCTATCGTTCCTAGTTTTAAGAGAACGATGACTGATGGAGGCAATCCATGGGCAAACTCGAATCAGGGCGATCCCGGATACCTCATGAATAGCTCTAGTAGGGGGGAAGGGCATGCTATAAATAGACAATCCTGCCTGCGATGGTTTAACAAGAAATATGACCCCTATGACTACGAAGTGGGAACTATGATATTCGCACAGTTTCATCACGGACCCACAGAGGCGATGTGGCCATACTTGATGATTCTTGGTACAGATAATGGTAGTAGCGGAAACAGAAAGTGGAGATACATTCCAATGCCAAGTTATGATATTGTTGAGGGGAACGGGTGGGATAACTGCGGCTTGAACCAGCCCTTAAATAGATTCTTCTACGGTCTTCCCATGGGCTACGGCACTTATACTAATCCTACACTTACTTCCAGCAATAACGTGGCGAAAGCTACTGTGAGGCGGAGATGGACAGGTGGAACCCCGCATTTAGGATTATTATAAGAACACAAATACAGGATAGTTTTTTTAAGCTCTTTAATATTTTTGGAGAAATACAATGCCAATCGACGTAGCTTATAGCGCATCTGGTACTTCCAGCGTGCAGCATAATGGTTATGTTATAGTGTCAGTCCAAAAAACTGGCAGCTATAAAGCCTTAGCTCCGCAGGTAAATGCTTACCTACCTTCGGGTACGTTGCATGCTAAGTATACCAACAGATTTGACGATCCTCGTTACTATAGCGGTGATAGCAACTCCTAGGTGGTACTATGCCAGTAAATATACCTCAAAGTGTTTTCGACAAGTACTTTGACGTGATTGACTCCACGTTTACTATTTTTGGAGTTACATGTCAACTGGCTACCGTTACGCTTGAGGAAATACCTTACGATCCTAACAATAACATACCAGATCACAACGATATAAATATTCACCGCAGACATGATGATGAGTTTGACCGTGGAGAAAAAACTTATAGAGAAGTGGAGACGGTAGAGGATATTAAACTTAAGGTTTACTGGGATAATAAGAGCTTCGTAAAAGTGGGAGGCGTAGCAGTACCAGAGAACGCAATCCAAACCATCGCAATGATGACAGATTTACCAAAGATACTAAGAGCCAAGTATTTGATAGTCCACAAAGATATTAAAGAGTACAAGGTGATGAAGTTTGAGAGATCGGGAGAGCACTTCCCGATGGGTCTAAAACAGAACAGATATTTTGGCTGCTTTTGGAACAGAGTGTAATGAGCGATATATCACTAAGGCTTATTGATAGCATTGACGTAATTGAGGGAAGGGCCAGCGCAGCAATTGCCCAACACATGAACAGGGTATTATCCACAAAGAAGGGATTTCTGAAAGATGAAATAAAGAAGATGTCCCGACTGTGGATAGTTAGTCAGCCAGAAATTATATCACTAAGAAATAACAATTTAGCTGCCGAGCTTGGACTGCCAGCCGGTTCTGCGAATAGCGTAGTAGAGTCCATTGTAATATCTATACAAAACGCAACAAGCGTATTGTTTGAAAGATTTAACGTAAAGCTTAAAGGGGGCGTGTCGCTTAGGTTTCAGCCAAGTCACTTTGCCAACTTGCTGGCACTGGCACAGGGGCACGTTAAGCTGCCTGAAAGTGGAGATTTGCACTGGCTGCAATGGTTGCTTGAACGGGGAAACGATATGATTGTAACTAACTACCATTTTGTTCCTGATTCCGGTAGGGGTCGGTCTCGCGGAGGTGTCATGGGAAAAGGCGGTGCTTGGCGAGTTCCTCCGCAATTTGCTGGAACAAAAGAAGACAACTTTATAACGAGAGCCTTTTCTGACAGAGAAAAAGATATTGAGGAATTATTTACTAGAACCATTGGGCGGTAAGGTGTTAACATGGCCGATGCTTTCAACCTGAAAGGGTTCAAAAATGTTTTTGATTCACAACTCAATAACGAGTTGCAAGACAATATGCTAGAGTGGCTTGACTGGGCGCTGCTACAGAAGGGCAATTACTTTAGCGTAAGCTTAGGAGAAACTAACTACAAGGGATACGATTACAGCCAGCTTAGGCTGTCATCTGACAATCGCCATACTGCTGGTACGGCTTGGGAGGGATTCAAGGGGAACTGGGTTTGGCAAAGCGGGGTCAGCTATAGCCCAGCACCAAGTGTTGGAAGTAACAATGTGCATCCGGGAATATCCGGCGTATATGTTAATTCAACATTTCATCCTAGTGATACTACAGGTACTTATTCGCACTATGTAGATTACTATGATGGTAAGGTGGTGTTTAACAGTCCTATACCAACAGGAAGTAAGGTTCAGGCTGAGTATAGTTATAAGTGGATAAACGTTATCTATGCTAATGAGGTTCCTTGGATTAGGGATGTCCAATACAGGTCGTATGACTTAAACGGAGAATTCTTAAAGACTGGAAAAGGGGAAGAAGAGACACCCCCTGATGGAAGGCTTCAGTTACCGGCTATTGCCGTTGAGATTGTGCCCAGAAGAACACTTCGCGGGTATCAGCTTGGGGGCGGTCAGTGGGTTAGTACGGATATACTATTTCACTGTATAGCTGAAGATGACAGGACTAGGAATAAACTGGTGGACATAGTTTCACTGCAAAATGACAAAACTATATATTTGTTTGAAAGCAACAATTTAGCTGCCAGTGGCAAAATGCCGTTAGACTATAGGGGAACACCTGTATCTGGAGCCTTGCGGTATCCAGACTGTGTTAACGATTACTTTGGCGGTACTGTAAGACTGACTAATTCATCAGTTCAGGGAATGGAGACGGTTAACAGCAATTTATACGCTGGAATCGTCAAATTGACCACTGAGGTTATTCATGCAGATATTTAGGTTTTGTGTATAATAAAATAGAGATTTTCTAACTTTCTACAGGAGAGATAATAATGGCTGCTAACAATAGAATTTTCTATGCCTGCCAAATGGTTGGACTAGCCAAATCGGGCCACGTCGCCACCCATAGTACTGTCATCGACGTTGATGGTAATCCGGGTACGGACAAGATGTATGTCGCCCATGGTGTCCAAAGCGTAGGCATTACAACCAATTTTAACTTGGAACAAGCTTTCGAGCTTGGTCAAATTCACATTTATGAGAACATCGAAGGTCTACCCGATGTCGAGGTAACCATGGAAAAGGTTCTCGATGGATATGAGCTTCTTTATCACCTCGCTGCTCCGGCCCCAGAATCTGTTGGTCTGGTGGGTCGCAGTAAAGAGCGATGCGACTTGTCTCTTGGTATCTACAGCGATGCTTTTGACTCCGTAACAGATAGTGGTCAGAGCGCTGTAGCTACTGGTGACGCTGCATACGGTAAGCCCCCCGTTGAGGTTTGGTGCTCAGGTATGTATATCGGCTCAATTAGCTATACAGTTCCCGTTGATGGAAACTGTACAGAATCTATTACCCTACAGGGTAACAACAAAGAGTGGATTATTGACAAGACTAAAATGCACATTAGTACGGATAGTGAAAAGTTTGGTAAGCAAGAAAACTACTCAAACACCACGGTTCCAGATGCTCCTAGAGCGCTGACACAAGCTAGTGGTGGTATTCAGAGACGTGAAAATGTACGAATGCAAAAGTGTATTTTCCCGCAGGGGATTTACGGTATTGCTCAGAATACTACTGCCGGTAATAACGTCAGTGATGATGGAAGTCCTAGCGTTCACATGCAGAACGTTTCCATCAGTACTGACTTCTCCAGAGAAGACATCTTGGAACTTGGGGCGAAAACTCCTTACTTCCGTGCTCCGGGCTTCCCGATTGAAGTTACCTGTGACATTGAAGCAATCGCCATTTCCGGTGACTTCATTGGTGCATACGAAGCTGGAGATCCTAGGTTCTTTGGCGCTGGAGCAACACCCGGAGGCGCAGTTGACTTCTCTGCCTCTGGTGACAACACCAGTGAAGAGACTATCAAGATTGTCCTCATGGATGGTACTTGTTTTGATCTTGGCGCAAGTAACCGCTTGTCATCTGTAAGTTATGGTGGAGGCGATGCCACTGGTGGTAACGTCAGCATCTCTTACAGTTATACGAACTTCAACGAATTGGACGTGCTACATTTCCACGATCCGGCTCGGGATCTTAAGTATACCACCAACCAGAAAACGGATACTGATCCATGGTTATCCGCGTACCCAACTTAATTTAAGCTGGGCGAGTTTTTGTCGCCAAGGATTCAGTTGTGTGGCTTGCGATAGCAAACCAAGGATAGCGAGTGTGCCGCACAGCTAGGAAGGATTATTATGATACATTATGCTCCCGTCATGAGGTTCACTGATGAAACAGCATGAGCGGGAGTATTTTATATCGTCTATTAGATCTGGAGTTTGCATTATTAAATATAAGGGTATCACTCTCAAGGTTCACAATCCCACTATTGAACAAGAGATTGAATCCTGCTTGGTTTATAACAACGCTTATGACTTAGCATATTCTGATGATGTGATGGATGAGGAAGAGGTGCTAGACTGGATGAGGGCCAAGGGGTTGTGGTCTTATGAAGATGAGCAGAGAGTAGAAGGGTTAGAAAAAGATATAGAAAATCTAAAAGTTGGTATCTATCAGGCTAGGAATAACGAAAATAGGAGGGAACATATTCGACTGGGTATTCGTTCTGGTGAGGAGCAGATGGCGCAGATGCTTCTCAAAAAAAACCAGTATCGAGAAAACACCTGCGAAGGAATAGCAGAAAACGCTAAGTGGGATTGGATTGTCAAAAACTGCACAACTCTAAATGAAAAGAAGTTTGATTTTGAGTCGGCGTCAGTTGAATATGTACTGTCCTGTTTTAGAGAATCTATGCTCCCCGAAAGCAAGATACGAGAACTAGCGCAGAATGAACCTTGGAGATGCCTATGGGTAGTTAAAGAAAACTCGGGGACTTCATTGTTTTATAACCACGGGGAATTGACTTTAAACCAGAAGAATATGATCATCTGGTCAAAAATGTATGACAACATACAAGAGTCTATGGATTGTCCAAATGACGATGTGATTCAAGACCATGATATGTTAGACGGGTGGTTTGTTTTGCAGAGAAAGAAACGAGAGAAGGAGCGTGCTGAGTCAGAATTTGAAGGCTCGACCTCCAGCGAGAAGATTAAGAATTCCAGTGAGATCTTTGTCATGGCGGAGACTGGAGGAGATAAGGATAGGGTTGAGCTTATGAACGACATTGGTGGTCAAATGACTATCAGGCAAAGAGAGTCTGTCATGAAGCGTAACCAAGGAAAGAGTACTGAGCAGAATGAGTTCCTTGATGAAAAACTCAAGGTTACAAGGCAGAGTAACACAATGTACAAAGGAAAATTTGGAGGGTAACCTATGGATAGTAACTATGCTGACCTAATCAGAAGCAAGTCTGACTATAAACAAACAAGAGAGGATAAATACAAAGTAGACTCTAAAGACCGTCTGTCCAAGATAATGAGGAAAAAGATAGAGACGACTATGATTGGTGCGTTAAGCACTATAGAAGAACACTTCGGGTTTTTGTGGAACAACGAAGACGGAACTCCGTTGACAGCAGAACAAACTACCATGAAGGATCTTTATCAGCAAGTCAGATCGGAGATATTAGACAAGGGGAACAATCAGGCCAGAAACACTGATGCTGAGCTATCTCAGTACGAAGTGGAATGGTTGAAGTATAGTATGGAACTACCTGTTATAAAAAGAAACTTAGAGGAGGGATAATCATGCCTAAAGAAAAACAAAGAGTAGTAGACGTTGTGCTTGACGAGGACAAGCCAGATGAGAAGATTAAGATCGTTGTCAAGAAGCCATCGAATAGAGTGCAGACTGAAGCGGCACGTATTGGTGCCTTAGTATGGACTAAATGCATTAAAGATGGTGTCATGACAAAGCAGGAGCTTGAAAAGTTCATGACCGACAAGGGGATATGGGGCAAAAATAAAGAGCAGGAAAAGGAAGACCTCTCAAAAGAGATTAGTGTCCTTGAAAAAAAGCTGTATCTTGGTGGAGAAAGTCCCACAAAAAAGGGTGCTCGCCGCAAAAAGATTAAGCTTTCAGAAGCCAAAGATCTAGCGATTGAGATGCGACGTAAGCGAGGAGCGCTAAGGGACTTGCTAGCAGAGAAGATTGTTTTGGAAACCAACACTGCCGAAAGTCTTTCTGAAAACGCTAAGTTTGATTATATTGTTGCTAAATGTACATTCCGAGAAGACGGAACTACACCAGTCTATTCTAGTCCAGAAGATTATGGGCAGAGGGCCGAAGATGCCATTGCTTTTAATGCTGCTGGGACACTGGCTGAAATGATGTATTCTATTAATAAGGATTTTGAGGCCAAGCTTCCCGAGAATAGGTTCCTGTCTCGATTTGGTATGATCAACGAGGAAATGCACCTAGTAAATAAGGACGGCACTACGGTAGACACTAAGGGCAACCGGATCAATGACGATGGGCACTATCTTGACGCAAAAGGAAATAGGATTGACCTTAAGGGTAATGCTTTGGATCAAGATGGTAACTATGAATACGCTATCGATTTTGAAGACGATATCGGACTCAGCACAAAAGAAGAATCAGAACCAAAAACTGAAGAAGACAACACGGAAAGTTAGTGGATAGTGTAGTCGCAACCTAGAAACGGGCTACCTATGGCTAAATTTGTACTTACTGCACAACTGCAACTGCAAGCACCGCGTAACGTACAGCAAGTAGTTAGACAAATCCAAAATCAACTTAATAACGTAAAAGTTAAAGTTGATATAGAGGGTGCGTCTAAGGCACAGACTGATCTGAAAAAGCTGGATAAAGGTGTCAAGCAAGTCACCGATTCAGCACACAAGATGGGCCAAGCTTTTGCTGTATCCGTTAAGAGGTTTGCTGCATTCTCTATCGCTACTAGAGCTATTGGTTTATTAACCCGTGGTCTAGGTGGCGCTGTGGCAGAAGCTATAGATTTTGAGCGCCAGCTAACCAAGGTAGCTCAGGTTACCGGCAAAAGCATAGGCCAGCTTAAAGATCTTACCAGAGAGATTACTCGACTTTCTACAAGGCTCGGAGTTAGTTCTAAGTCTCTAATTGAGGTTTCAAGAACTCTATCTCAAGCGGGTTTAGATGCTCAAGAAACCAAGGTTGCTCTTGAGGCACTAGCTAAAACGTCGCTTGCTGCTACGTTTACTGATATCCACCAAACTGCCGAAGGCGCAGTTGCCATATTCAACCAGTTTGGAAAGGGCGCGGCAGCTTTAGAGAAACAGCTTGGTTCCATCAACGCTGTGGCTGGTCAATTCGCTGTTGAGGCTGGCGATATCATCGCAGCCATCCGGCGTACTGGTGGTGTGTTCAAGGCCGCTGGTGGTGACCTCAATGAACTCATAGCCCTGTTCACCTCTGTGCGGGCTACCACGCGAGAATCTGCGGAATCTATCGCTACCGGTCTGCGAACTATCTTCACTCGTATACAGCGCCCCTCTACAATGAAGTTCCTTAAGGAGCTAGGGGTTGAGCTTAAAAATGCAGAGGGTAAGTTTGTTGGTCCGTTTGAGGCGGTTAAACGTCTGTCTGAAGCTCTCTCTGATCTGCAACCCGGAGACTTGAGATTTGTTCAGATAGCTGAACAGCTTGGTGGTTTCAGGCAAATCGGTAAAGTTATTCCATTGCTGCAACAGTTTGCCGTTGCTCAGGACGCTCTTAATGTAGCGATGGAAGGTACGGATTCACTTACTAAAGACGCCATGACTGCCCAACAGGCCCTTGCTGTAAGAATCACAAAGGTTAAAGAAGAGTTCCTTGCCCTAATCAGGTCTGTCACAGAAAGCAAGACTTTCCAAGTTATGGCTAATACAGCCATTTCCCTAGCTTCGGCTTTAATCAAAATAGCCGACGCCCTCAAGCCCTTACTTCCTATGCTCGCCACTATGGCAGCTATGAAAATCTTTGGTGGTATTAAGTCCTTCTCAGGCGGCTTGCTCGGTAGAGGAGCAGCAGGCGGGGGGGCTAGAGGGTTTGCTAGTGGAGGGTTAGTTCCCGGTCAAGGTAGCAGGGATACCGTTCCAGCCATGCTCACTCCGGGTGAGTTTGTTATTAAAAAGTCTAGCGTTAAGAGTATTGGGTCTGATCGTTTAGCAGGAATGAATAAGTATGCGGCTGGTGGTACAGTCAGAAGAGGGCGAAATGCTTATGGCACCGGCGCTGGGGGAATGTCTACAGATGATATTCTTGCCGCAGCCCGAACAGGACCATCCGTTCCTAGTGGTCCCAAACGAGCAAAGTCAAAGATTCGTGGGCAGGGATCTTCTGCGAAACCACTAAACTTCACGGTGCTGCCCGGAAGGATTGGGGCTTTCTTTTTAGATCCAGCAAACCGCCCACAAGGTGAAGATGTAAGCACTGCTGCTAACGATCAATTTGGGCTTAATAAAACCTCGTTTACCATTAAACCCGGCGACAAAGCTTTTGGAAAACTAATTAGGGCTGGTGTCACTACGGGTTCAGGTCTTACCACGCCGGGGGCTTTGCCTTTAGATGTGTTACACAGAGGTAAAGGGGTCAGAGGGAAGCCGGGAGCGGCAGATAAAAAGTCGGGTGTTGAGGGAGTCCTTCACGCTATGTTAAAAGGAAACCGTAGTAGCTTCTCTGGATTTTTTCCAGCTACGGGGAACTTGAAAAACAATAAAAAAATAAACGATAAGGTCATGGAGGCAACCAGTTCAGCCTTAGCCGATGCGGTTGGTGCTGTTGGAAGTCAGGTGGCTCCATTCTTAAAGGCCGGTAGTATTTCTGCGGGATTTTCAGATGCCGCAAAAAAAGCTATCAGAAATGACGATAATGCGGTAAAGAGTTCTGCCGGATTTGTTTTTGAAGGTCTTATCCATTCTCTAACTGGAGCCTCTCCCGGTGGTGGAACTAGCGGTTTTGATTTTCCATTCAAAAGCATTAAGTCTGCTCGACCTAAACTAGAAGGTTTGTTTGGTAGCGGCGCTGGCCGTATGATCAAAGCTGACGCAAAAAGAGATTGGAACAAGAGGGGCGAGATTAAGAACAAGCTGCTGAATGATATTAAAGCTGGCGACTGGATGGGTGTTGCATTAGGAAAAGTTGGCTTGGATACTCCTCAAGTTGGTGCAGGTTTGGGATCAAGGAACAAGGGGCAACACGGTGTTCTTCCTCCTGTGACAAAAGATACAACTTTTATTAAAAGGGCCAGTGGAGGCTCCGTTACAGACACTGTTCCCTCTCTCCTCACACCCGGCGAGTTCGTTGTTAATAAGAAATCCGCCCAAGGTATTGGGTATGGCAACCTCTACCGCATGAACCAGCGCGGCGCGGAAGGCTTTGCTTCTGGTGGTGTAGTCGGTGGCCCACGCAAATTCCAGATGGGTGGAATGATGGGTGGTATGGGTATGAGTGGCGGAAATGTGGGCTTCGCCCTTGCTGCTGGTTCCGCCATGGCCGGAGAAGGTTTGATTAGTCTCAGGAAAGCCACCGATGAAGAAGCAGAAGGAATCAGAAGAATAAGCGGCATGTTTACACAGTTTGGTGCTCAGTTTGGAACAATGAGCATGTTGATAGATAACTGGAAAGGCAAGAAAGAGGAAGAGAGTAAAGCCTTAGAGGATAGCGCTAAGGCATATCAGGAAGCTACAGGCTTGAAGGAAGAGGAGGCTCAGGCTCAGCAAGAGTGGATTAAGCTGCACACGGATGAAGGTAAGTCGATGGAGGAGATCGGCAAAATCCTTGAGGACATGAACAAGAAAAAAGCTGAGTCAAAGGCAACCTCTGGGATGTCAGATAATCCAGAACTAATCAAATCTCTAGAGGATTTAGATCGGGGATTTGACAAGGAGACCGGCGGTGCCGGAGAATTGGGACAGATGGCCCAAGCTGAGATGTCGGGTGTTGCAGACAGGGCTAGGACTTTGAGAAATGAGCGTAATGAGCAGTCGTTTATTGCTAAGGGTAAAAAGAAAGAGTTAAAGGAGAACAAGAAAAATCAGCGTGGCGTTAAGGTAGAACACGACAAGGTTACAGAAGAGATGGATCTCCGCCGAACAGCACAGGCGGAATTTCAGGGAAGGGAACGGCGAGGGCAAGACAAGCGAGAAGAGATTCTTGCAACTAATGAGCAGGATAAGCAAGACGTTGAAACAATTGGGAGAAGGCAGAGTGGATTAAAGGGTGCTGCAACAAGGATGCAGAATCGCAAGGATGAGATTCATCGTGCTCCAAAGTTTGGCGAGGAGAGTGTTGATCTCCCGAGTGGCGTAGTTGGTATGGGTGGCAGGGCAACCTCTGCTGACAGCGAGTTGGGTCAGGTGTGGGGGCGGGGTCAAGAGTTATCCGAAACCGTAGGTCCAGCAGCACAGGAGCGAGTCGCAGCCGCCGACAAACAGGTGGGGCAAGATCAGGCAGCGCTTGCTACCGCCGAAAGTAGGAACAGGAATCTTCAAGTAGGGGCTGCGAATTGGAAAGCGGCTGATGATGTGACTGCGGCTGAACAGGAGTTAAGTGACGCAAGAGGCCAGCGATTCCGACAGCGGGATGATCCCGGAGCCGCTGGTCGCACTCAAGCAGAAGCAGTCGCTGCTGGCGATTTAACCATGACGCCGGGCTTGGAGGCAGAGAATGCCAACAGGGTTAAGCAGGCTCAAGCGAAATTGGATCAAGCAAAACAGCAGGCTCTTGGTGGTGGTGGCACCATGGATACTGGCGGTGGTGGCGGGGGAGGGGCAGCCCAGCTACAACAGTTGCAAGTTCAAGCTCAGCAAGTAAATATACAAGCCCAAAACGTTAGCACTTCAGAGGGGGGTGGTGGCGCAGAGCCTCTGTTTAAGACTACGGAAATGGCTGCTGCCGAAGCGGAACTTGCTAGAGCACAAGACCCCACAATGGACATGGGAAGTGTCGGCTCTCGGTATGCTGCTGGTGCTGACACAACGGCGGAGGAAGCTAGTCTTGCAGGCGCACAGCAACGTCAACAGGAGGCCGCTTTGCTTAAGCCGGGAGACATGACGGCTGATCTCCCAGAAGGCCATCCCGCTAACGCAGATCTTGCCCAGAGCACGGCAGAGCAGGTGGCAGCGCAACAACAACTTAATGATCTTCTGGATGAACACAACGATTTGGCCAACGAAGCCAATGCTCTTTCAGAGGAATACGGCCAACTCCAAGAGAGCCTAGCTGCAAATGGCGACAAGCAAGCGGAGAATCAAAGATACTTGAATGAAGCCATATTGCAAGAACAGGAATCTGCTGCTGAACTGTTGGCGATTGACCAAGCTTTGGCAGAGAATGCTGAAGCAAGAAGAACAAACGGTGAAGAGCTTGCAATGCTTGGGCGGGCAGATGGAGAACTGCACAGACAAAATAACGAGCTACTGGCCGAGGCTGCTAGACTGGAAGCAGAACGCAAGGAAGCTGCTGAAGCTGCCAGCGCGGCTAACAAAGAATTGGGGCGGCTGGATGAAACAATAGCGGCTGGGCCGGAAGCTCTTGCGGTTAAGATGGGTGCCTCTAAGCTAACAAGTGCTGTGGGCGGTAAAGACTCAGAAGCTGGTAAGAATATTGGCGTGGGAATGGAAGCAATTACAATGAAGGCAAAGGATGCGGCTGAGGCACTGAAAGGTCATAAGAAATTCCTTGTTGCCTACTCCAAAGAGCTTGCTCGTGGAGTTGATCCCGCTAAGGCTATGGCTCGCGCTATGGCACAGGCCGCTCCTGCTACCAGTAAGATGCGACGAGGACTTGCCCAAGCTGCTGCTGGACTGCGAAATTTTGGATCAAAAGCTAAGAAAATGGGGGGTGCGATTAAAGAGAAGTTTGCAGCAGCCAACAAAAAGATGGAAGGCTTTTCTAAAGCTCTGGGCGCGGGCATTTCAGCCGCCACATCTATGGTTTCATTTGTTCAGGGGCTACAACAAGAGCAATTTGACAAAGCTCTTGAAAGCGGTGATGCTGATACGGCTATGGGGATGACGGAAAGTATGGGCACGGTGGATAAGATTGGCGGTGCTGTGCAAGGTGCCGCTATGGGTGCTGCTATGGGTGCTATGTTTGGACCTCTAGGTATGGCTATCGGTGCTTTGATTGGTGCTATTGGCGGTCTGGTCATGGCCTTCTTGGGCGCTGATAAGAAACAAATTGAAAGAGAGAAGAAGATACATGCGGTGCGGGTCAAGTCTGCTCAAGAGAGTACCGGCAAGGCTATGGAAAACATTTCCGAGAAGGGTTTGCAGGAAGGCAACCTGAAGGATATGAATGCTGGATTTAAGCAGCAAGAAGCTTTGATGAACAAGAGGAACACGGTAAATAACCAGCTACTCCTGACAGAAGAAGAGCGGGAGAAGATGGAGAAGCGGCTCGCGGGAGAACAATTAAAAGCTGCTACTCTGATCGGCAAGTCTGTAAAGACCGAGGCAGAACTTGAAGCTGCCATGAGTTCATTGGCAAACGATACCATTGGTAGCTCAGAAGCTGAAATGGATGCTGCTAGGTCGGCGTTCTTTGTAGCTCAGGCTAACAGGGAATTAGCAAAGTCAAACGCAGACCTGATCAAGATTACTTCCGCATTTCAGCGTGCTACCAGCGCTGTCGATAACTTTGTCAACGGCTTGGAGACTGGAACCAATAGGTTCGACTCTATTGTTAGCGATCTAGAAATGTCTCAACAGAATATCGCCCTTGGTCAGGGTGGGGTTGCCTCTGTGGACGCTGCCAGAGATGCCACAATGAAGGGATTAGAAAGGGCTGGTGTTCGTGGTGACTCTGATGTTGGACAAGCTGTAGATAGGTCGTTTAAAACTATGGAGAATACAGCTTCATTCATGTCCAACCTGCCGGGCAAACTAGAAAATCTAAACTTTGGAGAAGATAAGTCGGCAGCAGGAGCAAGGGATACAATACGATCACAGCTTATGACTGCCGACATGGACCCGAAGCTCAAGGGCGCTATTGAAAAAGCCATGGCGGGAATGAGCGATCAGCAGCTAGAAGCCATAGCTAAGGGCGAGGGAGACATATCTCAACTGCTTAAGGGTGTTGGCACACAAATGAACAAGCTGGGACAAGCTGGCTTGGAAGCGGCCAAAGCTCTACAAAAACATGAAGCCACTATCATTAAGCTGACTCAGAAGAGAATTCAAGCTGAGGCGAATTATATAGTAGCTCAGAAGAAGTCTATTGACATAATGATGGAAGCCAATGAAATCATTGCTAAAGTCGGTGGGCCAGCAGTAACTCCAGAGATGAAAACTCAGGCTACTCTAGCCAAGGCTAATCTCGGCAGTGATAAACTTGGGTTAACACAACTTAAGACGGGGAGTGCAGATGAACTAAGGCAGCGGACAAATGAGATTATGCAAAAGTTTGGTCAGCAAGAAATAGCTGGCAGAACTCCAGATACGTTTAGTGGATCGCAGGGATTAGACGACGATAAACGAGCAGATCTACAAAAGGCAATGCAGGATCAGATTTCCCTACACAAAGAGCTAATCAAGGGTAAGATGGAAGAACTGAAGATCCTTGATAAGAAGAATGCCTTAGAAAAATCATCACTGGAAGATGCCCTCAAGGGAGACATGCAGTCATTCCTTAAGAAGCAGGCTGCTGTAGGAGCTACGGCTGCTGCTGCGTCAGGCGACCAGAGAATGATGAGAATGTTTGGAGTAGATGCTATTGCTGAAGCCTTTAGCAATGTAGAAAAGATGAAGCAAGAGGGAGTTCAGGACGTACACGGGGTTAATATACAGGACGTTTCTCGAAGCTTAGCCTCCACCGGCTTGGCCATGAGAGGTCTTGGCAGCGATCCTCGGATGACTGATATGCTTGCCGGGCAGATGCCAGAACAGGAAGCTTTGAAGAATGAGATCAAGGACTTAGCTGTAGGTCTTTCAGAAACCGGTCAGGGTGCGGCGCAGCTTGCAGAGATGCAAGTTCAGACAGCAAATATTACAATTGCCACTGCCAACTTCAAGTTTAATCAGCAACTCAATCAGGCGGCTGGATTGTTTGGTGGTGGAGCCGGTGTTGACGCGAGGCGATGGGGCGGAATGATACATGCAAGCAAAGGTATGTTCATTCCTAGGGGAACCGACACTGTACCCGCCATGTTGACTCCCGGCGAGTTTGTAGTTAGAAAAGAAAGCGTTAACAGAGGAAATAATCTACAGCTTCTGAGAGGCATGAATAGCGGCTCTGTAGTTTCCGATGGGTCTATAGGGTTCTCTCGCGGTGGACAGGTTGGATACTACCAGCGTGGTGGCACAGTAGATGGTGGCGCGGGCATAGGATTAGATCCTACCGTAGCAAATAACTTATCTGCTAGTTTAATTGCCTTCAATAAAGACTTGGCGGCAAATATTTCTTCACTAGAAAATATGAAATTCCAGATACGTCTGGATACAACTAATATCAATGTAAACCTAAACGGTACTAGCTTCTTGGCACAACTTAAGGATAGCTTGAAAGAAGAGCTACTGGCCGAGGTTGGATCACGCATCAAGGAATTGAAATTCAATGACGCTGGAGAACCACAATCTAGTTCTAGTGTATTAGGATAGAGGAGTAGGGCGATGTCTCTAGAATGTCTATGTGTTAGACATGGAAGCGGAAAGGCGCAAGCTTCTGGCGGCGTACTTAGGGCTAAGCTTAGCTGTGCTCCAGCCTGCGTTATCGCCAAGCCTACCGGTAGAGGGTCTATTAAGGCTCTCATGCGGCGAGAAAGAGGCGGTAGCGCCAAGCTCACGGCTACCGGCCACATAACTGGTGGCGAAGTTGTGGATGTCGCATTTGAGAACTCAACCGTTAGAGCCTTAAAGCCCCGCCTAGCAGTAGACTTTTATCTTGGAGGGGCATGGGAGGATAGGAGTGTAGGGGAGGGAGATGACGACAGTTGGATTCCGCCTCAATTTCATGGTCATGGACACACCCATTATGGTAAGAAGGTAAACCCTGTTGGGGTATTTAGCATAACTCCCGGACTAACTCAGGTTCATAATCCAAGCAAAAGATTTAAAGCTACGGGTAGTCTACGAGCTAAATACGCAGACAAGTTTGCTGGTAGCTTTAATGACTTTGGCTGCTTCCATAAGCTGTATCCCATAAAAGATATAGACGTATTATATGATGGCGGGTACTTTGTTAACGAGTCTAACAACAGCGGCAATCTCTATGACAGCGTGGACGAGGGTGTATTTACAGGCTCTTATCATACCCAGTCTGGTATTAGTTATCGCATATCTGACGATCTCAATACTTTTATTCAACCTTCTGCTGTCTATACTACCGGCAGATTCAGATATAAATGTGAAGTTACTAATCCAGCCGTAACCGCCAAGGATAGTAGATTTTATTTTAGAGCATCTGCTCCTAGGGAAAACTATTCCTCGAAGGTGCCACCAGTATATAAAGTCCAAAATATCAGGCTGGAAGATCCCTCTGGAAATCTCATTATTAAATATGAGAATATTAGTCTTAGGGGTGACGCAGATTATGATAGCTATCAGTATGTCAACTTTGGAACCTACGGAAGTAAGCCAGAAACAAACAATCTATTGCTCCATACTTGGCATGCCGACTATCCATTTATGGAAGAAGGTGCGGGGTACACCCTCAGCTTTGAGGTTGATGTCGAGTGCCTAGACGACCCGTTTGATCGAGGATTTGATCCGGGTTATGAAGACACCTGCGCTCTGTTGGACCCACAAGTTCCACACTCTGGAAATGATTACCTAGCCTTGGATGGCGCTCCGCTAGCCACTCAGACTCAGCGGCTATCATTCCTAAATCCCACTAATACGATTAGAATATCTGCCATTGAGATATGTAATAGTGGAGGGTTTGATACTCTGAGAGAGCAGTACATGCCTATTCACTTCGGCGTGCAGGAAACCGGCAGAAGAATGGAGAGGTGTATACTTCCATCATTAATTCCTACGTATGAGTTTGATGCTGGAGTATACCCCACGTCTAGCAGTGTGTGGTCAGACTCTATTACCGGACTTACGAACCAAAGCGGAGTGGGTGCTGGACATCTAACATCACTCATTAGAAACCCATGTAAGAGTAGTGCAATTACTCTTAGTTCTGCTAATCAAGTCGCTGACTCAGGTAAGCTGCTCCTTGAGTTTAGACATCAGGCCCCCAAGACTGTTAGCGATTTTGCAGGAGGGGCCTTTGATGGCAGCTATCTTCTGAGAGAGTTCAGTGTATCCCATAGGTCAACATATACACCAGATGATCATCCGTTTATTGTAGACTCCGTATATCTTAAGGTGTTAGCCAAAAAAGAAGTCGGAAGCAGGGACTATGCTTTAGATATTGTTGGGTGGAGTGACGACAGGCTGCTCAATGTTACTTCGGCTGTGGGAGGATTTTTGCAAAATCCGTCTGGAAGCGAAAATAACTTCGCACCTATAAGTAGTGGCTTCAACCCCACTAATGAGCTAGCCTTGGGCGGAGAGTCTTTATCTGATAAGAGCCAGTATTATGACGCTAGCGGAACCTGCAATGCTGGCGGCGATCACTACATCCTTTCTAATACCCCCATGGTCACAGGGACGAGTTTTGGCTGGTACGAAGTACCCCTTACTATATATGATGACTGTGTAACGCTTGGGAAATCTCCAGATTTTTCACAAAGCTCCTTCTTTGAAAGGTTGTTCTTAGATATATTCCCGCTGCCTAGCGGGGCTTCTATAGCTGCGGCTGAATTGTGTGTTAAGTACAAGCCAGCTAATGGTTTAAACCTAAATACTATTGGCTATGAGAGAATAAGCCGTATTGGAAAGACCAGAGAAGAAGGGAAGATCACTCCAATTGGCAGGCAGACCGCTGATGATATCATAAATGCTGGTTCTGGCTTGTCATCTCTATCTGCTATATCAAATATACCACATGGCTTTACGACCCCAGACGACATTAAGTCTAACTACTCCAGAAGGTGGAGAGGCTTGGAAGGTATTGTTCAAGGCCCCTTCGATCCCGACATGTTTGGCTTTGGCTTTAAAAATCCAACACTAGACTTCCCGCTGCTTTCTGGTTTCTATGATTTTGATTATGATAACAACCTTATCATCAAGTCTAGACCGCTGGGTAGCGGGTTTGGTTCTGCCACGGGAACCATGACTACTAGCTATAGCGAGCACCACTTTAAGAACCTTGGTTGGAGATTTAATAGTAGTGGACTGTTTAATCAGTCTTTGCCAGATCTGACTGGCCCGTATAGAACAACTGACTGGACTTCACTATCTAAGACTGGATTCAATTTTGAAAGTCATGAGCTACATGGGCAGATTGCTGACGCGTTTAATAATGTAGTTAGGCTATCAGGAGTTAATTCTTATATTAACTTTGGTCATATAGATACAGTTAGCGGATTTTCTATCTACACACGATTTACACCGGATGCCAATGTTAGCGGTGTAGGATTTAACTTGTTTGAGTCTGGAGCACTTGTGTCCAAATGGGACGCCGGAAAGGATCTGGAGTTTGCTCTGGGTTATGAAAACGGATACCTATGTGGTTACGCAACAGACAAGGATGACAACCTTGTAAAGGTAAAGGACACAATTACCTATGACAAATATCAATACCCTCTTTCTGCGCTCTTAACATACAATGACAACAACTCTAGCGGACTTAAGCTATACACAGATAATGAATTGCATTCTGGTGTGTTCAATACCCTAAGAGCTTCTTCAAGCGAGTTCTATAAAAAGACCGGCGACAGCAATATAGTTCTAGGATATTCACCCGGCTCAGGTGTCGGGATGAACATGTTTGTAAGCGAATTCGGTATTGGTACATATCACGAGTCAGGCTGTCATATTGTAGAAGCAGATCCCGATCTGACATTTAAAGAGATACTGGCAGAAAACTTCCTAGCTGGAAATAGAGTTAAATTCTGGGCCTCGGGTGAGCCTAGCAGTAACGATAGATATAAGCTATGGAGTTATGTGGATGAAGATACCCTGAAGTGGGACTTGGGAGCATTTAAGGTTTGTGAGTTCAGTCCAGACTTTGACTTCTTTACTGACAGGGAAGGTAGGGACTTAATCTCTATCAATATTAAGCATGACGGCTCTGGCTATTTGCAGAGAGTTGACATGCCAATGCCTGAGTCTATTAGTTATAGTGGTCTTGCCTATCATACCCAAATTGAAAACGACTTCTTAAGATTCAATCTATCAGATGCGTCAGATAACTTCTATACTGCCAACCACCCCAGAATTACTAAGAGTCTTCCTCAAGGCTATGCATTTGCAGACAGAGCCTTTGTCGTAGAGACAGTTCTTGAACATGAAACCCTGAATAGCATTGCGTGGCCAGACGGCAAGCTTGGTCCTAAGCTAATTGTTAGTTTGTACACAAAGAATCAGGAGCCAAGCTCTTTCTCCACAACCAATTATGGGCTAATCAATAGAGACATCCATTACCTCAAGCCGTCTGGTTGCTGGAGAAGAATTGATAGCACGTTTAATTACAACAGTTTCTTTGATGAGTCTGAAGAGTGGGCATTGTTCCCACCAACTAGGCGTCTGACGGAATTCAATAAGAAGTATTATTCGCAGGACGTGAATGATATGTTCTTGCAGTATGACTTGGTTTATCCTTCTGGTCCAGCATTTGAGTCCAGAGTAAATGTTCACAGTGCCCACGTAAGACTAGAAGACGCATTTATTGTTCCCACGGAAGTGTCGGGTAATGTAAATCTTACCACTAGTGGTGAGCAGAGACCTAGGGAAACTCTTCCTCTGCACTCTATGACTATATGTCATCTGGACAACTTGTCTTCTGGACACAGATTCTGTTCGGGAATCTTGGAAGGTATTTATCCATCTGGCCTTACCCTGTACACTCAGGGGCCAACTAGAATAGACTCGCTGTTTGATGGTTCTGGAATGACGCTCTTTACGTCTGGAGCTATTCACCTTCTAGGTAGCGGTTTCTTCAATCTACTTGCGTCAGGCGGAAGCCTTGGTTCTGCTGGATCATCTGGAACAGGCGGCGTCGGCGGAGAAGACTTCCTAGGAATGAACCTTTATGTTTCTGGGCAATATGCACTATCTGCCAGAATGCCGCTGTTTGCATTTAATAACCAGATATCTTTCCGACACGGCTTTGGACCCTTCTATGTTTATGGTACTGAAAATGGAAACCATTCTGGAGTGAATGGACATTTCTATCCGCTATACACAAACAGGTCCGCAGCGGAATCTGATAGCAGCGATGGTTTGGCTCACGCGCATACGTTTACGGAATATCCGGGAATAACTTTCTATATGCCCCACAGTGACCAGAACCATGGCATTGATAAGGCCCCATCTTATCTAATAAATTATGATGTCTTCCCGAAATATCCAGCACTTAATCTGAACACCCACGCCTCTACCCACACTGGACATTTCAGTCATATTCCGATCTATCTGCATCAGTATGCAGAGTCTGTTAGAAGCGATGAAACTAGCAGTCTTAACATGTACACTAAAGCTTTGGGGGCCTTGGCGAGTCGGTATACTGACGGATTCTTCAACTTGTATACAGGTTCGCCAGCCACGCCATCTGCCAAGATGCCGCTGGTTATCTGGAACGATATAAGTCTTATTCCTAGCCTTGCAAGCGGCAGCTTCAATCTCCATACCGCTACATTTGGAGCCGGTCTTGGGGCGGATTATATGACTTGGAATGAGTATAATTATGGACACGATATAACTATTGATGATAATAGCTTTGCCACCCTAGAAGCAGATGATGAGATTCGAGGGGTGGACATGGTCTGCTACGGAGCTTGTGACGCTGACGGAAACGAAAAGTGCAATGATCCTCCAGTATTCACCCACGACGTTGTGTGGCGTCCCGAGTCGTGTGTAACCGGAGGTATCTTCAGACCCTTTGCTACCTATACTAACTTAGATACCAGAGGCTTTAATACCGATGTTGGGTATAGTGGTCACTTCTACGGAATGAGGAAGTATACAGACCTGAAACCCAACGCTCCATACGCTCTAACTTTGCGTGGATCTACTGGCACAACACGGAGCATTCCTCTACCAAGAGATTGGGAAGAGTGGGAATATGGATCAGTAGATGATGTAAAGTTCTCTGGCATTAAATTTATTGGTGACTATCCGTATCTTAGCGGACAAAAACCGATAACACCGCCTTCTGGCAGGATGGAAGGAGATAGGTACGGAAAGGCTATTTCTGTCACTGACGAACTGATGGTAGTTGGCGCACCCCTGCATGAGTTTGATGAGCAAGGAGGAAATACATATTTCGACTCGGGAAACAGTCGGCTAGCTTGGGTTGGTGGCAGTGGGCTTACGGAAGCTGGTGCTGTTTATCTATACCGAAGAGGCCCTCAGCCCCAGTCTCCAAACATGCACCCAAGTGGACACAAAGCTTATTGGAATCTAGAGTCCAAGATTGTTTTGCCGTCTGCCTATAGAGGCGACTGGTTCCATTGGCTGCCGGGAACTATGTCGTTTGGCGGATTGCCCAAGCTTCCGGTTAGACAATGGGAGATAGGACAAGAGGGGAGAAGGCTTGGCCACTCCTTGGATGTCGCGTCTACAATCAAGACACCATCTCTCTATGAAACTAAAAGAGAGATCATAGTTGCTGGAGCACCACGAGGCTCGTGGTCAAGAGAGTTTGACGACGTTGTTACATCGCCAATTAAGGTGGCCGTCATGGTCTTTAGTGACGAATTTGTTTACAACGAAAGAAAAGCCTCAATTATCAAAGCCAAGGTAGACGCCGTAAACATGCTCTACAGATACTACTCCTGTCCGCCAAGGGAGTTGGATTTGCAAGTTTTGGTATATGAACCAACTGGAGTGGGAGCACCCGGAGGGGGACTAATACAAGGTACACTAGACTGGATACACCACTCTAGAATACCTCGCAATACATATACTCATGGACAGGTGGACAACACAGACGAAATAACCAGTGGGATCAAATCGCTATTTCACGAGGCTTTCCCTTATGACGTAACAAAGCCACACAATAACATTCCTCCGATTGTTGGCTTTTACATTGATGATAGTCGGTCACTTGGTAGAGAGGAGCTTACTCCCGCCATAGATCAATTTGTGGGTCATTACAATCAGTACAGTTTCTTAAGCGGCGTTCAAGACGTTTATGACGTTCAGGATAGCGGGCATATATATGAGTATATTCCCGCTGTCGATGCTGGAGAAGACTGGGTTAGGATGACCAACACTCTTACTGACAGTCTGCTGGATAGCGGTAGGCTTATTAGAGATGATGGTCTTCGATTCATATGTAGTGAACTCGGTCTTGAATGTCAAAACCCAAACCTCAAGGAGTTTAACTTGCCACCAGCTAGTGGTGGTCGGGTATATATTTTCGAGAAAGAAAGCGGCGTATGGAATCTTATTCAAGAAATCAAGAGACCGGCCCTAGAGTTTTCAGAAAACGATCCAGATACCGATGCGGCGGCTGGTCTTGACGAAGGTGAAGGTGAATTCCTAAAGCCGGTACTTACCTTTGATGGCTTTGGACATGCCGTAGCAATTAGCAAAAACACGGAAGTTGTTTCTATTGGCTCTCCTTATGTGGAAGAAGCATGCTTGATTTATCAATACGATCCGGCAGAAAAGAATCGCTTATACAGTCACGTTAAGTCTTGGTTAACATTCAAGAATGAAGACAAGCAGTACGATGACGTGCTAGCTAGATGGGAAGAATACGAAAGAACATTTGGAGACATGGTTGCCTCTCAAATGATATATACTGAGCTTAGCCCTAGTGAAAAGTTTACTCTTAGGTCTGACCCTGAATATTGGCAAAATGATGTCAACGGATCAATTCAGGAGTACAGAAAAATATTCCAGTATGGGTATTCAAACATCCACCATCGTGGCACTTGGCAGTTTATTCCTTCTAATTTTGCTCCTACCTCTAGATTGGGATGGAGCACGGCTGTTAGTGAGGACGGTGACACCGCCGTGTTTGGAGCACCAACCGACAGCTTCAACGAGTTTGACGACACCAACGTATACTATAAGTCCCATAACACTTGGTCGTCCTATGTAAACGCAGGCGCTGTTCGTGTGTTTGAGTCAAGAAAATATAATCCCCACTCTGGCGTAGTGGAATTCTATAAGTTTGGAAACTTGGATGAAAGCACTAGGCCGGTAAGCGCGAGAGCAGAAGACTATAACGACCTCCAGCATACTTTTGGAACAGAGAATATTCCGTTCCATAGAACCAAGTTCACTGATGTGGAAATACCAAGAACTGCCGGGTTGGCATTTATCATTTCTCCAGAAATTGATGCGGCTAGTGACGAGGTTATAGAGAACATTAAGGATTGGCTTGCTCTTGGGGACAGAACTCTTGTTATTGCTGGAAATGATCCTGTCTGGGAGGGCAATGGAAAATACGAGACATCCAACAAGATTATCAATAAGATTCTATCCAAGCTAGACTCTAGAATGAGACTACATCCTGCGCGGAACGAATATGAATCACTTCCGTCTTGTATGCCTTCCGGTAGGGCTAACGTTCTCCCATCCTTCTTCCCCGCAGGCGGTAGAAGTACAGAGGTTACCCCTCAAACTATGTTTGCGAAGGGTGTGGCAGATATTAGGATAGAGCTACCCACTTGGGGTACAGGATACTCTCCTTGTGATACCCTAAATACTAAGTGTGAACTTCCGTCTATGCATCAGGGAGATCTACGATTTCAGTGGGGAGCCGCTTGTAGAGTTGGTGGTAAATGTGACAAGATAAGAAGATACCCGGTCAACTGGCCATTCTTCTTTGGGACCATCCCGTGGCCATGCCCAACATGCGACCCCGACCCACGCAAACCTCCTATTGGTCCCAATGAAGAACCTAAGCCGTTACTCGTTGCCGCAGAATACATACCGTCTATTACGATTACGTATCCAGCGTGGGACTCAACACACACTGAGCCAATCATGTGTCGTCGCTGGATTGATAGGCCAGACATGGTTAGGTATGAGTATAACCCGGATTGCTTTGAGTCTGCTGAATTCACTTGGTCTGAAAATAGTGATGACTATACATCCGAAGACAGGGCTAGATATATTGACCCAGAAGAGTATGAAGGACGAGACGCCCTGATATATGCTAAGGGTAAATCAAAAGATACCGATCCTCCGGTAAGGTCGTATGAAAACGTTTTGCCTGAGACTACACTGGTTAGTTCTGAGGCTTGGTCTGGCAATGCGACATCTAAGGTTGTTATGATTGCTGCTGTAACACCCGAAGGACATGCAGGCCCCGGAAGGTATAACCTCACCTATAAGGGGGACGACAACACGTCATTCTATCTCAATTTAACTACTAAGAAATGTGTAGGAAAAATACCAGAAGGCGGAGTAATTGCTCAGCTTGGTGGGTGGACAAAGCGTACAAGCTTCCAAGATGCGTTTATAGGTTCCCACCTTGGTGAGTGGGAAGGGAATGACTTCTATGGAAACAAGGGCGATGGCGGGCTTGGTCTGTTTAATACTAAGGGGTGGACATTAACAGAGAACTATGTTGTTGAAGAAACTGATCATAACGGCATACATGAGAGCTATAATGTGTGCTGGGTTGCTAATCCTGACGGTTTGCCTAAAGAACAAGACGTGGAAGATATCAAGGAGTGGCTAGACAAGGGAGACAAGACTCTAGTTATCACCTATGCTAATGAGCTTTATTGTCAAGAGTCAGACGAAACTGGGTACAAGCCTTGTAATGAGGGTGAGGGTCAGTACTCTGGAGAAGACACGGGACGTTGGCCCCCTAGTCAGAAATATGCTAGAATAGTAGAAAATCTCTGTGACACATTTGGAATAAAGATGAGGCCAGCATATTTGCCCGGAGAGGGGCAGTATGCAGAATACCGTCTTCATACTAACGGGGTGGGGCCAGAACAGGAAAGAGACTCAAACGATTTAGCTATTAAGGGTTGCGGCAAGCCTGCCCATAAGGTTAAAAGGCTTTACGTTGATGAGTGGGGTGAACATATTTTGGGTCCAAACTTCATTCCAATTGACAGAAGTTGTACCAAAACTGGTGAGAACGAGTGGTCAGACTGCGCTGCTAACCGAATGGTTTGGTATCCTTATATGGTCAGAGATATAAGGTGGACGCCAGCATCTCCATTCTGGCAGATCAAGCCCGGCTTGGCAAGGCTAGAGGTTCCTGCCTTGGCCAACTCTGGCTATCGCTTGTTCTATACCTATGTAACGGAGCTTCCAGATGAAAAGAATTATCTGAGGGCTTGGACACATCATGTCAGGAGAAGTCCTCATCCAGACCATAAATCAGGAGCCTCTATAAAGCTTTATGACTATGATGATAATGACAAGCCAGTGTTAGCTGGCTCTGGTCATCTAACAAAGGATTTGATTAAAACACCAGTAGGTACTCCTGTTACTGTATCTATGAATGTTAGGGCTGGACACGAAGTAGACAATCTAGAGTTCTATATTGAGGGCACAAACCTGCGTGCTGGAAAGACATCTGAAGTTCCTAATATCCCGAAAACCGTTAGATTGCTAGCCGTATCAGGAGCGTTGCTACCTGTAAACAAGTTTATACAAAAGCAGGGTTATTGGGAAGATTATGTCTGTGGAGAAAGAGAAGTAACGGTGCATCATCCTGCGGAAACGTACACAATCCCCGAGAGGATGAGACCTATAATGACAGACAATACTAAATATTGTCGTCCAGTGGGTGGAGCTTGTGCTGATTTCGATAAAAAACTTATTGCTGATGGACCAGTTATAGCAGCAGAAGAGCCAGAGCATTTCTCAGTATTTCCGGCAGGACATAAACGATCTAATATTGTTCTGTTATCCGACACTAGTATGATTCAGGGAGACTGTGGATGGTACAGAGAAACTCCCAGTGACGCTTTTCCCAAGCAACCCAACAGAGACTTTATACTAAGCCTGTATCCACAAGTTTTCCATAGGGGCTGGATAGGCAATGCTGGAGAAGGGGTTACGGCTGCCGGTGCTGACCTGCGACAAAACTTAGAGGGCGGTAGAGAGTTCCGCCATATTAAGAAGCTGCTCGCCCCAGACCGAGGAAGTCCGCATAAGTATTGGGCTGCTAGTGGGCTAACGGGGCTGATAGAAAACTTTGACAGTTCTCCGGGATTTGGTGGCTCACCAACTCGCGCCCCCTTGTCCTACTTCACTGATGACTTTAATTTAGACCCCAAGGATGTGGATAGACCGCCAGATCCCAAAACAGGCGAACAGATTAAAAAGGAGATTGAGAGATTTAGAAATGTTATAATTCCTGCCCACGGCCCGTATAGCAAGTTTAGTGGAGAGATTGACGGAATACCATTCATAGATCCCGGCCCCGGAGGTGGAGTTGCTCCTAACATGGTTGCGGAAACAACGTATGATATACTGGACTTTGATCGTTTCCCGTCTGGATATCCCGGAGATCTGTTCGGTTATGCGGTTAGCCTGTATAGCGGAAAACTAGTTATTGGTGCACCCTACAATGGATTTATTAATGTCTCTGGCGAAAGGACCACCTTGTGGGATGATGTTATAAACTCTAACGCTATAAACTCTCCGTCTGGGCTTCGGCTTAGCAATTACGGGGGGGCTGGAGCAGCCTATTACTTCGAGAGAACTGGCAAGGGTAGTGGAGTTATGGGTGGATATCAGCCATGGGAGTTCTTACAAAAAATCAAGCCAAGCGGTGTTAATGTTGGTCAGGACGCTACGGATACCCTAAGCGTAGATGACGGACATGTGCTGGGACACAACTCATATAGCTCAGAAGACGTGACCCATAAGACAAACATCACTGACAGATTTGGTCAAGCTGTCAGTATTGATTCTGATTTTGTAGCGATTGGGGCACCCGGACATGACTTCGCTACCTACCACGATCATATTTATGATGGTGTTCATCCGCAGAGTGGAGCATTCTTAAGAAAAGAATTCAATGTCGAATTTGACATTCCTTTACATAAGATTTATGATCTTGGAGAATCTGGACTAAGAAACGATTTCAAGGAGAGCGGAATCAAATCTGTTCTAAACAACGGAGCGGTATTTACATTTGATCATAGGATTGTGGATTGGCCTAGAAGAATTAAGGAGTGGACATTTGCTGAGAAAATTACAGCACAAGGGTATAACTCTAGAAAACAGAAATCCTACGAAGGAGCCGAGCTAACTCCAGTATCTGGAGCAGAAGATGATCACTTTGGAGAGTCTGTTGCAATACATAGATCCAAGAGGACTGATAGCGATTATACAATGGCTGTTGGTGCTCCCCATCACATGTTTGCGGCGAGTGGTAATCATACAACTTCTCAGCCTCTCTTGAATGCTGGTGCGGCTTATACATATGACGCAATGCTTAGGAGGCAGTTGCCGTCTAACGCTAGTCCAGATAACTGGATTATGGCAGATCTGTTTGGAGAAATTAGTAGCATTTCAAAAGATCTAAACCATCTCAAACTACACATTGAGCAAAACGCAACCGGAAGCCCCATAAAGTATGAAACAAGCGGTGTGGTTTGGACTAATGTAGATGGAGAAATCTTCCTAGAAGCATCGGGACAAGACCCGGCAACAAAGAGTTTTATTGAACATAGAAGCTATATAGAAGTAGTGTTTGGAAATCTGCACCATGGAACCCCCGTAAATGACGCTGTAAACCTGTTTACATCTGGTATTGCTGGTCCGTCTAGTGGCAATATGAACCTTGTTATCATGGGTCCAGATAGTTCTATAGTGTATAATAGTATGGGGTTATACAGTCCTGCTGTTCTGGGATACGCATCTGGCGTGGAACCGTGGCATTCAGGTCTGTTCATGTATATGGACTGTCCAGTTCCGATAGGCGTTTCTGGTATACATACTGGCCCTACAGATTCTGGATTGTGCATTTGGACTAGCGGTATAGGTGTAATAAATCCATCTGGTTATGCAAACGGAGTAAGGGGCGCATATTACCATATTAGTGACAGCGGGGTCTTTGGGAGCGACGGAAGTATATTCCACAAACCATTCCCCTTGAGCATAAGAGGAAAATAATGCCAATTTCAATTAGATATCTTAATGATACCGCACAAGAATGTGTGCTTAGACCCGCTCCGTTAATTTCTATATCTCACAGTATAGATAAGACTGGCGGTGGAGATGCCATAGGTAGTACGTATTCTATCACGCTTAACGGAAAAATATTAGAAGACCGTGGGTTTCCTCTTGCTAGAGACTCTGCCGGTAATCTTTTTGATCAGGTGACTGACTTGGGAGCAGCAATCCCTTGGCCGACTGGACCACTCAAGGGGCCGTATAATACATTTGATACCTCTGTTAGCCACTATGACAAGCATAGACCTCTTACTCAGATGATTCCTCTTTATTATAAGCTGGACGCCGTGCTGTATAAGCAAAAGGTGCTGAGATCTTTGTTCGCCATAGATGGTCAGAGAATGGAAATAACCCCGGTACACGGCAATCAGCCTGAGTTTGTGTGCTATCCAAGAGTTATTTCTATTGATTTCACAGAGGGTGTGTATATAAACCAATGTGACTACACCATTAGCCTAGAAGCAGACACCCTGCTAGACTATCAGTACAAAGTGGATGACGACGGAAACCCTCGATATCTTGAGCACGACCCAGAACACCCTCACTACAATCCAGATGTTGTTGCTAGGCAGGGTGAAGAGGTAAATCCCGGAAAATACAAGAGACAAAAGACTGAACAGATTCTGAATGCAGAAGGAGCTTTTGTTAATAACGTCTCTGAGTCTTGGTCCTTAGAAGCTGACGAGAGCTTGGGGGAAACCAGAGCCAACAACCTTGGCGGAGAAGTTATTCCTATGAGCTATAGGCTTACGCATAGCATGAGTGCCAATGGCAAGGCTCATTATTTTCCTAAAGACAGTGATCCAGATGACGTGGTAAAGGTTCCGGCTTGGAAGAACGCCCAATTATATGTACAAAAGAGGCTAATCAAACCCGAGAATAACCTTGGGGATCTTTATCCTAATATTAAAAATCAGATAGGAAGCGGAACTCTAGATTTAATTAAACAGTATCGTGGATTTAATCACTCAAGAACTGAAGAAGTTGATGTTGCTGGTGGAGGGTATACTGTAACTGACACTTGGCTTTTGGCTAGCGGGGTGGCTTATGAAAATTATAGCATGTCTATTTCCAGTGACGCCGCTTCACCTTTTGTTTCTGTTTCTATAGATGGTAGCATTAAGGGGCTGTCCGACACTCCTGCAAGTGGTTATATTTATGGATCAAAGCACCCCAAAAACCCAGCGAAGAAAACCTCTTATCAGAACGCTTTAGTTAAATACAAAGAGGTTTCAAAAGACGGCAAGTTTGGTGTGGGTTCAGATGTATACAAGAGGGCGAATAACGCCGTCGCGGTAGAGCTAAATTCTCAACCAAACTCTGTGTCGCTTGGAACCAATGAGTACGATGGAACAATTACCTATAACCTCTCCTTTGATAATAGACCCACCAATATCATTTCTGGAGTTGTATCGGAGAGTATATCTATTAACGACACCTATCCCGGAGATGTATTTGCTATGGTTCCAGTTATAGGAAGAAAGACTGGGCCTGTTCTACAGTATATTGGTGGTCGCACAGAATACAAGAGAGATGTTAACATAGAACTGGTTATGGACTATACTGATTTGCCATATGGAAATGACAGAAAATCTCTTATGTTACAAAAGCCCAGCCTAGTAGAACCAACTAGATCTCAGTTGAAGCTGTTAATCCAAGAGCTTAGTCCCGGCAAGGAGCCGGGTGTGAGGAAGTATTTTATTGCGCCTCCAACTGAGAGTTGGTCGCCCAAAGAGGGTAGGTATGGTTTTCAGTTGTCATGGACATATGAATTGGATAAGTAATGGCACAGAAAGAAACTTGGAGATATCAAAACGTACCGCTGTTGTCGGGGCAGCGGGTTCTGTACTCTAGCGGCATGATTGTGCCGTCTGGTGAAAGCCACTTCTTTGATTTTCGTCAACAAGGAAAAGATATATCTAGCTTGAAAAATGGGGAACCGGCACCCAGTGGTAGTGATGGTTTTCCTTCGGCTAACGTTCCACTATATAGAGGCTGCACGCATCGAGAGCATGGTTTGATATTACATTTTGGGGAGTCGGGAACCTTTTATACAGAAATGTCACATCTTAAAAAGCCAGTAAGTTCAGGCATTCAGGATTCTCTGTTAGCACCAGACAAACTAGTTACCCCGTTTAGTGAACAGGGTTCAAGGACTACTCAAGGGATACCGTTGGAATAGAAGGAATAATACATGCCGTTTGATCCATACATACACTACAAGTACAACTTCAAGGTGGAAACTTTTCCGCCCTCTAGCGAGGACGGTCCAGACGTGTCTGAGAACCGATCTAAAGACGCCGCTTTCCATCTTGACTACCCCCTCACGTTTGCTCAGGGGGAGAGTGTTGATAAATATACTAAGGCTGAAAGACCTAACTGTCAGATATATTGCAGGGCTGGCTATATTGCTTCAGGCTTCTTTTTTCCAGATGCGGGAAGTCACTGCGGCGGCGATTTGGACGCAGTTGAAGATCAGTTCCTTCCTAAACAATCGTGGTTTCGTAGTCGAAAGAGCACAATTCAAGTCGATGGTAATGTTTACGTCCTTCCGGGTGGAAATGAAGCCCATCGCACAAAGATTACCGCAGTGACCCATCCTCATTTTTTTAACAAACCTATACACCCAGTAGCCTCTGGTGCTATAGCGAAAAACAACCGCTGGGTGATGGCTACAAATGAGTTGGGCTTCTTTGAAACCGGGGCTAGGGCGCGGCAACTGAATCAATATAAATTGCAGCACTACACACAAGTATTCCCCGGAATGCAGTTCTGGTGTTCGGGAGAACAAGACGCGGAAGGTAATGATACTACAGTAGTGCACTCAGAAAAATGTCCTGACGGATTTGGCAGGCCCGGCGCACCGCCGAAAAAAAAGAAAGGTGCTTTTTCATACGATTGGAATGGGGGAGAGGCTTGCCTTTCTTGTATAGACGCAGAAGTAAGTGATCCGCTGGGATTTGACAAACAACAACCAAATATTTGTAACTTCGTAAGATTTAGCGGAGTCGGGGTAATGATGGACACAGAATACCCACAGGGATCAGGAGCAAAGTCGGCCACACCTCTTGAGATGGTACTGGGAGAGGAGAGAAACCTCCAGTATTCGACAAACGAACTAAATAGAGATTTGAGCAAGAGGTGCGGAGGAGTTCAGGACTTAAGGAACTGCAACATGGTTGCCTCGATATCTAATGGGGGTGATTATGAACACGAAAGAGTTGGGATGGGTCACGCTTGGGATGCCGGTAACAAGTATACTGCGAGTGGGCAAACTGATCAAAGGGCAGGAAGACAAGCAGCCCTGTCGTTGGCAAGTTTTGAGATCCTTAGTCCCGGTGGAACGGCGTATCATACTGGAGATGTTGGCAAGTATGATGGCAAAGCGCTTGTAAAAGTTAGGGCTGTAAAAGAAAAGCCTCCTTGTGATGATGAACACACCTTGGATAAGGAGCGTATTCATTTTCACATGGAAGATAATTGCGGTGCTAAGCACGTTTATAAGATAAAGCCAGACATTGTCGACAACAAGGCTTTAATAGAAGTTCCCCCACAATTGGCTATTACATCTATCACAGATTTCTTCCCCGGAAATAAGCTTTATCCTCATCCTCACTCCTCAGCAGGTGCAGGTATGATAGCGCCTAGCACGGGTCCGGTTGATCACGACTGGAGCTTTGTAGATGAAGGTGGAGAACCAAGAGATTTCGGGCCATTTACGGACTACGTATATATTCATAATACACACCCAGTTATCCATTGGGATACTGCTATATACGCACCCGACAGGGTAATGATTTATCTTTGGGTGAGAACAAGAAAGTCCAAGGGTCAGTACAATTTAGATCTTTCACGATATGGCAACCTATATCCCGACAGCGAGGGTGAGCCTCAGATGGCAGAGTTTGGTATTCCTGAATTGATATATGCCTCAGACATGTTAGGAGAGGATCGCTCTTACAGCGGTGACGACGATAGGCGGTGGAAGCCGGGCTTTGGTCATCAGGTTGGGAAGTACACCGGGAAGAAGGTGCCTGATCCAGCCTACGATTTAGCTGACCCGAACCACTACAGTAGTTATCCCCCGCACACGCCGATGCCTAGGCGGGGAAGCGATCATAGATATAAACTTCAAGTCATGGTTGTTGATGGTGCTGGAATACGCGGCTGTCTATCAACCGCTATTTACTTTTCTATTGAGCGCATGAAAGAAGAAGGGGTTTGGTGGGAGTAATGACACACGGAAAAGAACACGGATATCAAAATTACGCTATAGTGCCCGGCTCTGGGGTCAGTGAGCTTGATTGGCCTGCTAGCGGCGCTGTACCAGAATCCTATTCAGCAGGTGGTTGGACTTATGGTAATGAGGGGTTTGTGCAGCAAACCTTTCTCGGAGCTTCCATACGATCTTTCAATGTCAATGGAGGCTTTGGTGATTCTAGCTCCTCTCTTAGTGTAGCATTGGTCAATGATGAATATAACGAATCGGACAAGACTGGAAAAGGCAAGGGCGACGATGTCTATCATGACGGGAATGCTGATGATTTTTCACCGCCCCCCGTTGGTTCGCCTGCGTTTTTTAAGTTTGGGAAAAACCACGCTACAGTAGAGGACGCTTGGAGAAAAGTTTTTGATGATACATACTATTGGTATCCCGATTGGCCTGCTGCGGGCTGGGATACAGGAAAACTATACACTGGAAGCGTAAGGCAAACCATACCACCCCTCAAAGAGTTTCCAGTAGATAAAGGGCCTAGCGGAGAAATACTTGAGATACCTGAACATAACTATTACTTTATGGGTTCTGATGATCCAATAGACCTAGAAGCTCAAACCGGTAGCTTAACTACAACCGCAACAAACGAAAAAAATAGGTGGAGCGATCAACGTCTTAGGTTTGACCCTTCCTATATGGGCAGAGGAAAGGATCACTTTGCGTTTGGCGGGGTTATCCAAAGCTATACAGAAAATCGTGGAGGTGGAGGTAATCCCCTCTATGACGTAAAGATGGTTGATCCTAGAGAGATACTTTCTAATGCTACGCTAATTCTAAATAACTATACTGGGACCACCTTTAACAATAAAAATCTATTCAATATTTATGGGTTCTTGGAATATGACCCAAGTGACGGTCTGAAAAACACCCTGCGCGCTGCTTATAATGTTAATGACTCAGAGCCAATTCCCGGTGTCAATCCCACCAATGGTCAACCCCCTATGCTTGCCAAGTATGTGCAGCCAAATGGTGGTATTTTATACTTTGGTGATGATATGTATAGGAATGTCCCCTCTATCCCCTTTAGCTTCTCTGTTGCTAAATTGCCAACAACGTTTCCAATCACAGGGCGTGGCTATTCAAGAAGAGGAGATAAGGGAATACCATACTACAGGGTAAGCCAAGCTATTACTGCGTTGTTTAATTATGACGGAGCATTGCCAGCAGAGTATGTGGCTAAAGGTTTTGGTGGCACTATTAATTTTAGAGGGTTTAATTATGTGGTTGACTTTGGTGGCATTCCTCTTGATAAGATACCGAAGTTTTATTTTCTAGAGTTTGACCAGATTGACATGCTGGCTTTGGCTCAGGAGTTGTGTGATGTGATTAGCCACGATCTATTCGTAAGCTTGCTTCCAGTCATAAATCATCCTGCCGTAGATTGGCTTTATGAATGGAATAAACATTGCATCTCTAGCAATAAGCCAGAACAAACAGTTCATGGAATTATACGTGTAGATGCTATCAATAGATCAGATAAGCCAGACTACGGAAGTATAAAGAAATTCTTGGACAATCTTCATACGAAGGGTATTGAAGTAGAAAATAGGGATGTTGGTTTTGAGCTATCTAACGTCGTAACAGACAAGTTTATAGCTGGCGCTCAAGAAACAGAAATGTACTACTTCTCTAATAATAAAGATAGAGACTTTCTGGAGGTGCGTAAACACAAGGAGGGGGTAAGCAACGAATACGATAAGCTGCTGGGAGATCAGTGGTATCTTAGCACAGCTTTTGAACAGCAAATACTTCCATTCTATGGGTTCCTTGGTAAGGATGCAGTTACTATACCTCGTGGGTTTGGTGCCTACAAGCAGATATTACTAGATTCCACATCGCTTAACGCGAAGGGTGTCGGTAATTATTATATAGCCACGGAGCTTGAGCTTAGGCATGCTGACATCTCATTTGAACAGTGGAGAAACTTTTTGCTGACCTATAATGACGTATACATGGAGTCAATGGAAGCAAACGATGCGGTAGAAAAGACCCTACTGAATAGCATCCCTGCATCATCAGGGATACCCGCAGGTAAAAAGCTGAATCCCAATATATCTAATAACCACGGCGTGTCATCACCCCGCTGCGTGTTCAGGTCCGACAGAAACTATATGGGCGTAGATGGTCTGCCTGCCAGTCCTTGCAATCCACCATATGGATACCCACTGTATTTTAAGCGGGCTGAAAAAATCGGTATTCCCGAAGCGGGTCTAGCCAAAATAACCGCAGCAAAGACTCAGATACAAATGAATCTAGCAAAGCTAAAGTTGCCGAAATCACAAGAAACGTTTACGGAACTTCGCGGTGCACAAATGGGCGAATACAAGGATAAGATTTTTAAGAATGTACATCAGTTCTTTAGCGATGGTACTGCTCTTTTTGAGGCCGCAAAGCCTCTTGGTCGCGCATTGATGGGCGTTTCTTTGCTGGGAAGTTGGCTGAAAAATGAAAAAAATGAGTCAATGCTTACGGCTGCTAGCGGAGCCATTGGGGATTGGTTTGATGACGCTATTGCAAATAGAGCCAACCGTGAATATGCCACTCAGGTGGGTATGATTAAAACCTTTCTGGAAAAAAACGAAGACTTGCTCAAGCAAACGCAGAGACTACAGGAAGAGGGTATGGAGAATGCGCTTAAGGTATACAATTTTGTAAAGGAAATTGCTAGTAAGCATCTTGGTAAAACCTATCTTGTTAAACTTCCACAAAGGTGCAATTTATCATATGCCAAGAATATAGTCATGAATACAACGGGTGCATCACAGGGTGTACAGTTTCACCCAGATAATGCCAACGCCGCAGACGATGCGGCCCTAGGCGTCATGTCTGTTGGTGACCGTCAGGAAGCTGTTAAAGGGGCTGTTAGGATGGCCACGGCTAGATCAGAGAGGTTATCGGAGCCTGCTTATGGACCTTTTGGGTTCATGCCTAGGCCGATATCTGCTGCACCTAGATATGCATTTGGGTCAGTGTTTGGTGGTGTATTCCAGCAGCAAATGCTTCAGAATCGAATGCAATACGAAGGGCTGCCGATATCTAATGGGCTTACTGTGCTTAATCAAAGTGACAAGTCTGTAAATCAAACTTTGGGTATGCATGGAAACGCTAATCCTTTAGGAGCTTACACCTATGGAGCCTTGAAGTGTCACTACAATCCAATGGTAGATGCATATCAATACAATTACGAACCGGACAGTCAAGGGGGATTCTTCCCGTTTGATCTTTTTGAGAATATGCTTACACCTTCAGACATGGGCAGCATACCCAATCAGTCCAAAATGCCACTAGGCACTAGGCAGGTTCTTTGTCCGAAAGATCTTACTAACTTTATTACAGACGGTGGGCGGATTGGGGCTTACATAAGATACGATAACAGTCAGTTTTTAAGCTTTAATGGAATTAGTAAGGAAGAGCTTACTCAGCAAACAGTTGATGCTAATGGGTATATGATTCCAGATCTGTGTGAAGAGATGGATAACATGAAGCAGGATGAGTTCCACAGCTTCAATAGTAAGGAAAAGCTACAGTCTTTACCAAAAGCCGTCGCCTTTGTGAAGTGCGATATAGACAGCAAGCTTTATATGCCCCCCAAGTCAGTGGGAGTTGACCCCCTTAAAACAACAGCTTTGACTAAGCTGGGGAAAATGAGGACGGCTACAGGAACATCACACCATCCATCTCCTGTTTTTCAGGACGCTGTTTTTGGTAGAAACGTAGTAGATATTGGTCAGATTGCAGAACCTAGGCGGCTGTGGAATGCTTCTGGGTGCTTCTGGGAAAATAGCTATGCATATTACGAGTCTCATTATGTTCCTGATCCAGAAACCGGTGGCGATGACGGAACACTGGTGCAGCAGGAAGATTTTTACAGAGAATACAACGCCGTGCTAGATGGTGATATTATACGAACAGATATTGCTGGTCTGGATTCAGATCATGTCTACGCCCTGATAACCGTTCCGGGCAAGGTTGTTCCCACCCATGATTCTCGACAGAAGGATGGCCCTTATTTTAGATACCAGCCTGCCCTACTCCATCACTTGCTTACCATGGATACGGTGAAGGGTGTGATTGGATTTGAGAAGCCTAGCATGAGGGGGAAGCCTACCAATTTCCTAGTAGAGCAGTGTGCAAATGTCCAAATAGACACAATTGTCAACGCCCTTAACGCGCAGAAGAAAGCACTCGAAGAGATGACACTTGCAAACCCGGAGGCTCAGCTTTCGGCAGCATCACCGTCTCCGGTGTATCCAGACCTAGTTGTCCTCCCGCTAATGTCTACAGAAAGATGCTATGGACCATGGGTTTCTTCGCATATCGACGCGCAGGCGGCAAACCACAAAGACATAGGAGGAAAAATAGAATACATCAAGGATGAAAACTTAGCTCCTTGGAACTTTGCGGGATACCAACTAATGAATGAGGCTGGAAAGCTTCAGGCGGTATTCTCCAATAGCCTTCTACTGTTTTCTGAAAGGGGGGGATTTGTTTATCCCGGAGCGCCGGAGGGAAATAGTCTAGCAAAATCTCTATCTGACGGAGGCCCGCTGGTAACAAGTATTTCAGTTGATGTCGGTGCGGGGGGAATAAAAACCACCTACAAAATGGATTTATACACGGCCAACTTTGGAAAAATAGCCAAACAAAAGGAGCAGCTTATTGCTAAGGTGGCCAGAGAAAGGCAAAAGCTGAGGGACGAAAGAAACTCTCTAATTAGAAAGGGGATTGGGAAGGGGCAAAGTTCTCAAAACCTTGGTCTTGTGAACAAGATGTTTGCCGGTGTGGAGGCCATGAAGTCGCAAACTGATAACTTGATGACCACTCTAGACAAGGGTGCTACTTATAGTGACATGATTATTGGAAGCGTGGTATCCGCAGAACACAAGGGGCATGACGATGCCGGTGAGGGAAACACAACCAGAGAAGTTGGCTTCGAGGTTAGTTCACAACCAAATAAGATACTGAAACAAGCTATGGGAATTACACCATCCGAGGATATGGCTAGGAAGCAGGACTTAAATACGTTTGGTGGAAGCTGGAGCAATCTGTTGGCAGGAACTTCAAAAGATGTATACCATCCAGATGCTCCCTATTTTCAAGCCATTAATCCTACGGCCAATAGAGAGAGGTATTATCTGGATGATGATGGTCTTCCAGCGCAAAACATAGATGGGATTACAGAGGCTAGCAGTGGCGGTAGCAGCGGTGCAGGTGGGAGCGGTGGAGGCGCAGGTGGCGGAACAGGTGGTGGCACTGGCGGAGGAACCGGCGATGGTACTGGTGGTGGTCTCAACGACCCCGGCGGTGGCGCAGGAACAGGTGACGGTACTGGCGGTGGTACTGACGGAGGAACCGGTGGTGGTACTGGTGGTGGAGATGGATATGAACCTTACTAACATAGGAAACTAGGAGAATTGTAATGGCTAAGTTTAAAGGCATGATGGGGCAAACCCACGAGGCGCTCCATGTAATCACGACTAAAGATCCATACTTTAGGTCAATAGGATTGGTGAACTTTACCAGTGGCCAGTTGTGGGAGGCTCTTAAAAACAATGTCGCATTAAATACAGACCCTAACGGAGCACCAACTGGCCGCAGTCAGCAGGCAGTCTGGAATCAGATCATGACTTCGGAAGATGCCAACTTTATGCACATGGATGACGCTTCCAAGGAGACCACTAGGCTTGAACTGACTAGCTATCTACCTTTGGCAAACTCTGGACCATTTGCTGTTGATGATCTTATAGGGCTAAACAGAGACTGGGCTAGCGGGTTATACCAAACAGATACTCATCCTGAAGAGTGCAAGCTATTGAAGCACGTAAAAACCGGCAGAGGTGGCTATGTGCAATGGTCTGGTGGACCGCCAACTGCGGGAGGTGCCGCAGCGTCGGGTTCTTCGGCTAGCGGACAATTAACTGCTGGCCTATATATAGACTTTACTCCAGATGTAACCGCTACCCCATCCGGCTGGGCCAGCGGAGTTCCCCACTTCCCATCTGGCCAAAGCGGTATTATTCGTGCTGGACAAAATAAATGCGTCAAGGGGTTTCACCCTACGTTTCAGGTAAGGTTATTTGATGGAAGTAGGGCGCGTAATAGTGATCGATCCATGGTTGGAAATGGCCCGCCAACTTTCGTAGCTATGCCAAAAACAAACTTCGGCAAGCCCTATAACTGGAGGGGGACTGATAACGACGGGACGCCACCCGGACAGTTTGCAGATCTAGAAGAAGGCGGAGATTCAAACCCTAGCAACATGGTTGGCGGAGAGCTAGATGTTGCCTATAATAGGAATACGGGGAAGTTTGAAGCGGGAACTATACAGTGCATAGCAAGGCTGTTAGATGATATTGCTGCCGCTCCACTGCTACAGTTTCCAGAGGGAAATGTAGACCTTTTAACGCAAGACTGCTTCATGCCTAGCAGCGATCAATATACCGGCTTCTTCGCTACTGGCAGGGCTACCCCAATGAGCGTTCATCATGGTAATCCTTATACGTTTGGTCCCACTTGGAAGGGAAAGAAGTGTAAAAAAGATGAGAAGGAAATATTGATAGCTGTTAATAGAGCACAAAGAGACTATAAGGCTGGCGAAACCGTCATGCTTAATAAGATTGACGGCGAGTGGATTATCCTCCCCATGGGAGAGATTGATGTTGTGACACCCGGAATGTTTGGTATACAGCAATGGTCATTCAGTAGTTTTATAGCCAACTCTAATGGGTATTTTAGAGACAACAGGTATGAAGAAAAGTTGTGGACAAAGGCTGGGGCATGGGGGCACTGGGGAGGGACGATAGTAAATGAAGACGTGCATTTTATGATTCCCGGTGGTTCCAACTCGCAGTCAGGTGGTTCTGTTAACTTGACTGCACAAGAGATGAAAGTTATTAAGACAGCCGACTATGAGGATGGGTTCAGGCGAGAGTTTTTCTACTCTATGTTTTATGATGATGGTTCTATGATCTTTGCTACGCCGGGGTTTGCGATGTTTCCCAGTCGTAAGGCAAAGGATGCAGCACTTAACCTAGGGTACAACGTGAATGGTCTTCTTACTGCTATCGCCAAAGGGAAGGCTGGTCTACCCGTTGCTTCGGGAGCATATATCCGCACTAACATGGTGGGTGCACTAAATGGATATCACCAAACATCAAACTTCGATATGGTTAGTAAAGCGTTTGGCGGAGTAAACACAAGAACGATACTTGGTCAGCAAAACCATGATATGAAGTGTGGCGGACAAGAACAAGAGAAAGACGATGACGGAACAATTCCGGGGTGGCAAATGTATCCTTTCTGGGGGCCTATGTTCAAAGACGGATACAGAACTGTTCAACTCGACAGCATTAGGAATAAGACAGTAGATATTGTACCTTGCGGACCCACAAACGCCTACTTCTTTAACGCCAACTTGCCATCGTTGGGCGCAGGAGATGGCAAGTCTATCATAAACATGGATACCGATGCCAATATGATGGGTGGGCCTTTTTCTTGGGTTGAATCTGACGCTAGTGGCGTTCCACTCACCCGAAAGCTTACTACTAGCAACGAGGGACTTCAGTTGCCAGCAGATATAGCTTTAAATGCTTCACCTAGCGGGCTAAACGGTAGGCCGATGGAAGATCTTCTATACATTCAAGCGTGGTCTAACGTAGATACCAGAAGGAAAGACCTGTTTGAGAGGATGAAGTATATGTTTAAGAGAGTAGATCGGTTCGGTAACGTTATTACTGGCAGCGGATCGCAGGCAAGGTTTACATGGTTGGCAGACCCAAGTGGGTTTGATAGTGTTAACAATCACGATAATCCTTCGACATCGACATATGACCTCAGACCCCTTTCGCCAGAAAAGATTTCTTTTTATCCAGCCACTGTAGAGTGGGTTGCTTCTACCGACCCACACACTTTCTTCGGTCCTAGGTCTGATGAGCAACTGTACGGTGGGCAGAAAAGGTTTCCGTGGGTTCCAGTCTCTTATCAACAACATTGGCAGAACGCAAGGAAGAATTGGCTTGGTGGCGGAGGGGCTGGGGAGGAGTTTAAGCTGAATGGATATACATCACCTTTACCCGGATTCACATTCCTTAACACCCCCGATGTAGGCATGGGAAATCTGTATGATATAATTCCGCAAAGGTTCTTTCAGAGAAACCAGAGGGCAAGGCTTCACGGCAATAAGCTATTGGCTCAAGACAGTACTGGTAAAAAGCTTTACCCCCTCAAGGGGCTAGCATGGCAAGGCGGTCACAGCATAGATGTCCTACCGTGGGATTATCGAGTTATGGGCAAGTCTCCTAATAAATATTACCCCGGTACAATGGATTATTACAAGGACAACGCCAATGTAGTCAGCATTGTTGCCTCAAAGGTTCGGATACGAGCAAGGGCTAGTGAGCTTGTATTTATGACAGAGCAGTTTTTGGGGGTCAATGTACATGCCACGGTTTCTGCTGGAGGAACGGTTGTTGGAACATTCATAGGGTTCTTGTTTGGTGGTCTAAGCGCAACCGGACCCGGACCACAGACTAATAGTCACCCACAGTGGGGCTATGTGCCAGATAATGTGGAAAGCTTTGGAACTACAGCTTTACACGGAAGGCTGTTCGATCAGTGGCCAGACGAACAAACTGTATACGACCCAAGATACTTTGCCGTTCACCACTTTAATCCGGGAACAGCAGATGAGGTTATAAAAAGCTGGGCCATGACAAGTAGAACGGTATTCTGGGAGCCTGACCCGGCAACGAATGGTAGCGGCAATTTGGCACCCGACGATTCGATTAACGTAAGATTTCGACATACGGATGGAAGTCTCGACACCACAAGCTTCGCGGTTCGTTCAAAACCGAAGGGAAAATGGATGCTGGGAGCACCCTATCCGCACTTTGAAGATGCTGTTATACACGGAGTTGACCACAGGGAGCCTACTTGGGGGCCGCTGCAAACTGGACCAAACGGAGGCTTTTCCATGGGGAGAGACGGACTGTATGGAATTCCCGGAGAGCACGTATTTGGCGTTCAGTGGGATGGTGGTAATGGTATTTACTCTATGAGGCCAACTGGGGATTGGAACATATCTAATACCAGACGCGGAATGCTCCTGTCAAACGGCGGGTTTAAGCATCACAGGCGAACTATAGGCGCTGGCGACTTAGAGTATATTGATGTGTCTAGTGGAGATCCTCTAACTACGCCACAAGAGGGCGGAGCTTGGGGGGCTGACCCCCACGATGGGATTGATGCAGGATATGATTTTCAAGTAAACGATTTCCTAGAGTTTTATGGAGGCTCAGGAAAGGGCGCTAGACTTCAGGTCACAGCGGTAGAAAGAAACCGCAGAACAGGCAAAGGTAACAGTTCTAAGGGTGCCATTAAGTATGATGGTGGACAGCTTGCCTTAAAATATGTTCTTGCGGCAGGGGATATAGAGGAGAGAGGTGCAGACTATAAGGGAGAAGATTTCCCAGCGGTCAAAGGGAATCTCGTTCCCGAGAAGGGGGCTTCATATACAGTAAAGCTGCTACCCACAGATACTCAAAGTAATGGAAAATTTAGCGGTGGAAGAGAGCCTAGATTACGAGCAGGAAAGATAATAGAAAAGGTCTATACGGATCTTGGGCCATCAGAAAGGGGAAATTTGGCGCAATTGTCGCTAGGAAGCAACAACGGAAACGGAAACACAATGGGGTGGAGCGGTCAACCTAACGGAAGAACAAAGGGAACTAGGCAGATATCATACAACATAGCTAGTGAGGGAGATCAAAAGTCTATATTTGACCAAGGAAATCAAGGAACTGTCAAGCACAAGACGCCTGTTGGATCATATGATGCATTCCTGTATTTTCATAGCGATGTAGGACATATAAGCAACCACGGGGGAGGACTCATGAATGCTCAACAAAACTATATTAACCTTCAAATAACCACACAATAATATCTCACGGGGAGTCGGATTTTTCGTGTATATTATAGTAGAAACTTACAAGGAGAACTTATAATGGCTGCAATTACATTTCTTTCGCAGGTAAATGCGGGTGAAACCCAAAATACTATAAACCATACCGCAGGCTCTGGGTTGGGCTTTTACGGCGCTGGATACGGCGTGTCTGTACCTGTTGGTCAGACTCAAGACAGTACTTGGGTCACGAACTCAAACGGAACTGAAAGCTCACTTCAATACGAACTGTGGAACACCAAAAACGGAGACCCTTCCACTGATACTGGAAGTTCAGTAACTAATGGTAAGGTTCAAAGCGGAGGCTCTACCAGCAAGATCGAGCTAGACCACCTTGCTAACTACAAAGCTCCTCTCAATATACGATTTAGTCACACTGAGGCCGTGAGGGTTCAGAACTGCAAGCTACGTATTTTCGATAGAAATAATATCGACAAGCACGCAAGCGGAGTAGTGACATATGTATTCGAGTCACGGCATCCTGCAAAAGAAGTTAGCGCTGAGGGGCTGACGCATCGCGGAACAGCCGGTCACTATTGGTCAGAGTTTGATTCAGCCGATTCAGCCAAGCCAGCAGACATGGCGTTTACTAGTTCTCCGGGTGTAAGCGGCTTGAATTCTACTACCGCCGATCAGTCCACGATGTCTAAGTTCCCCGACGCTGGTGCCACCTTGCCAGCACCAACCTTCTTGGGAACTCTGCATCAAAGTGATCAGCACGACTGGTACGTGGGACTCAGCGCGCAGCCTACAGAGATTGGAAGCAAAACCCATTACGGTTTGTACTTTACTCTAGAATATCTGTAAGATGCTATGGTGCAAGGGGCTTTGGTGTAAGCTTGTTTTCCGAGTAATGGAAAGCAAAGCTTATTCTTGGATCATGGACAAGATACCTTTTATAAGGTTTTGTCTGTATTATACCTCTACGCATGGTCAAGAATACAAAAGGGGTTATTCTATACTCCGCGCTGGAGACATTATACTAACCAGAGACAACTGGAAGCTGACCACCTTTCTAATTCCCGGAGAATTTCCGCATGCCGCCCTCTGCGTGTCCAAGGGTGGCGACTTTGAAGTGGCGGAAATGACAAGGGTGGGGTTTAGGAAAAGCGAATTCTACGACATATGCCACGAGTCTGACAGGGTGGTCATAATACGTTGCAAGGATTGGGATAAAGATTATATAGAGAAGGTGGTGGAGAAATGCCTGTCGTTTGATGGGGCAAACTACGACATTAAGTTTGAGTTGGGGGTTAAGGCTCTATACTGCTCAGAATTAGTAGTAGCCAGCGATCCAGAAAAAAGACTTATAGTTTCTTATGGAGACTTAATCGGCCTAGGCCGCCCCTATATATCACCTATGGGAATTTACGCTGCTAAAAACATAGAGGTGGTGTGGGATTCTAAAGAGTATAAATGTAGTTTAACAGGGAGATAGCGATGCTCAATATTCTAAAGCGGTTTAAGGTTCAGGCGGCTCTGGTTGCACTGTGTGGGTTAACTTGGGGGTTCTGTCCGTGGTTTGCTCAGCTAAGGTCAGCTAATGCCAAAGATTGCGCTTGCGAGACGTGTGTAGCTTCTTGTGAGCATATGAGTGGTGACGCATGTGACTGTCACGACAACGGGTGTGGATGCCCAATGTGCGTACCGGCAGAGTAGAACTTACTATAACTTCACAGCTAATGACCCCTAGCTGGGGTAAAGCGAGGTGAAAAGCAGAAAGCCCCCTTTCGGGGGCTTTCTTTTTAGGCTTGCTCGTGTAGCTTTTACTCGTTCTTCTCAGTCTTTGGGTTCCACTTAACCCAGCCACCGTCAGGCAACCAGTTGCCTTCACTATCCTTGCGTTTAGGAAAGAGACCACCGCCCTTCTTGTTAGAGCCAAACGAGAGCCTAGCCCCGCAGCTTGAACATCTTAACTCGTGGTACTGATTGTCATCCACAGTTCTGACAACGAACTTCACATCGTCACATTTGCATTTGGCGCAGCAGTCCTGCTCAAACACCTCTTGAAACCTGCCTATCTGTGCGAACAGATCTCTGTGAGAATCACCCTCGATTTCTACGCTAATTCTTTTATTGTTTGTAGTGTAGGTTAATTTCATTAGCTTCTCCACTCCTCTTTGTAGCCTGTAATTGACTCTGGAATACTAGTTTTATCTCTTTGATACTCGTTAAGCTGATCTATGATATCGCTAGCTACTTTTTTGGACACCTTACGATTGCTGTCCACACTAAATATTTGTTTGAACAAGGTCTCGCCATTCACGTCAAGCTGTCTGCACTTGACATCAATGAAGTTGTATTGAGCATCGCTCATACGCGCCTCTTCATTAAAATCACCATCTTGAGAGGCTCCAGAAGCGGCCCTAGATGCCTTGCGAACAAGCTCAGCAGTGTTCTTGCTGGTGATTTCCTCTGCTGCAACGCCTTTAATTTTGAGAGCCTTTCTCAGTGCTCTGCCCTCTGCTCTGGTGCTTGCTGTTGCGACGGCATAGGCACAAAACATGTCATCTGTGTTGCCTTCCCAAACGTCAGCGACCTCTGAATACCTCATTCCGCTTTGGAATTCTACAGTGAATACGACAGTGGCTCTACCGTGATGATCGTCGCGCTGAACTGGGAACACCTGCGTAGGCCCACTGAAGACAATAGGCCCCAGCACAAGCTCAGACACCCGCCTTAAGCCAGCTACCAGCGGATTACCATCAATAAGCTCTGACTCATCAAACAGAGACAGAACATGTTCGTTCCACTCAGGTGACAGCATGGACGGGGCTTCTTCCACAAGCACGTTCTTGACAGAGGTGTCTACATCTTCCGACATTTGCAATTCCATAGTTTCAAACATATCTTCTTCCTCTTTCTTTTGGTTCATAATTCGATCTCAATATAACGGTTTGGTTCCGATGGGAATTCTTTCTTAATCAATTCTAAGCGGGAATCAATTTTCTCAAGCAAGCCTACCTTGCCACTGAGAGAAACGAAATCGCTCCTACAATTTACCCTTATTATAACAAACCCTTTGCTTAAAATCAAGCCCGTTTTTTGCGCGTCTGACTTAATTTGCTTTTGAAGTTTCTCTTCGCCCCATATGGGAAAGAAGTGTGAAGGGCCATCTACTTCTATTATAGTCTTGAGGTCTGGAATGTACAGATCAATTTCCAGATTTTCGTTAGGAATTAAGTTCTTGCGATGAAATTCCACATAATGCCCGGCATTTGCAAGCTCTTCTCTCAGAAATTTTTCTAACTTAGAGCCTTCTTTGCCAGCCATCTGGATCGCCTTGATGGCCATGCTTGATATATTTTTTCTCTCTAGCTCGCTCATGGCATACCATCTTTGTTTGGCTCCCTCAACCCGCTGTTTGTACTCTTCTTCGTTCATGTTCTTCCAGTACCTATGCACAGAAGAGCTTATCTTAAGCCTCTCTGCCTTGGTTCTAGCTTTGCCGTCTGTGGGGTGCGTAGCTCTGCCTCCCTGTAGGGCGTTTTGCTGAGCTTCGCTTCGGCTCTTTATCTGCACACCGTGCTTCTTGAGAATACGACGAATCTTATTAGGATAAGTACCTATACTTTCCGCAATCTCATACGTGCTCTTGCCCTTTTCGTACAGGGATATAATCTTTCTTTCGTTCATTGTTTCACCTGCTGTAATATTTCTGGTAAACTAAAGTTGTCCACTAATCCTATAGGTTTGTGTCCGGTAAGTCTGCTAAGTTCGCGGGCACCATCCCCGTCCCTACAAACAGTTTTGACGGCGGGGTTGGTCAATAAATCTATCAACGCAAAAGTATGGTTCTTCGGCTCCCAGCCATGGTAGAAGTATACTTTGAACTTATTTACTATGTTTAGTGCAGTCCTAGTTGACTCTATGTCAGTTGTTATTAGGGTGCCTGTGAAATTCCACAGGTCAGTAGAGTTAAAGCAGCCGAATTTCATGGTGGCCTTATTGCCACCCACGGAGTCATAGAAAAGGCTGGCGTCATTCAGGAGGCCCTTGCTCAGGCCCGTATTAAGGGATTCTATTGCGCGCTGCACTGGCGGGCACTCTCTTAGCGAGCTAAAATATATTCCTAGATTCATTGTTTTACCTATCTAAACTGTATCTCATGGTATAACCTGCGGGTATAAACCCACACTTGACGTAAAAGGGGATTACGTTTTCTGCACAATCTAATATAACCTTGTAGCACTCCTTGTCTTCTGCGTGTCCTATGCAAGCCTCAATTAGAGATCTTCCCACACCCTTGATTCTTCGGGAATTGTCTACTACAACATCTTCAACGTGCCCTACCCTGCTTCCACAGTGAAGGAACTTGTCTTCTATGAAGATTGTAGCGGTTCCTATCACATCGTCTCCTTCAACAAAAACAAACGTCTTGCTGGAACCACTTAGGTAAGCCTCCCACATATTATACACATTGTGCGGCTTTACGTCTCCGCTAAGCTGTGAAAGGAGTTCAAAATAGTCACGCTTAAGGTCCGATTCTTTAATTTCTCGTATCATACTGTCACACACTTCGCTAAATTTCTAGGTCTATCGGGATTAATTCCTCTTCCTACGGCTATATAATATGACAGCAGTTGGAGGACAACGTTTAACACTAGAGATTGAGAATACTGCTCACCCGTATCCTTGCAGGAGAGAACGATATCTAAGCCCTTGTCAAGCAAATCGTTTTCCACGGCGTGGTGAGTGATCACTACAACAAAACCTCTTCTTGATTTAATTTCCTGTATGTTTGATAGGGTCTCAGGGGAAAACCCTTCAGTTATTATGAACAGGCTGGGTACTCTGTGGTCTACAAGAGCGATGGGGCCATGCTTCATCTCTGACGAGGGCATTCCCTCTGCGTGTACGTAGGAAACTTCCTTAAACTTCAAAGCTCCCTCAAGAGCAATGGGATAATTCTGCCTATCTCCTAGGAATATAAAGTGTTCATAGCCCATGATTCTGCTGGCTATCTCTTCTATTTCACCAGTTCTCTCCAGCACGTCCCTTATTCCTGACTGTAACCCATCCAAGGAAATACCAGCCGACTGACACAGCTTCATGCATGACATGGTAAAAGTTTTTGTGGCTGCCACCGCCTCCTCTGGCCCGACATCCATCCCGATGGGTTTACTGGACATGTCGTATAAGGTTGAGTATGGATTGTTGGTAATACATGCAAAATCGCCCTTACCCCTAAGAGCATTAATCACATCCTTTGTTTCTCCGCTTTGACTGATAGCCAGCAAGTCTACACCTAGCGATCTATATCGTGCTTGGCTGGCGTGTAAACATCTAACTTGGATTGACCTCTTCTTTTCTAGGGCGTAAGAGCCGAACATGGCAGCGTGGAGGCTGCTTCCAGTTGCGATAATATCAACGTCGCGTTCTATCCGGCACCATTGATTGCTTTCTAGCGTTGCCTGCTCCCCTATTTCCGCCAGCATCTTATGTCCTGACTTGATTTTAGATTGGCATACTGCTGGGACATCCACCCTGCGGTAAGAGTAGCCAATCATATCTATAAGTCCTTCAACCGAGCAGAACCCGTCCTCCAGCACCCACGCTTCAGTATCAAAACCCGCTAAAGCATTCAAGTCGCTGCTAACATACCCCTTCGGGGTAATGAAAAGCCTTTTGCTCCCTTGGGCGAAGCAAAACATTTCTCCAGTATCCCGGCACAGAGCAACAACAGCATTGTCTCCCTCTATAGTACCCCATGCGTCTAGCACACCCTTCTCTCTTAGTAGTATTGCTATCCATTTGGTATCCAGAATTCCCGCTGGAGCATTCTCTACCACGCCGTTGTGTACGACATAATAGTTGCCAGCTACCTGTGGGTGGGCATTTTCCACCGTCACTTCGCCATTGGTGGCCCACCTAACATGACCAATTACCGCCTCGTACTCACCATGAAATGCAGACTCGTCTACAGAGCCTAGCTGCTTAACTACACTAACTTCGCCGTCCTTTAGGGCAGCATATCCGAAGCTGTCGTAACCGCGATACTCCAAGCGAGATAGTCCTGTATAGGTATCCCACAAAGAGTTATCAGGTGATTCGGCAGTCGGCTCCGCACTGTTTATTGATCCAAATATTCCGCACATTATAGACTCCCAACAAGCTTAGCTTTATGTATCAGTGGTTCGAGTTTGCTTAATGGAATTACATTTTCCCCGTCAGACATGGCTTCGCTTGGTCGAGGGTGGGTCTCTGCGAACACCCCGTCGTAGTTGAATAAATCGGCAGCTACTAAGTATCTACCCGCTAGAATTGGGTCACCCTGTGTTCCATACACGTCCCTAGATCTTTGTGTAGCATGGGTACAGTCTAATATCACTTTATTATAGTGCTTTTTTAGCTCATCTACAATACTAAAATTTACAAATAATTCATGATATCCAAAGTTAGAACCTCTGTCACATGCCCAAGCTTCACAGTCAGGGTTGACGGCTTTTATTTTCTCTAGTGAAAAAATTAAGCTGCTTGGCCCCATCCACTGACCTTTCTTAACGTTGACTATCGGAAAATGCCTTGCAGCCTCTGTGATGAGATCAGTTTGCCTAGACAGGAAGGCTGGTATTTGGATTACGTCAATCAGATCTGCCAACTCTTCTGCTTGCCAGCATTCATGTATGTCTGTAGTAAGCTTAAGGCGGGGATACAAGCTCTTGGCTTCACTCCAAATTTCTTTTGCAAGATCTAGTCCGGGACCACGCAGGCTGTGCACAGATGTCCTGTTGGCTTTATCAAAGCTAGCCTTCATGTACCAGTCGTCGTCAGGCTCCATCATTGAGCCTATAGACACCAAGCACTCCATGAAAAGCTCCCTGCTCTCAAGTGAGCATGGACCCAAAATCCAGACCTTATTTTTCATCTATCGAAGCTCCGCCTGTATCTATTCTAACAATATCCTTAGCGTCTAGCTCGTCAGTCCAATAAACCTCCAAAGCTTTGGTGTTTTCTAATGCCTCGAATCGGTGCTCTACTTCTGGGGGGACATCAGAAAACATCCCGTCTGTGAGAATGGTTATGTCTTCCCCCCCATTCTTGTAGATGGTGATCTTAAGCGAGCCTTCCAAGATAATAAACCTATTCCACTTATTTTTGTGGTAATGGCGAGAGCAGAACCCTCCCTTGTTGGCTTCTATGTAGTGAACTTCGCTACTGCTGTTTTCAAAAAAGCACCTAGTGCTTCCCCAAAATTTGCCTTGTATTGAACCTGTTAAAGTTTTATGACCCATGCTGTTGTCCTCTATATCTTATGAAAAGTGACGTTTAATATATTCCCACGCTTCCCCAGACTTCAATTCTTCTTGGTTCCATTGGGCATAGCCCAAGTTGTTGCACCACTGGGTTAGGTCTCCCCTCTTAGGGCTGTTTATTTCGCATATGTCGTGACTACATTCGTCGTAGGCTACAGAGTCTCTGGAGGTTGTAATTGCGGGGTAGCCACTTAGTAGGGAGTCAATAGCTCCATTGCTGGCACAGGAAACTACACACCAACTATCTATGAGATAGTCGCACATTTTAGCCTCCTCTCCGGCTGACACCATGAAGCCTAGTATATCATAGCTTGCAAAGCATGGGAGTACAATACAATTCTCCACAGGCTGGGGCTTGTACCGCTGCATGCGATGGGGCTTATAGATAATTTTCTTATCGGTGTGCTTTCTTATTTCTTTCAGGATAAAGTTAGACCAATCCAGAAACGATAAGCCTTTTTCTCTTAAGGTTTTTGTTCCTTGGCCGTGCTCGTTTTGGCCCAGAACCAATATGTTGTTTCCACCTTCTGCCCACTGCGGAATTGGTATACCTAGCTTATTCCATCTGTCTGATGGGCTGTTGGCAGTGTGTAGAAGTCCGGGACGCTTGATCTCGTTGATGCAGATTGAGAAAAAATCCCGGTGCCAGACAAAACCCCTGTCCAGTATAACCCTAGGTTTGTTGTTCTTCTTTTGAACATGGACAATGCCTGCCCTAAAGTTTTCTATACCCTCTTCAAAAGCTCCGCATGGTCTCCCTTCGCTATATGCCATAAGCGGCCCAGTATCATCATCAGAATAATGTTGGTCGGCAACTTGAATCGAAACGTCGCACTCGGCTCCCAAAAACTCCAACTGTTTCTGCTCCACAATAGGAATAGGTTGATCTCCGTGGCTCAACACCCCCTCCGCAAAGGCATCCGTCCAAGACCGCGCCCCTTCCGAAAGCTTGGTTAAGCATACGCCAACAATCATAGGTACTTTACTCCGTGTTTACGCCAATGGACGCCCTTGAAATGCTGGAGATATCCAGACAGGTCTCCGTCCTGTACTACATGGTCGCTGTTGTTGCTGTGAGATACAATGTCTTTTGTTTTTATGTGAGGATTCTCTAATATTGCCACAGTAAGCATCCAAGCATCGTCCCATCTACGGTAGTTTTGAAAGCTGCCGTCTGCGTACTTTTCAAAAATACACTTGAGCACCTCGTCTCCACCAACGGTTAAATCATATCCTACTATGCCAGACTCTATTCCCGTCTTGTGCCACCGCCTGTGTGGCCCAAAGTGATAAAAAACAGCATGCCCATCGAGAACCTCGCCAATCTTGTTGGCTGTCAGTTTTTTATTAAACACCACATCGGAATCTAGAAAAACTAATTTTTCATACCCCAGCGTAACAGCATGATGCAGGGAAGCTATCTTTCTAAACCACTCAGACGTTCTTTCGTGGAACCCATTTTCAAAAGTTCCCTCAAACGTTCCGCCTAGCCTGATGGGTATAATCCCCTTGTTGTTTTCTAGCCAGTCTTGCAGGTAGCTATCTTGATCAAGGTTGTGTAAGATAAACCTGTCGTGCTCAGGGAGGTCTATGTTTCCTTCATAAGCAATCAGAAGATCGCCCTCTGGCTCGTGTAGAATAAAGGATTCCAAAAGGTTTTTGCCAGTGGCGTTGTACAGGTGCTCATTAAAAGAGGTGACATAAAGAATCATGGGTTAATTAACTCCTCTTTCATTATACCCGTATTCGTTGTAGAACTTGGGCTGCGTTTCAAACAGTTTGGCAATAAGCGTATCATCAACACTCAAGCTTTTCGTTGCTGGGTTAGCCATGTGGACACCTACGCCCCTAATGATTTCGGAATTGAAATCCTCATTAAAGTAATTTAGAAACCCAATCAAATCCTCAGTAATATTTTCCACTTTTCCAATCTTGAGATCGTTGTTTCGGTATTTTGAGAAATATGTTTCAAAATAGTTAAAGACAATATTTTCATGTTGACAAATATTTGTGATGAATTGTAAAAATTGCGGGTGCTGACACTTCGATTCTAGATCATGCCTGTTATCCCAGTTCCAACCCTTTTTGTTTCTGTGTGCGTGCAGGCTTCTCAGCCAAGTGTATGGATGCCTCACAAAAAATATGACCCCCATATTTTCGTCAACATCTGGTGTCAAATGAGCGCCGTGCTTATCCGGCAAATCCCTACTGAACGTGGTATTACTGCTAACCAAACATTTCCTAACAAACCTACCAGCGCATTTTGGAACATGCCCAACGGAGCAGTGTTTTAAGAATAGCATGTTAAACATCCTCCTTAGTAAACAAAAAATCTCCATCATGTATTGCAACCATACCATCCCCCGCTGATATTTCTACACCATGTTCTACACTTTGTATTTCACGCAACCCTTCGTTTGGTCTAATATTATAAAAGCATCGGTATCCCCTACTGAAAAAGAATTCAAACGAGGTAGATGGGGGATATTTGTTGAACTTGTGGTAAATCTCCACCATACATGTAGGGTTGAATTTATCTATCGTTTCTTGCGCCCCCTGCAACACATCAAGTTCAGTACCTTCTGTGTCAACCTTTATGAATCCCACGTTGTCTATATCCATACTGTCTATTGTACAAGCCTCAACCTCAATCGGAATGCCACCCACCAAGTTTTGGAAAGAACTATTTGACAGTCTCTTGTCATCAACGAAGAAGACGGACTTTCCATTGAAGTTTGACAACGCCAGATTGTATGTAGTGATGTTGTCGAATTGTGACTCAAGTTTTTTTAGCTGCTTATGTACCTCTGGCACCGCCTCAAAGGAATATACATGCTTGGAGTGTTTGCAAAACCAAGTAGAATATATACCTGCCGCTCCCCCTATGTCAATAGTGTTCTTTTCTTTCGATAGAAATTCTTTCGTCTGACCCAACATAAAATTCGCCGTGTGTAGATCGTATGACTTCTGGCTGAACACTCTCTTCTGTAAGACTTGATCGCTTAGTTGTCTCATTATGACCTCCTTATAGCTATTTGTAAATTGATTCTTCGGCCAGACTTGCACGCTCCACCAACATGGCTCATAGCTGGATCAAATAATATTGCATTGCCCAGATTGGATGTGAATGGAACTAGTTTTTTTTGAAGCTTACTATTTATCTCAGACCCATCAATACACAAGGGTCCGTATATAGAGGTCTTCCTTAACCTTTCAGGTAACGACATAAAAAACCTACGCTTCAGTTCAGAGTCTAGGTAGTTTCCGGTGCAGTTTGCTTTAGCTGCCAGTCTGGTGTCTTGAGGTATAGAGTATCTGTGGCTTTGTGGTATATAGGTAAACGGGCCGTCATCTAAACCAACGTCGTCTAGGTATAGAATGCACTTCATTGTACCACCCTTGGGATCAAAGTGGAGATTAAACAAATCAGTACCGTAGCCTATGTCACTGAACACTTGCCTTAAGTGTATATCGCCCACCATAGCTACGTGAAGCGTTACGGTTGCTACATGCATACTATTATAACCAAAGTAGTCGTTGGCCCACCCCAAAATACCGTTACGTCTCAGAATGTCATCTACTATTCTAATGTAGTCTCCGTTTTTGTCGTAGCCTTTTGATCTGTCATAGGTGGAATATATACCACGGGATTCCGAGTTGATTAACTTGTCTATATCATTTTGTATATATGACTTAAGAGTTAGCATGTCTGAATCTGGCAGAGTGTATACAACACTTCCATTCTCCGCTAGTTCCTGTGCTTGTTTTGGTAGGCTGTCAAAATCCTTAAAGCTATCAGACCTAGATTTGTTTTCCCAAGTGGATTGCTTATTTATATTTGCAAAAAACTCGTTCAGTAGCGTTAGTAATTTTGGAGTCTTTTGAAGATCCTGTGTCATTATACCCTTCACTTCTGGAAGAGATTTACCTACGTATTTTGATTCGTCAACTTCTGGATATCCCATTAGTGGCGGAACCATATTAGGGTCAGGCCAAATAAAATCTGTCACGCACTCTAGCGGGTATCCGGGTGATCTGTTGTTCATTGTTTAGTTTCCAATTGTGTGTTCATTTCTACCCACATCTCTGCGTAATCCACATCTCTACATTCGTCAAACCAAGGACCGCCATTTGTAAAGTGGATCACTGCCGGTGGAGTGTCAGGTTTTTCATACTCACCTTCTAACCAGTTCCACTCCAGCGGTAGTTCTCCTATTAAGTCGTCGTCCAAAAATTGAAACCTGTGTAGGTAGGCTCCGGTTTCTGTGCTGGCAACCGTTGGGTCTAACATCCTGTTGGCCTCATGACCACAGTTCCAAAGAACACAGCTAGACCAATTTTTTCTCGGATATGCTATCTGCTTTTGCCCATCCATCTTGGCCGCAGCTTTGGGGACATAGTCGTGCTTAACACACATTACTGCGTATTGATCATCTGCCATGGAGAAAAGTTTTGCTACGTCTTTCGTGAACAGAAAGTCACAGTCTATGAATAAAGACCATCCTTCATATTCGGATAAGTACGGGGTTAAAAATCTTGTATAAGTAAACTCAACAGAACCGGCTTCTGGTTGTTCTCTGAAATATTCTCCCGTATCCATTAAATCGCTGCGAACAATTGGCTGAATATTTAGTTCTACTGAAGAGTGTTTCAGCAGCGAGTGTACACAAACATCATATGCATCTTGCTCCCTAGAATCCCACCCGATAAAGACTTTGTTATTTCGCACTATTGCTACTCCTTAAAACAGACTATGTCTAAATGCCAAGGTTTATTTTTTTGTCTTTGGAAGTTTATATACCCAGACGATTCTAACAGTTCCTTTAGAGAACGTTCATCATACCCACTTTTATGAACGTCCCACAGGGTGTCAAAGGAGGTAAGGTGTGCCGATTTTCCGTGCTCTCTTTGAGCGCCATAAAACCCTTTGATGGCATGGTTAAAACTTTTAGCCCTTGTGTTTGTCTGCCGGTTATTATAGAACTCTATATATTCATTTACGTGATATTTTAAGTCGGGCATTATTAGGTGAATTTTGCCTCCACCCTTTAGTATATTAAACCAAACACGCAAAGTTTCTCTCCCCTGAGCAAAGGTTAAATGCTCAAACATATGACTAGAATGTATGACTTCTACTGTTCCTGCGTCTACATATTTGTCGATTTCCCAGCAGTTGCACACGTATGTAACATTTTCAATATCGCGTACATCGCAACAGGTAAATCCCTTGTTAGCTCTAGAACTACCACCAAATTCAATTTTCACTGCTATGCTCCATTATCTCGTCTAAAAAACATGCCTGTCATTTCCATGAAGCTTTTGTTATTTTTTTTATTCATAGTCGAATGTTCTATTATCTGCTTGGTAATATCGCCATCATATGTAAGGCCGTAGTTAGAAAAAACTTCAATCCAATATTCTCTAGGCTGACAGTTTACATGATGGTGGCCGGGATATCCCGGCGGGGCAGCGGTGCAAATAACAAACTTGCACTTAGAAAATACATCCATATAGTTTGGTTGGTATTTTTCATAGACGTGTTCCAAAAATTCTACAGACCAGCCTAAATCAAAATCCCCAATATCGTTAATAGCCCCTTTAGAAAAGTCATGTGTAAGCAATCCCTCTTGCTTGACTGACGGGTCACCGTCTATACCGAGCCACTGCACATTAAGTGAGTCAGCAGTTGTCTTCATTCCCGCAGGGCCACACCCCACGTCTACCATAGAGGATACGTGAAAATTGTCAACCAAAAAGGATAGAGCGCCACGATCTACCCATGTTCTACCCATGTGTCCTCCAAGGTGGCTCATGTTATTACTCCTATCTGTCTAAACGGAATTCCTTTGGCTATTTCGTCTCCATTCCACTGAGTGTACGACAAGTCGCACAGCCACTGATGCCTTTCGGGAAGAATGGGGTTTTCTATGTTTAAGTCGTGGCCGCTAACATCCCAACTCATTGAGCCTTTATCTGAAACAAATGAGGGTACGCCGTATATGGCTGCTTCCACTGTTGAGTTTGAGTTGTATGACACAACGCACCAAGCGTTGTCAAAGTCTTCCTTGAGAGTTGAGCCTGTTCTTGTTACTCTGTCGTTTTTAAGAGCGTCCTGTACTATAGCGCTGTACTCATGGGCTATGGGGGTCTGTGCGCATCCCCCTTCAGAAATTTTCGGATGTTCCCTGATAACTATATCCCTTTGGCTGGATGACAGCAATGCCTCCACTGTGTTTTTAATATATGTCGGGTAGTGTGTATTGACAACTGCGGCATCCCATGGAAGCTGCAAGCAGAATAGCACACAACCGCTCTTGTTTACCTTCCATGGCTGAAGTTTTATGCCCCATTTATCTATACGCTTACTGTCCATGTTCTTATTGCAGAAGTTAGCCCTTCCGTTCAGGGCGTCCCATCCTACTGACCAGTATTCGGACCTCCTGTAGATAAACCCAAGATCAGTAACGATATGACGATCTCCGGCTTGTTTTTGGTGTTCCATAAGTCTACCAATCACCTGACCCCTTTCCGTGGCAGGCTTGTGTCCACCTAACGCCACGGAGATGCTGCAAGAAATATCTGGGGACCACGACATCAGGTCTATCACTGTAGAATTCAAGCCGTGATCTTTCAATACCTGATTGAGGCTAGAAAAGGATCGCCGCCAAAAGTCTGGAGCAACCGGTGGAACAAACAGTACGATGTCATGTCTCATCTTGGTCTCATCTTATCCCGTAATTGCAGTTGTGTCTATCTAGTATGTCTATGCCATACTGATAGTTACTCTCATACCAGTCTTGTGGGCGGGCCACTTTAGGTACAGACTTGTTGACTGTGAGATCGTTATACTGCCCACACTCTGAAACTCCAAATATCTCAAAGCTCCTGAAGCCAGCCAGTATAAGCCAGTATAGGGCTGTGTGGTATCCGCTAAGCAGAAATGGAAATAAAACATCGTCTCCTCTTGGGTGTATATCCATGCTGCTGTATCTTTCAGACTTGTCTTGAGTAAATAGTTTGTATGTATATATATTGTTGCCTTCACAGTAGTTCTTCAGGGCTTGGTGGAACACATGTCTTTCTATCGGAATGTCTTCGTGTATTCCAGCCTGCCCATCTTCTGTTGCATGCATCACCAATGGCACTATAACGTTGTCAACATGGTCTATATTGCCCGTCTCAAAAAACTCCACGTCGTTAGAAAACAAGAAATCGCATCGTTCAAAAAGATTGCAAGCGCTGGTAGTAACGGCCACATACTTGCCGTCCACGTGGCTTGGAGCATCTATAGACGAAGGCCCTTTGCAGCACAGCAGTACTGTCTTCGACGTATCGAAATTATGATCTGCTAGTTTTTGTATGTTCATTTACAAACCTATCATAGTCTTCCTGAGTGTCTATACCTGTAGTTTGCATGTCCCTAACTAGAACCTTAACAGCAAGTCCGTTTTCTACCCACTGTAGCTGCTCTAAGTTTTCAGTTGGGTTGGCAGGCCCGTCTAGCATCCACATGGTTTCAAGAAACGAGGAACTATAGGCGTACACTCCAATATGCTTAAGGCTAAGGTGTTTGCCCCCGTGAGGAATTGGGCTTCGGCTAAAATACATGGCTCTATCTTCGGTTCCTAGCACCACTTTTACAACGTTGGGGTTAATATATTCCGAGTAGGAAGCTTTGGTTGCCAACGTGGCTATATTCCACCCATATTCTGGAGGGTCAAAAATTTCAAACAATTCGTCTACGTAGGTCATGCCTACTGAAGGTTCATCTCCTTGAACATTAACAATAGACCCGCTTAACTCAAGGCTCTTGCACGCTGATGCTAACCTCTCTGTGCCAGAGGAACACTCCTCGGTCATAACGACTTGTGCTTCATCCTTTACGGCGTCTCTTATCTCTTCGCTGTCGGTTGCTACAATTATAGATGTAGCTAACTTGGATTGTTTTGCGTTTTGCACCGTGTGCCAGATTAAAGGGTGTCCCGTGTCGCTTTTAAGAAGCTTGCAGGGTAGCCTTTGTGACTCCAGCCTAGCCGGTATTATAATGTGATTAGACATATTTATTGCTGTAACCTAAACATTCGGACACATAAAAGTAGAACCTCTCTAAGCCGTGCTCTACATTTCCATCTGCCGCATAGTGAGGGGTAAAGAAGTTTGGATGAGCACATGCATGAGCCATGCTAACGATGTCTCTCTTCGCTAAGAATACGTTACCAGCGCAAAAATCTGGATATTTATTTCCAACCAACCCTTCGTGTAAAGCTAAAACCCACTGAAGTTCTTTGAGCCACATTGTCGTGTGGCACGCGCCTACAACCTGATGTCTTCTTTCTAAGGGAACCCCTTGGTGTGTATCTATGATGTCGTGGATTTGGAGTATCTTTTGCTTGTGTTTCTCTGCGGACACAATTCCCGCGTCTTTTTCCCTAATATAGTTGAGGCTCTCCTTTAAACCACCTTGAGTAATAAAGGGGTCTATTAATTCCTTTAGCCAGCCGCCACATGGGTCATTAGTTTTTTTATCGTGAGCATATAGAACATACTTGGTATCGTCTTTATTCCTTGCGTGTGTATTATAAAACCCCCACTGATCTGTACCCTTGTTTTCCACAAGTGTTACTTCTATAGAACTAAACAGATCTTGTGATTCCTTCATCAACATGTCGTTTGCGCTATCGTTGTCCTTGATGAGAGACATATAGACCTTACCCTTCCAGACGGAGCCTATCTGATTTAGCAACCAGATGCCGACTTCCTCATACATCAAGTGCATGTGTACAGACAGGTCTTTGTCCTCTTCACCAAGGGGCCTGACCCCAGACAGGTCTCTCATATTTATTTTCCCCACTTGCAGGCTTGGTGTGCAAAAAAAGTGTTGCCCACGTAGTAATCCCTCTTGAAACCCTCAGACTTAAGAAAGGGGTTTAGGGTTGACCCAACGTCTAGGTAGGTATTGCTATCGTTAAAGTCGGTTAACTGGTGACAAAGAACGTTTCCAAAAGGGCCACAGCAAAACAGGAATACATAGTCCTCAATGTGCTCCTCCTCTATATACCGCTTGCTTTCTTCTATCAGGTTCCAGTCGTACTCCCAAGCGTTCTTGCTAATAGGAAATACTTTGTCTGGTGTAAAGGGCAGGCTGTCCAAGTCCCCGTCCTTGTGGCAATATAAAACAGTTTTTCGTTGTGAGTAGATAGGTAGTATGTTAGCCTGATAGTAGCGGTAGTTTTTATTGACCCAAATGTTTGCCCATGTAATCATGTCTTCCGGCTGACCACAGCCCTCAAGCATCTCCAAAAATGTGTCTTGGCCTTGGCAGCAAGGACAAGAGATGCCTACATAGTACTGAGGGTGCTGGAATTTGAAGGAGTCCAGAAGCATCCCTCTCTTGGTCTGGTCTTGCTCGCTGTCTTTATCAAACCAGAACTCAGAGTTATTGATGCTAACATCCTGCATGACAGCCCACTCACCATCAGCATACTTAGAAAAGCTAAAGTTAATGTTGTTTGCCAGCTTGTTTTTGAAGAACTTGATGTCCTCCGCAAACGACTTATTGGGGGGCATCGTTAAAGAAAAAAGCATTTAATATCTCCACTATTTTTTCCGTAGAGTGACCGTCTCCGTAGGGACACTCCTGATCTATAAGGGAATTCTTTTCCCGTTTCAGCTTATAGAAAAGCTCTTTTAGGTCTGCGGGCTTTTCGCACAGCATTGCAAAATCTTCAAGCCCTTCTACCCTTTCGGTAAACTTGCGACACACAACGCATTTCTTTCTTAGAAAGCAGGACTCCTCCTGTATTCCACCGCTGTCTGTAATTACGAAGTTGCACCTGCTGATATAATCGATACACTCTGCGTGAGGTAAGGCGGGCAAGACTTTCACATGTTCTAGCAAGTGTTGAAATCTCGTTACGGCAGGGTTGGGGTGAATCGGTAGTATAATTTCCAACCCGTCATATGCCAACTTCTCATCCTTGGCTATGTCGTTGATAGCCTTAAACCATTCTGCCATGAGTTCGTGGTTTTCTCTGCGGTGCATGGTGACCAAAACAAAGTCTCCCAGACTAGGCTCTATGTCCACTAGGTAGTCAAGCACTGTGTTTCCTACCACATGAGTAACGGCTTGTGGGTTAGAGCTTAGAACATTTTCCGCCGATGTTTCTGTGGGGCATAGATGGATGTCGGCAAGTCCAGTTATGGAGACACGGTTGCACTCTTCGGGATAGGGGTGGTGCTTGTTGAATGTTCTTAGCCCGGCTTCCAAGTGAATAACTGGTATGTTCCTGTGAAATGCAGCCAAGGCCACGGCGAAAGCCGAGGTGGTATCTCCCTGTACCATGACCGCAGAACACTCATCTTGCTCTGGAAACTGGCTTAGGATAGAGCAAACAATTGAATCTAGCCTGTTGTCACAGGCGTCATCTTGGATTTCAATAGTCTCGCAATCATAGTCTTCTATGCTGCTGTCTATCAATGATGTGTGTTGCCCAGTAAACAGGAGCTTAAACGGTATCTGTCCATCGATAGCATCTACCACTGGCTTTATCTTAATCCATTCCGGTCTAGTTCCAAAAGATATCAGTATCATTTTCTATCCTTTACTAGTTTGTAACCTTGGGATAATATATAGTTCCAGTAAGAGTGAGCCTGCATGTGGCCCTCGGAAGTTCTAGATGTGGCAGCCATGTCCTCGCCGTACTTAGAGGGGTCTAAGGAACCCCATAAGTCCTTGTTGTCTTCAGGGTGAGGAGGAACATATGTGCTAAGCCCGAAGTGTTTTTGCAAGACGTAGGAAAAGTGCATATCTTCACCACCTAGAGTAAGGCGAGTCTTTGGCATCTCAGCCCAGTACGCCCTAAGCCATTCTTTTTCAAAGAACCAACAATGCCCCATGATATCAACCTCTTCCGGCTCTCCGTTGTTTGCTCCTGCTCCAAAGCATTCATACTTGCATCCGGGATAGTTGGTATATGTATCATCTGTAAACCTTAATCCCCGACATCCCAAGAGACCTCTGTGGGTCTTCATGGTTTCCAAACAATTTTCCAACCACTGTTTTCCGGGGATGGTGTCGTCATCTAGAACGCAAACATATTCTGAAGAAGCGTTAAGAGCAAATGCGAACCTAGCCCAAACGCCCAGATTTTTATTGCAGAAAGCGGAGGTGCATCCTTCTATAGCTTCGGCTGGAAATTTTTCCATGGAAGCTTCGTGGTAGTTTCCCCAAAACATAATTTCTAAATCGTCTACGGTTTGGGATTTGACGGCATCGTACTGCTCTTGAAGCGTATGGGGTCTTCTGTATCCATTAAGAATAACTGATATCATGATTGCCACTCCTTAATCATCTGAGAAATAGACCTCTCAAGTTCAGAGCACTTAAGGCTCGAAAGAAGCCTCTTCACTCGATGCAAACAGGTGTGACCCGTGGCTACGCTACGACGAACACTCTCAGAATTAAGCTTGCTGTTCATGATTTTGTCTGTTGTTAGGGAGACTGATTCGCTGGTTTTCAGTAGGGACTGGATGGTGGTATTCATCCTTGTCGTCTGGCTGTCATACTTGGAATGATAGACAACGCTGTTTCCATAAAAAGCCGCATCAAAAAACGATTGAGGCAGGCCCATATCCTTGGTCGTTATGACAATGCGTTTATATTTAGGATACGCCCCATGCATGTGGAACGCTGGCATAAGAATGTCCACGTCGGCTTCCAGTGATTCATCCTGAGTTAGGACGTGGTATGTTTCGTAGTTTTCAGTTAGACTATCCAGCCTTTTGCCAACGCTATAATCGGTAACTATGCCTAGTTCAATCTCATAGTCTGGTAGGTTTGGAGTCTGTCTGCTTAAAAATACATCAGCACCATGCATAACGCTTACCAGCTTGGTCTTTCGTTGTATAAGCTTGTTAAGCAGCATGGGCTGATTAGTAAAGAGAAAGGGAGCTTTAACTTTGTGGTCTAATAGTACAGAGTCTACAGTATCTAGGTGTGCCTGTTGGGCACCAGTTACATTTAATATCATTTGGATGTTTTTGTGATTCGACATGTATTTAACTACATCTTCTGTGAGCAAACTGTAGTGGGTAATAAACAGGTCTGGTTTAGTGATATCGAACATATCATAAACGCTAGCACTTCCATCCTTCCACAAGTGAGACTCTGCCCCATCAAGCGCATTGAGAGTTTCGTGAATGTATAGAGGCTCAGTGAACGAGCTAGTCGCGTAGTTTTGTACTAGTACCTTCATGGTGTCTCCGAACTGTGTGATAAGTTTTTATGTTATTGAGTTTGGTCAAATGATTATTGCGTGAGCCGTCTACCACTGAGAGTTTATGCTTAGCAGAACTATTCAGGTGGTTTAGGGCTTCAAATATAAATTTGTTTTTGTATTCTATTGCAGAGATTATCCCTCGTAGACAATTCACCATCTCTTCGTTGTGCAAAAAGAAAGCCTCAGACCATATGTTTTCTATGCCATAAGAAAGGTTTTCTAGTGATCCGTTGTTGTTGGCCGTAAAGCCTATCTCTAGGCTGGTAGATTCAGGGCTAGCCGATATGATGTGGGATCTTTTGTAGTTTACTAGGGTTAAAAACTCCTTATTAAAAATAAGACTGCCGTTGGAAATTAGAACCTTGCTGTTGGAGGTGTTGTTCAGGCACAGCCTTACGCTTTCACAGCAATTAGAATGCTGGTGTAATTGGTTCTCTACTATCCTGATATTTTCATTGTTATAGTTGCTTCTTACGTGCTTGATAATTTTTTCTGCATCAAAACCACAACAGATAATAAGTTCAAAATTACGAAACACCCTTTTTATGGATTCTATCTGTAGGTCTATCAGCAACTGGCCGCCAATCTTCAGCAGGGGTGTGGGGCCATACGACTTCATCCTGTACCCTGCCTTTTCTGACAAGAGCACTACAGTGACTAGGTCGTTGTTGGGCCTGCGCCGTTCTGTGGGCGAGGTTATAAATCGTTGATTGTGCTTCCTCATGCAAGCAGTTTATCCTAACCATCTGTCGTTTTTTAGGGTCCAGTGCACAAACCTCTCTAGACTTTCCTCAAAGTTTACAGGCAGCTTCCACCCCAACCCCTTCATCTTGGAGCCGTCTAGAGCATATCTAAGGTCATGTCCGGGCCTGCTACTGTGGAAGTCTAAAAGCTCATAGTTCAATGGTTTCCCTACAATGTCTGCGATAGCCTGTGCCATCTGAAGGTTATCCACCTCCTGCTCTCCCACGATATTATACTTTTCCCTCTGCTCCCACCTGTCCTGCATGAGAAACAACACTGCTGCCGAAGTGTTTCGAGCATGTATGTAGTGTCTTTTCCCCGGATCGCCTTCTGGGCTAGCATGTATCGATATTTTCTCTCCTGACAAAGCCCTGCTAATACACATAGGCATGAACTTTTCTGGATGCTGTCTCTCTCCAAACACATTCATACAGTGAGTTACAATAAGTGGTATCTTGTAGGTGTTGGCAAATGCTAAACAAAGTTCTTCAGCACCTGCTTTCGTTGCAGCATAGGGGTTGGTGCAGTCATACCTATCCCACTCTTTGTATTTGACGCCTTCGGGGGCGGGGCCAAAGACCTCATCAGTAGAAAAGTTTACAAACAGTTCCAGACTATCTAAACCTCTTGCGTAGTTTAGCAAGTTGGTAGTTCCAACCACATTGTCCATCACAAAGGACATCGGATCATCAATGCTTCTGTCTACATGAGATCCTGCGGCAAGGTGTAAAATATAATCTACGTGTCCAATCTTGCTGGCTACAAATGAGTTTATTTCAGCCTTCAGGTCGTGGAAAACAAACGACATTCTACGCTTCCACTCTGGGTTGGATTCGGCCACCTCATGTAGCCTGTGCAAAGTCCCGGAGCAGTCGAGCCTGTCTAGGCATACAAACTCCCAGTCTGTCTCCTTGAGGTAGTGGTATATTAAGTGATGGCCGATAAAACCCGACCCACCGGTAATTAAGATTTTTTTACTCATTGTAGCTCCAGCAATAAATTTCCACTAACGGCATCCTTTAGTAATTCTTCCTCATAGGATTCGTATGTGGGGTAGTTAAGATAACGAGTCAGGAATACGAAAAAGCTAACGACTTTAATGTCACCGCTTTGAAAACAAATTGCTCTCTGTAGGTCTGTGTTGAGCGTCTTGTCTATCTTTTTAAAGAGATCGGGGGGGAACCGTGTCCCAACATCCACCCTTGCGTAATGTGTTGCTCCGCCAGCCTTTTTAAAGGCATCGTATTCACGCATTCTCTCTTGTACGTTAATCAATACTTCGCAGTTAATGTTGAGTTCTTCAAAAATTTGTGTGAACATGTTTGTGCCTATCAGTCTTTGTTCAGGTGTAGCTTCTAGGGGCTGCGAAAGGCAAATGTATAGACAGTCAGCGTCATAGTCAACGCTACGCAAAGATTCTAAGGTGGCTTCCTTTTTGTTGTTGTCTATGCCATCTAGCATTATCATAAGAAAGAACTTAGATTTGATTTGTTCGTAAGCTTTTTCTAGATCTGCTTCTCCTTCGTTCCACTTGGGTGGTCGGAACATATTGCATAGGCACTCCACGGCGTAGAACTCGGAGTCGTTGTCATATGCCTCAACGAGATAACCCTGCTCACGAAAGGTTTCTATGCGATTGGCAGCACAACCAGTCTGGGTTTTGCCTTCGTAGATTGCAAACAAACAGTCTTTGCAGCTAGTTTGCAGCAAGCTGTCTTGATGATTCGATTTCATAATGGATTCCTGATATTCTAGTGGACACGACTTGTAGGCCAAGATCTGCCGCCATTCTTGCCACCGTATTAATATCCAGTAGTGACTTCTTGCTAAAGATAAAACCATTGGCTGTTTCCAAGTCAATAGACTCATCAATGATGGAGCGGGCTAGCATTCTAATATCTGCGCCCCCAACCAACAGAGTTCCTTTAATACGTAGCTTTTGTCTGGCTTGAAGTAAGAAGTCTTTTGCGGAATTATATTCCAAGAAATCTAAGCAATCACTAGCCATGATAAAGTCACACTCGTTGTCGGAATACCCAGATAGGTTCACCTCTCCGTTCTGCAACTCTACCCTTTCGTATCCCTCTATGTGATCCTCGCCTTTGTTTACTATATGAATTTTCATCTTACCACCTCATCAAATTTGTTATTCCACTTATCTATAAAAACTTTTTCCGAGAAGTTGTCCAGTACTGTTTTCCTTGCGGCAGAGCCAAGCTTGTTTGCTAGTTCTTTGTCTTCCAGTAGCTGTAGCACATAGCTCCTGAGTTCTTTCTCGTCGTTAGATATAAAACCATTCTCTCCGTGGACGATAACTTCAGGTATCATGCAGGTGGCAGTAGACACAACGGCAGACCCGCAAGACATAGCTTCTAATAAAGAAGTTGGTATAGGGCTAAGCGTAGATGTGTTGAGAAACACCTGCGCTGAGTTGTACTCTTGGGCCAGTTCTTCAGTGGAGGACGCTGGCTCGGACAACCCCTCTGTGGCTCCGACAACCTTTGTGGTTATGCTATCCGTAATTCTCTGCCACCCAGAATAGTTTAAGCAATAGTCACGGTTAATAAAGTCGTTGGCAACGCTCAGGACATGAGGAGCCTTTTCTGCATCAGATGGGCTAAATAGATTAGTATCCACACTGTGATGTATTACATCTACTGAGTCGTGATTGACAGACCACTGATCTCTAGAGAACTCAGAAATAAATACATTGTGATCACCCGTCATTGACCTCATGGCGTCAGCTTGTCCGGGTGGCCAGCTTGGTATGGGAAGCGTATGCTCCAAGCACAGGATTGGTAGTCCTAGCATCTCGTTTATCTGGTCAGCCAATTGAAACTGACCAAATTTACTCTGAGACAAAATGAAGTCATATCTTATACCTTGGTAGATAGCGTTTCTTGGCAGCACGTAATAATTGTCTGGGCGGACAGCGTAACTTTCATCCCACTCCTTATGACCCTCCGCGTTGAAGGCGTAGAAGTTATGCCCAGTCTTGCATAGCTGAGTTTCGTACCGCTCATGGGTTGGAAAGGTAAGTATGTTGTACTTATCTGACTTACCAGACACGGCTCTCCTGACAAGATTAATTGACGCCCTACTCATTGGAAGCTTCCTCAAAAAGAGAATCTAACTTTGTTTCAAATTCTTCATACGGTATATCTTTGTAGGCCAGCGGAGCGCTGAAATCACCAGTTGCAATCAGGTACGCCGCAACGGAGATTGGGAATGCTGTTCCCATCTGCATGGCTGAAAATTTATCATTGCTATATACTATCTTTTCTTCTGTCCAGTCTGCAATGTTCTTATAGTCACCAACCCTAACTTTTACTATTACTAGGTCGGGTGCTGGCGGGCAAGCTATTTTTAATAGCGCCGCAAGCCCTTGATCGTCTAGTCCGCAGTCGTTGATTAGAAACTTAAGTGCCTCGCAGTGACCCTTGTGTCTGATGGTTTTATAGGAGCAGTTCTGTATGCCCCTCTTCTGCATTGTCGCTATTGTGTGTGAGGCTCCCCCGCTAGTGTAGAAAGCTTCCATGACACCAAGGCTTGTGTGTATATCGGATAGGCCAGACATTCCAGAAACAAGGGTATTAAATCCATTAATCAGCACAGCACAATCGTCTTTGTACTCATTTAAAAGCCCTTCTTGTGACCAAGTGCAGTTATATTTAAGATAGTTGTTGGGCTTCGCTGGTAGACCACCAACCATCATCTCTACGGTTTCGGGTAGGTCGTCATGGGAATTATAGCCGCGTTCAGCTAGTATGTTAACCCATCCCGGAGCTAAGCCTAAGTCTGTCATTACAACAGAGCCTTTGTTCTTGGCATAATCATTGATGCCATTGCTGGTGCTCATGTGGCCACCCAGATCACAATAGGGAAGCCGATGGTCGATACAGTATTTAGCCAGCCTTTCGTTCTTGTGGTATGGTAAGGCAGAGATTACAATGTCGCTGTCTTGTAAAAACGGATATTCAACTGCCGGGCTGACTATCTGAAAAGACATGGTGGGGCAGGATGCGGTTTTAGCACATGCTATCAGGTTTTCCATAGAGGCATCTACCAAGGTAAGCTCTTCACAACCCAGCTTTGCCATAGCCCAAGCTATAGCCTGTCCCATTCTGCCCGTTCCCACTATTGCTGCTTTCATGTGTTACCTTTCATGTAGTCCCCTACCCATATGTAGGCTAGGTTTGCTATAGCATAACATAGAAATACTACCGCGAGAGCATAGTTCTTTTTATTTGCTAGATCTAAAGCTACCGCCAAATACAATACAAAAGCTAATACTAAGGCCCAAGCACCCATCATTTCATTCCTTGTGGAAAACTTAACTGTTCGTCATGGTTAACTGTCCAAGACACCTCGTGTGTTACAGCCCTGACAGTCCTTGCGGCGGAGGGGAATCCGTTGCCAGACTTCTTCACCCCACCAAACGCCATGTGTGATTCAGCAGCGATAGAGCCACCATTCCAATAGCACATCCCGTAATCACAATTATCACGACAGACTCTTGCTTTCTTAAAGTCTTCGGTGATGATTCCCACAGCCAAACCATAGTCAGTATCGTTATAGATTCTAATAGCATCATCAATAGTATCAAAAGGAATAATGGCGACATGAGGACCAAACACCTCCTGCTTTAAATATGGAACATCTCTCCATTCAGTTTTATATACTAAAGGGGACACAAAATATCCGGGTGTGGCTTCCACGGGGCTAACTAGAATCTCAGCAGAACGATCTTGCTTAACCATCTGATTGAATTCTAACACCCTGCGGAATTGCTGATCATTAATTAGAGGCCCCATGTAGTCTAGGGGATTGGGCTGCGCGGTATATGAATTGTCGGTTGTAAAGGGTTTTCCCGGAGACACTTGAGAGGCATATTTAGCGAAGCTTTCCGCAAACTTATCATATATACCTCTTTGGACAATCAGTCGCCCAGCAGACACACACCGTTGCCCGGAAAGCTTGAATGCACTTGCGATGCTGGCAGAAACGGAGAGGTCGAAATTGGCATCGTCGAACACGATCACGGCTGACTTGCTCCCCATTTCGCAAGAGCATGTCTTATGCCAGCTATCCGCACAAACTCTACGGATATGTTGACCCACTTCTGCACTACCCGTAAAGCAAATGTGATCTACCTCTTCATTCCTAGCAAGCATATCTCCAACTTCACCGGTTCCATGGATCAGGTTTATGACACCGGCAGGGATACCAGCTTCCTCGTAAGCCTTGATCGCTAGCTCCGTGCTTAGAGGAGCGTCCTCGCTAGGCTTGATGACAATAGTATTGCCTTCCACTAACGCTGGGGCGGCACACCAGAAAGCACCGATAGCCAGAGGGAAGTTCCAAGGGCTGATGATAGCCACTACACCCTTCGGCTTGCGAAGCATGTAGGCATCCTTCTCTGGAATCTCAGACGCCAGAGCTTCCCCGTGAGGCATGCGTCCTGTACCAAAGGCATACTGTGCCATGTGGAGAGCTTCGTTTACTTCTGCTATGGATTCATTGTAGTTCTTTCCGGTCTCTAAAGAGATTGCTGTGGCAAATTTCTCCAAGTCCCTCTCTAGGATCTTGGCTACTTTGTATAGGTATTCTGCCCTATTGATACGGCTAAGATCCTTCCAGTCATTGAACGAATCTCTAGCTACTGAGCATGCATTTTTTACTTCCAAACTGCTAGACTGAGGAAACCTTGCTAACTCTTCGCCGTTACATGGATCAATCTTAATAACCTTATCGCCAGCGTTATACCAAACCCCGTCTATAAAATTCTTGCCTCTGTAGTTTTTAAAGGTTCTTAATCCTATGTCTATCATGCTATGCTCCTAGGTGTTCTTTTATCTGCTGGCCAACGGCTTCATACGAAAATGACTGAGCACGCTTCAGTCCAGCCGTCCTGTCGATCTGGTCTCTATTTTTATAGTAGTACCTCATCGCAGATTTCAAGTCTTTCTCACTCGGATCAAACCATTCTTCTCTGCCGGTGAATAGCTGAACAAACGGGGAGTCACTACAGACACAAACCTTAGTCGAGCCAGACAGTAAGAATCCTGCGTTCACATCTTCTCCTATAAAGTCCACTGGACCACCAACGCTGCTACACACTGGAGTGTTTCCAAAGCACATGGCATCAAAAGAGGGGATAGACCAAGCTTCGCCATGAGATGGGCACACGAAGCAATCGGCATAGATATGTAAAGCTTTTATTTTGTCGTCTGATATCTGGTCTGATAGGATTACTTCTTCGTGGTATGCCTCTAGGGACTGATACATCTTCAGGCCGCCCTTTACTTTGTCGCAAATACTTTTCATGTGCTCATATGTCTGCTGGGGAGTCAGGCCAAACTTCCAAACCTTTAATATCAAAGCTACCGGCTCTGATCGGTCAAACTCGCTATGAAAGGATCTGACGAGGGACTCCAAGTTTTTTCTGTCGTTTAGGTCTCCCACATAATAGAACTTAAACTTGTGGTCGATCTCTGGCAGAGATGCTTTCTCATACTTTTTGCTAAACGCTTTCAGGTCTGAAGGACAGGGGAATAGTTTGATTTTGTCTTCATCCATAAGTCCATCAGATGTAAAGATAGCTTTCATCTCTGCGTTAGGCACCCACACTTCATCCATCTGTTGTAGTTGTACAAACCATTGTGTGGGCTTTATGCTATAGGATTCGCTGAAGAACAGGGCTACATTCTTTTTGAAGCCTCTTGATCCTATGAGGTGGTGAGGAAGAAGGTTCTGTATGCATACGTCACAGTTATCTATGTCTCCCCCTTCTAGCTCGATTATCCTGTCTGGGATTTCTGTGCGATCCATTGGGGTGAGGGGAACATTTCTGCACACAACCTCTATCCCCGCCGCATCCATGGCTAAGATATAATCCATAGCTGCTCTGGACCATCCACCAAATTCTCTGTAGTGACCTAAGAATAGTACTTTCATCGGTTAACAGCCTCCCACCTTCTTTGTTCCCACATGTTTCTTCTGGCGCATAGCTGAGTCATGTGGTCGTGAGCCATGTCTAGGTCGAAGGGATTCCTCACACTCTTACCATCAAAGGCTGCCGAGCTTTCATTGAAATACATCCCCCCCGTGGTTCCCGTTGTGGAATGGTAGGTTAAATCCCTGATAAGTCTGGCTTCAAAAAATGTATTAATCTTAGAGGGGTCTCGCAGCACGTCTGTTATAAGCCATCTGGCCAGTTGAGACGGCGTTACGCCTTCCGGTATCTCTTTTGGCATAGGCTCTGGTTCTCCAATCCTAGGAGGAGAGTTCCAAGTCTGTTCTACCGGAGGTATCTCGACACTATCGAAGTAGTCTTCCCATTTTTTGCCGCTTATGTCCCACTGGTAATGTTTTTCAAAAGCCCTTCTTGTGTCAAAGCCCAGCTTTCTCCTGATGCTCTTGGGCTGAGAAAAGAATTCCTTGAATTTTTCGGCAGCTAGCTCGTTGTCTGGAACTGCTCTCAGGCATCCGGTTTCCAATTCCTTGTATAGGGCCTTGGGTTCAATGGGGATTCCTTTCAGCTTTCTCAGCACGCTTTCCATGGCGGAATAATCCGTTCCCATTACAGGAACGCCGCAGGCTGCCGCCTCCACTTGGGGCAATCCAAAGCCTTCGCAGTTGGCGTATTGAACATATAAATCAAAAAGGTTTATGATCTTCGACAGGTCTTCGTATTCCACACCGTGCTTTACGCTGGTTAGAACTGCTCCGTATTGACCAGTGTACGGAGATTCTGCAACAGCCCCCTTGAATAGGGACGGAAAGGGCTTTCCCGTTTGCCTGCACACATAGGTAAACATGACATGAGAGGACAGTTCGTACTCTTGAATTAGCTCTGGTATATCCCAACCTAGATCTGGATAGCTAGTGTGACAGTACAGGTAATATTTTTTGTCTTCAGAAGAGTCTAGGAACTTCTTGAAGGCCGCAAACAAATCGGGGTAGAGCTTGCGACGTTGGTTACGCATAACCGTACCGATTATTTTATAGTCTGGGTCTATGCCCCAGCTAGCTTTTAAGCCATCTTTATCTTCTATCGGTTGATAGGCTGGATGGGCAGAGGGTGGGGAGGAGCCTAGATAGTTTATCTTGCCGCCAGACTGATCCTCTAGGATTGTTCCCGCCCAGTCAGAATAGGTAAAGCAAGCATCTGCTGACTGATAGGTTGCAACCCACTGCCTTGCCTGTGGCCTAGCGTCCACGGTTGGCATAATCGCCCACTTAAAGAGAGGGCGGAAAGGAGACCTTTCAACAAAATCGAGCATCCAAAAGTCTCTGATATCGCACACGATGTCTGGCTTAAAATCCAAACACACGTTCTCAAAGATGAACTCTCCGAATTGGTTGGTGGGTTGAGAGTGAAACGCTTCCAGTTCTTCTTTGCCAGCCTTGGGTTCGACCTCTGTGTTTGGTGCTACACCGTAATATCTCCATGGAATGTTTGCCGACCTTGGATCATCTCGCTCTCCATAGGAAGCTAACTCTGCAAGTTCATACTTGCCTGTGTCATGCAGATACTTCAGGGTTTCTCTGGCATATGTAGCGTATCCTGTGTTGAGGAATGTAGCCTCACTACAGAAGAGGATTCTTTTTTTTCGCATTGTGTCCTCGTTTGTCAAGGTGGGCTATTGATCCGACGCGGTATCGCTAACATCAAATTCGTTGACACGAAAGATTATTTCTCGGCTACCCTTAGATAAATTTTTAGCAGAAGCATGTACGTGTATCTTGGAGCCTTTTTCAAACAGCTTACATATTGTTTCCGCCCCCGTGTGCCAAGCTTCACACTTAATAAAAGTGGGAATTCTGCTTTTCTCGCCGGTGCTCTTAGCTGTTCGGTAGGTGTATGTAACTAAAGTAAATTCTGCTTTGCTTATCCCTTCTGGCTGGGACAGCTTGGGGTCTTCGACTAAAAACCCGGTAAAAGAGCACAAATTCATTCCTCGCTCCTCTGAAATAAGATCTTATCTTACTATTTTAGCAGCGACAGCCGCTTTTAGCACATTAAATCTCGTAAATTTTGTTAACTATGAAAGAATTATCGTTATGTTTGACGTTACCACAAAGGATAAGATTGTTTCCCTCGTATAATATATACTTGTTCTTTTCTCTAGCTTCTGGGAACACTATTACGCTGTCCAGAGAGCAAGATTCGTCTTCTACTGTTAGGAAGGACATGTATTTGCCCTTGGAATCCCCTTTGGTGATGCGGTAATCAGAAACCCTTTTTACGTGTACGCATATGCAAAGATCCTTGCCTGTCTTACCATTCATGATTTCTTTACAGGTAGTATTTGCAGCAGACGTATCGGAACTTTCCACCTTAGACATAGAAATGGGACACCCAAGCAGCTTGGTTTCTTGGTCAATCACCCAGCCCGGATCGTCTGACAACTCGTATGGAGGGTTTTCTAGCAGGTTTAGTTCGTTCATTACCACTTGGCTTCTCTCCATTCTGTGTGTCCCCCCTCCGTTTTTCTTAGTCGGAGCCAGTTCTGTCAGGCAATCTGCGAGCTTCTTCCACCTTCTCTTGGGGTAGTTTTCTTCTACCCACCTAATCTCAGCCTTGGTCAGTGTCCGGTATATATTGTACTGGTACAAGGCTTCGTTTCTAGTAACTTTGTCACGGAAGCCTCGGAAAAACCCTACAGATGCCAGAGCCTTGAAGGCTGTGGAGTTTACTTTAGGAGCAAAGCTTATCAGTATTTCCATCCAAGAGCAATCGCTAACGCTCTTGTTTATTTCACACTCTAGGTCTTCAACTGCCTGAACCACCTTGTCTCCGGTTTTTCCGGTGAGAGACTTGATATCTTTGATACCAAAGTATATTTTCCCGTCAGAAATATTAAACTTGTCTGAAAAGTTTGTGATGTTGGGGGACTTTGTTTCTAGGTCAAACAGCTTAGCTTCGGAGACTAGCTCGTATATTTCCTCATGCGGGTTCTGCTTTTCGTTTGCATAGTAAAGGTAAGACAAGAAAAACTTGTCTGTGTAGTGAGCTTTGTAATAGGCGCTCCAAAATGAGCACATAGCATACGCTACGGCATGGGATTTATTGAACGAGTAACGAGAGGATTTTTCTATCCAGCTAAAAATTTCTTCAGCCGTGGCGCTAGTAACAATTCCTTTACTAGTCGCACCCTCTAGGAAAGAGTTCTTTACTTGTGCCATTAGACCGGCTTTTTTCTTACCAATAGCCTTCCTCAACATGTCTGCATCTTGCAGGTTGAAGCCAGCGATTTTCTGGGCAATCCTCATGGACTGCTCTTGGTATACCAATACCCCATAGGTGGGCTTTAGGATCTCCTCAAGGGCCGGGTCTAGGTAGGTAACCTCCTCTATCCCTCTCTTTCTATCGATATACCTTTGGGTCATCGACTTGCCGTCTTGTATAGCCTTAAGGCATCCCGGCCTAATCAAAGCTACTAATGCCGCCAGTTCTTCTATGTTACTGGGCTTCAGTTTTTTAGACCACGACTTACCTAGGTTGCTTTCAAGCTGGAAAACCCCTTTGGTTTTACCCTCGTGGAAGAGGCTCCAAGTTTTTTCGCACCCGTAGTCTATTTCTGAGGTCTGTCTAGATATAAGAGTTTCCATTTGCAAATGCCTTGTCCAATTTCAAGTTTTGATATACGGCCCTGTGTGTTTTCATAAACTTAATCATTACGTTTGCCGTATCCTTAACGTCCTGAAGTGCGTCATGAGCGTTTTCTTTACTCATTCCCATGCGCTCCCTAGTAGCGTCCATGCTGATAGACTTAACGGAGGGGTCTGCCTCAGTCCACATAAAGTAGTTGTCCATCATGTCTATCTTGTAGATTGCATGAAACAGCTTCTGCTGGTGTCTATCTTTGTTGAACGGCCCATACTCTTTGCATAGCCTGTTGATAATAACCATATCAAACCCTACGATATTCCACCCTGCGGGGATTGGGGCAAACCACTGTGTACCTTTCCAGTTATACTGATCTACAAACTGGATAAATTTCTTCCATACAGACCTGATGGTTGGAGCCTTCTTTAACTCATCCCTAGTCTTGCCTGTAATCCTCAAAGCCTCCTCTTCCAAGGGGTCTAGGCCAGCCTCAATAGCTTTGTTGTCACTTAGTATGGGTCTGATTTCACTGTTGAAAGTTCCCTTGAGTCTAAGGTTTCTACCGTCGATGGCCAGCGCGGCCAGTTGGGTAGGCTGGGTTTTGTGTGGGTTTCTAGACCCCGTTTCAAAGTCAAAAACAATTATATCTCTACTAGCCATGATGGCTCCTTTTCAATTAAACAGTTTCCCAATAATGTCCCAGTTTCATTGGAACCTTAGTAGTAACGCTGGTTCCCTCGTAACTAAAGTTACTGAGAGTTATCAGCCTGAAGTCAATAGATACTCGTGTCTGGCCTGTGGAGTTTTTCTTATTTCCATGGCTGAGGTTAGCCCCATCCCATATACAGTACTCGCCAAACTCTGCCTCCATCGGGCTGTAGTCGCCCTTGTCTTCCTTGCTTTCTGCCCAGATCGTGTTTGTGTCAAAGGCTTGCGTAAGGGGAAGAAAGATATTTATTTCGTGTGGCGAGTGGTTGTACAGCTTGTCTTTGTGCCACTTAGCCACCGCAATATTGTTGGGTACTTGCACCCTAAAGGTGGGTCTCTTTTGGTAAACCATTCCCTCGTCAGGAAAGTGTTGTGAAACAATATGGCCCACTAAATCCCTGTACGTTTCAAGGAATCTGGAGTCTTTGTCCTCAAAAGTTTTGTAAAACACCTTGTGAAAGTTAGTGGTCTGATCTTTGGATGGGTCATCGGGTATTTCGTTTGGCCCTTCCTGTTTCAGGTGAAGGCTTGCCAAGTCGTCAACGTCAAACACATCCATAGTGATTGAGGCCAGATCAAATAATGAAGTATCGTAACTAAACTTATTCATACGTAGTTTCCTTAACAAAATCTTGTATCTTCATGATTTTATCTAGTAGGTTGATGCCTAGAACGTCAAACTTAACATGCCCTAGCCCCTCTAGGTCACTCATTTCCAAGCCCGCAAGCTTTTCGATTCCATGCTTCTGGTCTACCATGGGGCAGACGGCCCCCAGTCTCTCTCTGGAGATAACGATTCCTGCTGGATGCTTTCCCTGCGACTTGAACGTTCCTTCCATTCGTATCGCTTGATCAAAGAACTCGGCATAATTTCCGTCTAGCTCTCCGTGGTCGTTTATAAAGCAAAAGTCTTTCAGTTCGTCTGGGTTGTTCATGATTGCCCATCTAATGATAGACCTATCTTCCTCATCCATTTCTTGTAGCTGGTCAGATATATCTGCCTCGTTTGGAATGCTCTTGGTGATCTCATTCATCTCTCCAAAAGAGCAAGCCTCGTTGATTCTTAGCACTTCCTTTAGGGCGCTACGTCCCTGAAGTCTGCCAAAGGTAATCATCTGGCTGACATTCTCATGACCATATTTGTCTTTGAGGTATTCAATTATCTCGTCTCTCTTTTTCCCCGGAACGTCTATGTCAATGTCGGGCAAGGAGACGTGATCATCTGTATTCCTTCCGCTGTTATAGAAGCGTTCAAACAGAAGATCAAATTCTATGGGATCTATTTTTGTTATCCCCATAAGGTAAGATAGCAAGCACCCGGCAGCAGAGCCTCGTCCCGGCCCAGACAGCCAGCCCTTTTCGTTAACAAATCTAATGATATCCCAGACTACAAGGAAATACCCAAAGAGATTGGCTTCTTTTATAACTCCAAGCTCTTCCTCAAACCTTGCTTTGTAAACCGACTTGGCTTCTGGGTCATCAACCTTTCCCGTTTCCAAGAGCAGTTCTCTCCATCCCAAGCGGCATAGGTCGGTAAGCATACCCTCTTCGGATTGACCATTAGGGCATGCAAACTCGGGTAGGATTGGCTTGCTAAGTATGTCATAATGCTCACACTTACTAACTATATCTGTTACGTCAGACACTTGATCGTGAGAGCAGTCGTTAAGCAATACCTCTGTCATTTCTTCCTTGTCATAAATATAGAAGCCATCCTGCGTAAAGTATTTTTCAACTTCAGGATCAAGTTCTCCACTCTTAATCTTTCTTTGTATCTTTGGGAGAGTAGTCTTGAGGTGAGAGCTAAGCAAAACCCGGTGAAGCTTGGCGTCCTCACGTTGTACGTAATATGAGACAGGCAACGCTGGGGAGAAGGCGTAGGAGTCGTCGCCTAGCACGGGGTACTTCTTGGGAGCAATGCAAATAAGATTCTTGTTATCAAATATTCGCTTTGACTCACGGGAAGGTATGTTCCCATCTAAGTCAAGAGAAGAGACCAACTCAATTAGGTCTTGCCAGCCGCCTTTGTTCTTGGCGAGCAGAGTGAATTGGTCAAATGAGCAGCCGATAATTGGCTTAATGCCGTGCTTTAGGCAAGCTTGATAGAAGGATACCGCGCCGGATATAGACTTGTAGTCCGTAATCCCGCAAGCTTTGTATCCGTTTTCGCTGCACTTCTTAGCTAGTTCTTCAGGCTTAGAGAAGCCCTTAAGTAGACTGTAATGCGTATAGTTACAGATTGGTGACCAGTCCATGCTGTCCTTTTCAATATAAAATTTCAATTTGGCCCACACTATTATAGCGTTAAGCCATCAATAAAGCAAACTTATTTATCCAAAACTTCGGCAATTCTTCCCTGTTCGTTCATGCCGAGTTGTTGTTGTAGCTTGAGGAGTTGCTGCAAGAGCACTGTGTCTCTCGCTCTTCCTTCTTCAAGTATTCTGTCCAGCTTAGCATTTATTTCTTCAAGGTTTGCTGGGGCTTGCCCCGGAGTAACGGTGGTCTTCCGGCTCATGGATATAGTAAATCCCATGGTAATTGCTAGCAGTACTACTAATGCACGGGAACAGTTAAGAATCTTTTTTGATATCATAGCTTCCCTTCCGTTAGAATAGTTCTTTTATGATTCTTCCTGAGTTTGCGATCTTCATAGGGCGACCACTGTTGCTGGTGAACGTTGTCTGCAATGAAATGCCGAGTGCGTTACAGACGGAAGCCATAACATCTTGTGAAGAATAGGGTGTCGTTTCAACGCTAGTGCCATCAGGGCTGGTGGCTCCGACAGCCGTTCCCCCATTGATACCTCCTCCTCCAACAACAACGCTCCAGCTTCTAGCCCAGTGATCTCGCCCAGCATTCCCATTGATGCGAGGAGTACGGCTGAATTCACCCATCCAGATAATCACGGTGTCCTTTAAGGTTCCTCTTTGTTCAAGGTCTTCTACTAAAGCACTCATCCCCTGATCTAACATGGGGAGCTTGGTGTCTTTAAGGGTTGGGAAAATGTTTTGATGATTATCCCAACCTCCAAGCCCCACTTCTATAAAGGGAACGCCAGCTTCAACTAATCGCCTAGCCATTAAGCATCCCTTTCCAAAACTATTGTCTCCGTATCTTTGTCGTACAGATTCAGATTCTTCAGCGACTTTCGTAGCGCCCATCTGTTTGCTGGTTAGAACATCAAATGTTTTTTTCAATACTTTCTGATGTTCCTTGGGCATTGAACCCCTGTTAGAATTTATAAAATTATTTTCCAGCATATCTAGCGTTTGCATACGTTGGTAAAATCTCTGGTCTATCTTCATGTTTAGATTTCTAATCCTACCATCGCTGTTTACAACAAATGGTGCATACTGAGCGCCCAAAAAACCAGCCCCCATGCTGCCCCCGTTGACGGAAAAGAACTGAGGTATTTTTATATCCTCATTCTCAAGCTGGTTGGAAATCACAGATCCATAGCTGGGATGATCAATGGTTTGACTGGGAACATACCCCGTATGCATGTAGTAACGGCCTCTGGTATGATCTGCTTCCCGTGTGCTCATAGACCGAATGATTGCCATGTTGTGCATCTGCTTCGCCATCAAGGGCATGTGCTCGCAGATCTGCACGTCTCCACTGGTAGACATCTCTTTAAATGGGCCACCAGTAGCGGCCTCGGGTTTTAAATCCCAGATGTCCATCGTAGATGGGCCACCGCTCATCCATAAAAGTATGGCCGACTTACCATTCTTTTTAATCTCCTCTTGGTTTGCGTTAAGGGCTTGCGTTAAACCTAAGACGCTAGCTGTGGTAGTTAGGAAGTCCCTTCTTCTCACAGTATTACCTTTCCTTCTCCCTCAAGCAGATATCGTGGACGACCACCTGTGTCTGTCCTCTGGATTTCCTTGGGAATACCGAAATGGTCAAACAGGGTGGCGGCTACGTCTATTGGCCCAACCTTGTCTTCAGTTGGTACATAAGCTTTGTCAGCTTTGCCAATGACTCGACCATGATTATATGCTCCACCAGATAGCAGCATGGGAGTAATTGAAGGCCAGTGGTCACGCCCAGAGTTGCCGTTGAGTCTAGTTCTTCCAAACTCACCCGTAACTACCAATAGTGTATTTTCAGACATGCCACTCTGGTATATATCCTTAACAAAGGCAGAAAGAGCCTTATCAAGAGGGGGGATCTTGCCCGCTAGCGCATTCTTTATGTTGCTATGCATATCCCAGCCACCGTAGTGAACCGTAACGAACTTGGTGCCAAACTGAGAAAGCCTGCGAGCCAGCAGCATCTGGTCGCCAATCCCTCCCTTACCATACATTTCCCGCATGGCTTCAGGTTCTTGGTCGAGATCGAATGCGTCCTTGGCATTTCCAAGGATAACATTGTATGCAGTGTTGCCGATCTTGGTAAACGAATCCGCGTCTTTAGAGCGAATCTTGTCTAGGTTGTCTAGGGAACTTAGTAAACCCTTTCTTTCCTCAAAGCGAGCAATGGGAATTCTAGGAGTTAAGTTATCTTTATTGGATGGGTCAAAGGGCTTGTGTGCCCCGCCCAGAAATGTTGGTTGTTCACCTTCGATCTTACCTTGCTTTACGTAGGCTGGCATACCATTTGTTGGATGGTTAGAACCAAATACCGCAGAGGCGATAGCGCCATGGCCCGGATACTCAGAGTCAGCGGTGTTCTCTCTCTTGGGATTGCGGTGGCCAGTCATCATCCAGTGTGTGGCCTGCCTGTGAGAAGAGTCTCCATGAGAGAAAGAGTTGACAGCCGTAAGGTGATCTCCCTGCTGTATCAATTCTTTAAATAAACCACCAAAAGCAAGGCCATTCTTGTGCGTTACTGCCCCTGTTACTGGCCTATGTGTGTCTGGAACCGTGTCTGTGGGGGCGTGGAAGGTCTCAAACTGTGTTGGCCCTCCACCTAACCAAACCCACACGACAGACTTGTCGCTTGGAAGAACGAATTCTTCTTCCGCAAAGGCTTCGTCAGAAAAAGGCAGGACACCTAGTCCTGCGCCAAGACCACCAACTCTTAGAAAATCGCGTCTGTTGAAATCAAGATCCAGCATGACTCCCTCCCTAAAACCTAATTATAATTTTAACCCGGAGCGTTGTAGTATCCAATACTAAAGCCCTCTTTTGTGCACTCTTTTACGGTCTTATCCATGCCGTGTTCTTTAAGGTGCTCCTCTATATATATACACATATTCTTGTCTGTTCCCGGCCAGTTATTCTTGAAATAGTGACATAGCTTAGTGCATTTCCAATGATTTCTCTTATGAGATAGCGGTCTGGGACTGTTGTTAGCTTTAATGGATTCAAACGTCTGCTTAAGCATCCCCAAGAACTTCTCTTCATCCTTTTTATCAAAGCACATTGAAAAGGGGCCGCCATCCTTAACGTAAAAAATTGTCATTATGGACTGGTCATATTCAGGGAAAGTCTTAGATATGGCGTAATTATACAGCAATAGCTGTGGGTCTACCTGTAGCTTTTCATAGGTCTTCTCTTCCCCTGTTACCCAATCGAGTCTTCGACCAGTCTTCCAGTCAATCACCTCTATTATACCATCGTTTGTCTCAGTTACAAGGTCTATTGTTCCTTTTATGGCAAGGTTTCCTGAGACTTTTTCCCCATTAGGCAGTTCGTATTCATATTTTGCCCAATCCTCTTCTATTAGGATGTCAAAATGAGGCTCAGACGCTACCACGTTTCTGGTTCTTGGGTCAAACTGCCCATTGTTGTACTGCAAGGCGTCCCACGATAGGTTAACGCATGTCTTCCTGTCTTTTTCTGTGAATTTATTTTTAGAATGTTTGACATAATGATCAAAGCTTCTATCGGCAATTTCCACGACAGAGAAATCTTCCATGAATTGATCAACGTGAATCTTCACTTCTCCCAAGGCATCATCTTCTATCTTGAGATACTTTCTCTTGGGGTTGTCCTGCTGGAATTTTTTGAGCGAAGCCAGAACTTCCATAACCTTGTGGACAATGGTTCCTAGCTCTGCCTTCTTGCCGCTGTCTGATTGATGCCCTAACACGTATGTTAAAAAGTATTGCATCTGACAAAAAGAGTAGTTATTATAGCTAGAGCTTCTGATATATGTTACGAGCATGAGGTGTCCTATGATAAGAATATGGTTTGGTAAGCGGCGTCCACGCTTTTAAGGGTGTCCTCTAGAGAGCCGTCGTTTTCAATAATACAATCAAAGTTGTTCCAATCAAAATTATCTTCGTCTAACCCGCACTCGCTAGCATGACTGTCTTTGCGAGTATTGCGAGTCAGCCTAATTACCTTGCCTCCAGCGTCTTGGATCGCTTTAACCTCATTCGGGAATCTCACGTCTGGAACAATGGCTAAATCAGATTGCTCTGAAAGTATTCTGTTGATGGCGTGGTTCACATGCACAGGTTCATGAATCTCACGCATGACATCTGTGCCAAAATATTGCATGAACTCTCTGGCGGTCATGAGTTTCCCCGTGTCGGGGTGCTTGAGCGCCGTGGGGGTGTTCTTTTGCTTGTCTGTACCGTACACCTGTTCCGGCTTAAGGCCAAAGAATTCAACGCACAGGCTTTTAAGACCATCAGCAAAGCTATACATCTTTATGTGTGGCCAAATGTTATACTCAGCATAGTTGACAAAATCTACATCCGTTCTAGTGACATCAAACTCTCCCCAATCCTCCCAACCGGAAGAGTCAGAGGTTAGGATGCACAGCCTTCCCGACTTGTCGATACGGAAATCCTTTGCAAGCTTCATCTTAGCGATCACCAATCCGTGGATGTAATTAGCCGCCGTGTTCTTGCCCGACTGTTTCTTTCCTGATATTCCTAGTATGTTAGCCATTAAAACTTACCCCTAACTTGCGATAATATATCTGAACGAAGCTTCTCCACCGACATTTCACCGATGTCCTTGTGGGACATGCGAGGAAAGGCTAGGTTGAACATCCTGCCTAGCTGCCTTTGTATTTCCGTTTTAGATTCTCTTCCTGCTTGGTCATTGTCTGTAAGCACGACCAGAGTTGTAATCCCACTCTGCATTAGCTTAGCCTTCTGATCAATGCTTAAAGATTTTCCAAAAATGCTGACTGCGTTATGTACGCCAGCCTCAAAGAGTCTCCACACGTCACCCTGTCCCTCTGTAATAAATAAGCAGGACTTACTTTCTGCTGTCTCAATTGCTCGGTGGTAGTTGTATAAAAAATACCTTTTGTCAAACCCCTTGGTAAACAGAAACTTTGGCCTGAGATAGTCTTTGGTAGCTCTTCCAAGGTAGGCGACAACTTCTGAGCCGTTGCTATTGTGTATGGGTATGATTGCTCTCTGATACATAGAAGATGACTTGTCTGTGCAGTCTCCAACGCCGAAGTTAAGTAGCGTCTCTTCTTTGAATCCACGATGAGTAAAGTAATCGGAAGGGTTTATCAAATTATACCCATCCAAGGCAGGTGTCGGTGGATTATTATGTGAAAAACTTTCAAAATTCTGTGAAAAAATACTCACCAGCTTAACAAAGTCACTAGGCTCTTCTGCCTTAACCACCTTTATGTTCTTGCTGTCTATATTAAGAATGTTGCATACCCAAACCAGAGCTTCCTTGAAGCTTGCCTCTTTGCCATTTCTCTTGGTTAATACTCCCTGCGTCAGCCCAAAGATATCATTGCTGTAGCTATGCTGACAGTCCCTAGTCCAGCAGCGCCATATCTGCTTGTCTAAAGATAGAGAGAAAGCCCTCTGGTTATCACTACCCTCATGAATTGGACATGTAGAATATATATTATCACCAACCACTTCGTATTTCATATCTAAGTTACTAAGTATCAATTCGATTTCGTTAAACGCAACCGACTTAACCTTCTTCAAGTCCATCATTAGCAATCTCTTCGAGGTTATTTTGACTTATAAAACCAGTGTCACCAGACGGTTGGTTCTTAAACTCGTTTCTGGTTTTGAGTTCTAGAAGCTTGGCATACTCGCCAACCATGTCCATGTTAATGTAGTCACCATCGTTTAACCCAGCACCGTGGCGGGAAACGACAGGAACCAGCTTTCTGTTTCCAGCTTTTGATCCGTCCTCAGCAAGCTCTTCGGCTGACTTCTGCTTGAAGATACTGAATGATGTGCAGAGCCAAATCAATCTATCAGAGCCACTAACGGTGTCGGTACTCTCTTTCGTTATGCCGTCCCTGTTGAGTTGCACAAAAGAAAGGCATGGGAAATCATACTTGACACACAGGTTATGCAGGGCTGTGATTTGAAAACCGAGGGCTTGATACTCCTGTATGTTGTGGGTTATAGAGTTAGAAGACATGAGCTTTAGGTAATCGTAAACTACAACGCAGTCGTTGGTTCGGCCATTTTCGTCTGTGCCCACCTCTTGTAGGAGCCACCTTTTTATTAAGCCTAGTATCTGCTCAAATGGTCTTCCTGCCACGGAGGTGTAGCTATAGGGGATGGACTCTATATGTTCTACAGCGGCCTGAACTTTTTCCAGCTTATCATCATCGTCAGAAAATTGTCCAGTCGCAATATCATTGATTGGTATACCGCTTAGGTTGGCAATGATTCTGTTAAGGTGGTCTTCCTTGGACATTTCGGTGTCTAGCATTAAGACTGGTATGCCGTTGGACGCCACGTGCATAGCAACGTTGTCAGCGAATACGCTCTTTCCCACCTTGGGTCTGGCTGAAACTAGATCTACGCACTTCCTGCGCAATCCACCACCTATTGAGACATCAAAGCGATGGAAGCCAGTTGATACACCTACTAGGTCGCACTTGTTTTCTTGTAAAAAATCAAGGTAGTCTCTTGCGCCTTCTCCTATTTTTTCTGGCCTGTCTCCACCGTCATCCTCCCTCAGAAAATCCATAAGGGGACTTTCAACCATGGATATGATTTCATCCACGGATTCCCCGCCCTTGATCTCTCCTGCGGACTTAGACATCTTGCTTGCCAGAGATTTAATTTTCCTAGCAAGCTCAAACTTTTTAATCTGCGCAGCAAAGCTGGGTATGTTTTCTTTCTTTACGGGAAAGTCAAACAGGGACTTGATGTACTGAAGCTCTTGTTTGCTGTTCACGACTTCAGCAAAGTTTAGCTGAGAAGCTGCCGATAGAATGGCAGGCACGTCTACCTCAAGGCCGTCTTCTATTACTTTTGATACACACTTGTAGAGTATCTGGTTGTTGGAATTACCAAACGTATTGTGATCAATAATGTCAGAGATTTCAACGTAAACATCTACCCCGTGTTTAAATAACCCAGCGAGGATGGCACGTTCTGCTCCGATATCGGACAGATTAGAGTTCATCCTACTACCTTCCGGTGCATTTGTTACATCTATAGTACTCGCCGTATTGGTAACGCGGGTCAGCCTTGAAGCTTTTCCCACACACGTGACACTCTACAGCTTCTTTTTTGGGCGCTGCTCTACGCCTAGGTGTCCTTTCTACATCTGGAGTGGTAATCTCCTTGAATTCTCCTGTGTCTACCCACTCATTTTTTCCGCCCTTCACGGTAGTTCTCCTTTTGGTTTCTTTAATTTTTCTGTTAACCTTAAACTCTTTGTTTACCTCTACGGGTTCTTTGTCGCTTGCAGGAAGGTCAGACCCAAGTAATTTCTTAAGGTCTTCCTTTTGATTATCATCTAGGGATTCTATAAATTCTTTCATACTCATAATCTTTTAGCCTTTTCAAGTAGTATATCGCCTTTACGTTTAAGTTCGTAAACCTTTCCTTCCAGTGACTGTAGCCTTGCTTCGGCAACGCTACGCATCTGATCGCACTTAGCTGCGTAAGAGTTCTCCCTTATTATGCTCTGGCGTTTAACTTCGTGCTTGGTGTATTGGTCAAAGTTGTGGAGGTTCCCAGCTACTAATTTTTCTAGCTGGTCATTGCACCAATCGAGCACAACTTTATTTTTATTGATTTCATCCTGCGTATAGGATGAATATCCATAAAGGATGTATGCCCGATCAAACAACTCCTGCTGAGTAAGCCTTTTGATTTTATCCAGAGACATGTTGGCAGCAACCAAGAACTCTTCTCTGAACGAAGCAAACCTAACGTTGGATAGGTCAAGGTAGTTGTTTATCTGCTCTATGTGTTGAGCTAGGCGGTCACTCGCCTTTAATTGTACGTCGCCAGTCATCATCGCCATCCGAGTATTTAAGGGTTGTCAATTTAATATTATTCAATTCGCACCAGTCAGCCTTGTCGTCATCCCTATTCATAGACAAAAGATAGTCAGCCATATTCTTGTGAAAGAACGGAGTGAACTCATAATGTTGCTGTCCATGCACCTCTATTCCAACTCTGATAACTGGTATAAAAAAGTCTAGGTACAGAACAGACTTCCTATAGGGAAGAGTACTGCCGGGCAGCTTGACCTCTTCCAGTATCCTGTAGCTATGGTATATTTCTTTCAGAACTTTTCTGGCTCGAAGGTGGTACTTTGATCTCTTTCTCTTGTCGTCTCCATACACATCATACTTGTTTAGGTTCCAGTTGTATTCCCTGCCGTTGAATCCAGTTGCCTTCAAAACAACTCCTTGATCTTTTCGTAGATAAAATCTGACATTACTGGATGTTCATTAAGGAAGTCTGACAGTTTGTTGACACCCTGAAACTTGAAGAATTTTTCTACCTCTTCAGGAGTGTCCCCCACGTTGTTGTCCTTTAGTAGCTTTGCTACGATGGGATCATCTTTGTTTTCTAGCGCGCATTTTATGGTATACCAAGCTCCAGCAGCCTTGATTAGTCTAAACTCACAGGCTATCTGCACAACCTCCTGTATCTCATCTACACCCACTCCATACCGTATCCAACCCTCTGCTGTAGAGTTGGGTGTGCCTCCAGCGTTGGATGTTAATACTTTCCAGTTTGCTATCTGTCCAATGTGGGGGCCAGTCTCCTTCGGGACTTGCCACCTGCCTCTGTGTGTGATAGCTATGTTGGTTCCTGCTTGGTACTGTATCATGTTTCCACCGTCAGTCATTTTGGCTGGTGCCCATCTGCTTCCCCCAGTATTAGCAATGTTATGAAGTATGAAAAGCGCAACGGTCTTGTTCTTTGTGACCTGACCACCAATCCTTTTGAGGAACATGGAAAGGAGTCTAGGCAAAGCGTTCCTAACACCAGTCCTGATGAGTCCCTCAAGCTCGTCCTTGGGAACCATGCTGGATACGGAGTCAACCACTATGACACATTCTGGATCGTTGTTGATGTAAAACTCTATGATGTTTAGGTAGTCTTCTGCTGACAACACTCTGTCATCGGTAGACTCAACCACTATGATGTCGTCAGGTCTAAGAGATTTAATGCCTTCAAAGTTTTGAATAGCAAGTCTACCTTCGGTGTTTACATAAACAACCTTTTTGCCAGCCTGTTGGCACTTGCCAGCAAAGTGCAGGGCTGTGGTTGTCTTGCCGGTCTTGGGATCTCCTGACATTACAACGCAGCTTCCTTCTCGTATCCCTCCGCCTAGGGCAATGTCAAGTGCCGGTGATACACTTAGCAATCCTAAGCTGGTAAGGTTCTCCAGAACCTCAGTTCCGGGTCGAACCACGTCGCCATAAGTTTCTATTATGGTATTGCTGGTTGGATCATCAGTGAATTTAGTTATCTTCTTTTTTGCCATCTAACTCCCTCAGTTTCTGCAAAGCTGTTTTCTTTCCATAGCTTCGGCTCCGCCTAGTGGAACCTTCCCCTAACTCTATTGTAGTAGAATTCTGCCCTTGACGCTCAATGATTTTCTGATATTTTTGGATAATTGATCCCAGAGGGGGATACCGAAGGGAGTACATGCGTCTGCACTCGGGAGAATTGATAGCTTTTACTATCGCCGCTTCGGGATATTTTTTTACGAGACGGTTGGCGAGCACCACCTGATGCTGGTAGTGCTTCTGCCATTTCGGTAGGTTCCAGAACTTGTGCGCTTGAGAACCAACGTTCTCCTTCTCTGCCATGCGAGCACACATGACTTCTGCTACATACTGGGCACAGGTTATATAGTCTCCGCTTGAAGGAGACTTGTACCTACTTTTTTCGGTTGGGTTTTCGGGCATGATTGTATATTATAGCTTCTTCAAAACAATTGTCAAGGGTATCTTTTTCTTTTTCTTCTTCAATAAGCTCGGGGAGCAGCCATCGGGACTTGTGTACAGCGCCTTTTTTCATTTTCCCCACCGTATAATAATTTCTTGTGATGCCTCCCACCTCCCCCATAATGGATCGCACAAGGTACACTCCTTCAGAACTCTTGGTGTTAGACCTCACAACGTGTGAGCGGTACTGAAGACGTATAGCTTCTACCGACAGAGACTCTTCTTCACATTTAGACTTGATCTCAAGCCACTTTTTGTAGTCCTTGAAATATATCTCAGAACCATCAGAAAGCTCAGAGATAACCCACACCGACTCCTTGTCTTTGCGGTACTCTAGCAGCCATTGATCACGGCTGGTTATGAACTCAGTCATTCTTAATCCTTGTAACGCAGCTTTTACGAGATCGGTTGCCTTTCTTGGATCTAGTATCGTCGGACATGGCTGAGGCACTTTCGGTCATCAATACCACCCCTTCCCTGCGGGCCATTAAGCTTCCGCTTTTGGTAGCGGTTGCAGGCTCTCTTTCTACGCACTTGTCTACATACTTCTGTATGGTTACCAGTGGTCGGTCTAGATCCTTTGCGATATCCTTCACGTCCTTGTCCTTGTATTTTCCTTCTACGTAAAACATTTCGGCTGTTCCTAGTGGTCCTTTTTTAGTCATTGATAAAGCTCCTTTGTGCTCTTGTTAAGTATAGTGAATTCCTCGTTTTTAGAAACAGCATGTAGAAATCAAACGTTTCTAAAGAAACCTTCTGCATCTGTGTCTGAATGTGGTCTTCTCTATGTCCATGCATTCCCCAAGGATCATAAAGAGCGGATCGGTGAGTCATCACATAGTATGTCTTGTGACCGTTTGCATTTTTGGTTTTCGCGTAAGACTTTTCATTCCTGTGTTCTATGGCTTCCCCCAATCTATCAAACGCTTCTTCAGTGACGGTTGGCGGAGAAGGCTTAGAGCTTCCATCTAAATATTCCATATTCTGTACCTCATTTAATTTCTAGAGAAGATGACCAAAAGCAAGGTATGCTAATAATGCTAACTGGAAGACAAAGACGCCTGCACAGATAGAGGTTCCCCACTTCCTGTTCTTGTTATAAATTCGTTTAGTAATAAGCATTGACACAACTGTACCAATAATCTTAAGGGGTATAAAGAGAGAAAAATCTCCCGTTATGAGAACCATCCTCACTACAATGGGGTTCTTTTCGGTTGCTTCAAACGCGCTGGAGTTGGATGGGTCTAGCAATGTAATGGCAAGGTAGAGGTCAAATAGGGATATCAGTCCTATTGCAACCAGCATTGCATAAAAGATGATATCGTTTGTTTTCTGAGAAAGCATGGCAATAAATCTTTCACCCCGAAAGGGCCAATAATATTTCAGCTATAATCGAATGCCTTTGTATATCACCATAGTCGAGCCTTATAATTCCTACCCCTTTGATGTGCTCTATTTTTTCTAAGCATGTTACTAGCCCGCTTCGAGTGCTGATGTCGGTCTGCTTGATGTCTCCATTAATAACAACCTTAGAGCCTTCCCCCATCCTTGTGATAAACATTTTAATTTGATCCAGCGTGCAGTTTTGAGCTTCGTCTAAGATCATGTATGAATTATGAAACGTAGAGCCTCTCATTGTTTCTAAGGGTTCGTACCTGATTTGACGACTGTTTATGTGGCTTCCATACAGAGCCTGACCTAGAAAATACTTAAAGTTCTCTTCCATTGGAAGAAGGTAGGGTTTGATCTTTTCATCTATAAAGCCCGGCATAGCTCCTATCTCTCGGCCAGCACACACTAGCGGCCTAGTAACTATAACCTGTTCAATTTTCTTGGCATGTAGGTGCTCAGACGCTAGCCCCGCCACCACAAAAGATTTGCCAGTGCCAGCCGGTCCAACGCATATGGTTACATCGTTATCTATGATAGATCTTATGTAATCTTTTTGGTTGCTGGTCTTTGCTTCTATTTTGTTGATATGGAGTCGAGGCTGCTTCTTCTTTTGTTTTCTATGCATGCTAACCTTTATTCTATTTTCCGCTACTTCCGAACCCTCCCGACCCTCTTTCCGATAATGAGAGTTGGTCGAATTCAACAAGCTGGAATTGAGGAACTGGTTGGAATAAAATTTGGGCTATCCTGTCCCCCTTGTTAATCTTCAGTACAATTTCTGAAGAGTTAAACAGGCACACTCCGACCTCTCCTCTGTATCCAGCGTCCACTACTCCGGCCAACACGTCCACCCCATGCTTTACAGACAGGCCAGACCTTGGCCATATTAGACCGGCGTACCCGTCTGGGATTTCCAAGGAAACACCAGTCTTGATGAGACCTCTGTGCAGGGGAGCAACGTATCTGTCTTCCGAGGCATACAAGTCCCATCCTGCATCAGAGCTATTTGCCTGCGTAGGCATTGATGCGTTTTCATTATTGAGAACCACCCTTATAGCTCCAGCTAGTGCGTCGGGACGACGCTTCTTTCCACCATGCAGCATTTGAAGCCTAACTTTGTAGTCGGTGCATTCGCCGTCTGCGCTAAGTTTCATGTCATGTTCTTCTTCCATCGCAGTTCTCCTATCTAGGTATTGAAGACAGTGTTTCGTGGCCATGAATGCATGTCATGACATAAAATGTTTTAGAAAGCAACACCTTGGTGTCTCCAGTCCACCTTGTATCCAGCCCATCAAATGGACATTTGTATTCCGAAGAGCTAGCTTTTAGCACGCACTTTCCGTCTTTTTCTACGTATCCCGGATTGCAGTTGGGCGGGTATCCAGCTTTCTCATCAGACTCGGCCCTTTTTCTTGGTGAAGGCATAAGTATCTCCTAGACTAGTTCACATGTGCCGCCAGCGCAAGCCCATTCTTGCTCTGGTTTAACGTTGTCTTCTTCTTCTATAACTTCTGTATAATCTACGCCCTGAATTTCTCTATTGAGGTCTACCCACTCTTTCCAGTTGTATACATCCTTCATGCAATAAGTTAGCTTTCTGGTGTCTCCCTCGAAATATCTACCAGCAAACCTCTCACATCTTGAAATCCATTTTTTCTTAGCCCCGCCCTTGGGTGTCGTTCCTAAACCTAGCAGGGAATCGCAAGCTGCCCATAAGTTATCTTCCCACAAGTCTAGGGCCACTTCTATAAGGCCACTAACAAACAGTGAGGCGTCACCGTAGTGTCCCACCTGTTCACTGGGTAGGTAGATGGCTGTGAATGGAGCCTGCGGATAATCTTTGTCTCCAGTAATTGGTAGAAGTGATACTCCGCAGAAGAAGTTTCTGTTTTTGTAGATAAACTTTTCTACCTCATCCCACTCATTAGGCTTAACGTTGATCGTATTGGACACGTTGTGAGTCAGCCAAGGCTGAGCGCAGAGTCTTTTGTTTGTTCCGTTAACAACCCAATTCTTTTGGGTGGACTTTACATATTCTAGTAGGTCTAACGCTCCAATCTGGTTTTTGGTTTTAGAGCCGGGAGCCACCTCTATGCAGAAAGAAATCACTTCATCGCTATTATTAGCAGACCACACAGACTCTTCACATGATCGAGGGTTTACCTTTTTGAGGTGTTGGTAGATCGGCTCCATTTTATTAGCCTGAACTCGCCTAATGTATCTCTTGGCATGATGAGGATGAATGCCGCTGCTTGTACCAAGAACACAAGAAGTTGTACCCTCTGGTTTAATGCAGGTTGTTCTCGCCGCAGGGTTTATGCCTATCTTTTTAGCGAACTCTTTATTGGTGTCTTTTACAACCTTTGCTCCGTCACGCTGCACATCTGGGTCGAGACATATCTCAGGACAATCCATGATTCCAGTCATAGATACGCCAAGCAACGCCTCTCTTGAAATAATTCTTTCGCTCACCTCTCCCAGATATGGAAAGTTATTGAACCCAGCCTGAAGTGTTCCTATGATTGCAGCAGCCCTGCATGAATCATAAAACTCATCTGAGTCTTCAATCTTTGAGCAGTTAATGGTGCTTAAGTTGCAAGCTTGCCAACCAGTATCCCCGGTTTCTAAATCCACAGGGTATAGGCCAATTTCTACACAAGGATTAACAACAAGCTCTTTGGAGTCAGACCAAACAAATCCCGGCTCCCCGAACTCCCTTACGGATTGCATTAGTTCGGAGAATCTCTCTACGCTAGTCTTGTCTCTAAGGAGTAGGGCTGAGTTATTCGATCTGCCTCGCTGTGGGTTCTCGTGGAACCAGTTTCCAGTCTTGGCTGTAGCCATCTCTTTATCGCTAGGAGAAAACAGGCAGATGGTGGCGCTACGCCTAACCCCTCCGCTAATAACGGCGTCTGCGCTATGCATGACGATATCGTAGGCTTGAAGAGGCGTCAGTTTTCTAATATCTTGAGCGCAAAACTCGCAGTCTCTCAAGGCTTTGTCTAGAACTTTCTTGATGTTTGAAAGAGCTTTCTTTAAAGGCTCTGGGCCGGGAGCTTTTCCCGAACTGGAGCTTAAAAAGGAGCCAGCAGGCCGTATCTCAGAGAAATCGAAGACAACGCTCTTGCCTGTGTATTCGGGAAACAGTTCGTCTTGTTCAAAGTAGCTAGAAATCAGAACGCCTACCGCGTCAGACCACCCTTCTATATTGTCAGGAATGGTAAACTTCTTCGTTCCCTTTCTGTCTTTAGTAAAGGGTGGGAGCTTGGAAACGTGATGTTTTTGTACGGAGAACCCAGTACCGCAACCGCAAAGTAGGAGGTACATGCACTCCTGAAAGAATCGCAGTCTGTCTGCGTAGGAAGCAATGCAGTTGTACATACGGGCATTATGTTTGAAGATGGGCTTGCCGCCAAACTGCAAGGCTCTTTGAGATCCAAGGACACGCTTTTTGTACATCATGTCATAGGCCCACGCTATATCCCCGTTGACTTCGGGATATTTTTCGTACATCATTTTCATCACTCTGTCAACTGACTCTTTCCAAGTCTCCCTTCTTTTCTTCTCTGGTATCCATCGCGCATATTTTGAAACAAAGCTGTAACTCATAAGTGATTTGATTGACATTGTTTTTCCATTATTCTCTTTTAAACGTCCTTGGTATATATAAAAAGCCACGACCTATCTGGCCGTGGCGGTGTGTATCTTAGTGCATCAACGGGGTTTGACGGGACTGGTTAGTTTTCATTTTCTTCGTCTTGGTTTTCAAATAGATTATCAATTAGTTTCCGAGTTATCCAGTTAACTATGGCACCCAAGAACACCTGAAACACAAATGGCAAGACCCAAATTGGTACAAAGCTCTTGATCTCGTCTGGATCTAGGTTGTCTTTTATGTATTGACTGCACTCTTGTTTGAGGGTTTTCTTGTGTTCCTTTGGGTCAGCCCCTGCGGGAGTTCTGAATCTGTCAAAACTAGACCAATCCCCGCTTACTATTCTAGTCCATTCCTCGCCAAGTTGCAAACATTTTTCTGCAATTTTTTGATGATTCTTGCCTTTGTATTTCGACCCTATCTCTTGTCTCAGGCCAGCAAATCTCATTATTCCTCCTCATCATAGCTGAAAGGTATGTCTGGGAAGTTGTCCAGTCTGACTACGCCTCCGGTCTCACCCAAAGAGATACCCAGCACGTCAATTTTTATGGTGAATATTTTTTTTACCGAGACTACGGGCTTATTGCTTATGAAGTCTATCTCTATGTCTCCACCCTCTGTGGATGATATTCTTATATCTACTGAAGGTTTAGTCTTAAGGGTGTATTTATCAATCTTAAAACCCTTTTTAGATGACAGTTGTGTTAAGACATCGTAGACCTTGCTGAGTTGTTCCATGAATGGAGTAGACCCTCTCTTTCTTTGAATATCGTATCGCAAATGATACAGTTTATCGACTATTGTTTTTTTTTACAGCTACACTCTCCGTGTACATTTTTACAGTCGCAGTAGGTTTTTTTAGTGTCACATTGGCATCGCCATGTTCTTTCTTGCTCTTGCTCTTCGTGATAGGGACAGGGGGTGGTGTGTCCATCACCGTGGGTAATAATACCAGTGCCTTTACAGGCACACTTTTCTGGATCGGGATCTGGCTGAGGAGTGGGTTCGGGGGCTTTGTACTCAGTCTCGTTCACTACAAAAGCTACATAGCCTTCATTTCTGAGGTGGTCAAAGTCTGGCACAGAGACTGACGGAGTATTATAACATCCAAAACACAAGAGGGCATAAAAGGGGAGCAGGTATTTCATTATATGATCCTTGTGTTTAGTTTGCGAGGCTTGAATCCTTCGTATCCGCTGAAAGCCCAGCAGTCGCCTTGCTTAAGCATTCTATTTTCTACCTCTTCTGCGTCAATCCAGAAAGAACCATCTGGCTGGTTGTTCCTTTTGGGGCCAGCGTTCCAGATGCCCCACGAGTTCATGCACAGCACTCCGGGACGCTTATATTTATCATCGACACCCAATAAGCACATCTGGTGCGCCCACTCGCCTCTGGGTTTAGCAAAGCCTTCTGAGTCCCTTTGCGAGCTAAACCCTTGGTCGCTAGCTATAGTGATTGCATAGCCATTAGCAAGTAGATCTCTAGCCTGTTCGTATGAGTCTACTCTTGACACGGTTAGGATAGGATGTTGCTTAGATATCTCTAGGAGGGTTTTGGGAACTCCGCCTGACGGTTTGCCCCAGTTTCTAGCCTTGGAACCGCTATACTCTCTGAGGTCAACGTTTCCGTACTTTCCACGGGGTACTGCTCCGTATTCATTGCAGTATCTGGCTGCCCACACTCCGTATGCTCCGTCTCCTCTTAAATTACCTCCACCAATCACAACGCGGCTGCCAGCATATATATCTTCAGTAGATGTTTCCGCTACCCACTCTTCAAACTCATTGTTAACGAAGATGTCTACGCATTTAGCGGCGTCTACTGCATAGGCTGCTCCTTGAGCTACGCAGTCCCCCACGGTTTGGAGTCTGATAGGAAACTTTCCCGCAGCCGCCGTGATGTAGTCATACAGTAGGCAGACTTTGTTTTTGCCCGAACCTTTAAGTGGCCCCCAAGCGTCTCCGAATACGGGAGAGGGAAGAGACTTCATCGAGCTTTCTACGCCATGCGGATTGTTTACCCAACCGCCAAGGTGTGACAAGTCGGACATTTATTCAGTCGCCTGTGCTAGAGCCTCAAAAATACCCTGAAACCAATCTCTGTCTTCTTTGGTGTCTAACTTTCTAGGTTCATCATAGCCCGCTGCCACAAGATAGTCTGAGACAGCTTGCGTAAAGTCTGGATAAGACTCGCGGTTCCAACCGTAGCTGGTCTGAACTCTCCCAAGAATGGGGTCAAACTGGCTGGTGTTTTTAATAGACTTGGCGTTGCTGAGATATTCAGCAGCACCCGACAGGAGCTTATAGATCAACTCTCTGTCTTCTTCACTTTCTATCTTGATAGATTCATCGTGAACTTTTTTGAGTAGGTCAGCAACTGTTTCTTCCTCAGTCTCCCCTTCACCGTCTGACTCCCCAGCGTTGCTGTTGTCAGCAATCTGGGGGTCGGACAGCGGCGCGGTGTGCTCTGATACATACAGAGTTCCGAGTATGAGCACCAGAGACCAAGGAATTATAGTGGCTAAGCCAAACTTTGCTTCAGTAAGGCTTTTGCTAGCCATGTAGATTCCCTCCTGTTTTTACCTATTCCACTGGGGGGACAGGCGTGTCTTCGACATCTTCGATATGGTTGTTCTTGGCCCACTTGACTGCGGCGTCAAGGAGGATGCTGACAATAGGTACTACTACTATAGTACTAGCACCAAGATCAAGCTCCGCAAGATGCGTACCAAAGTACGCCAAGGTGGCGGCCAAGCCAACGAGCAGACCATTAATGCCCACCCTTCTGAAGTCGCCAGTATTTAGCGAAAACGCTTTTGAATTTTCCATTTAGTTAACCTCTCTTATTTCGGATACACTTACCAAGAAACCGCCCTGTTCATCACCGTTAAGTTTGTACGGAAATCCTAGCATCCTTACTTGTTTGTCGTCAGATGTTTTTAGCTCTTTGTGAAACTTTCTGCTCATGTCGAGGCAGGATTGGAACTCCATAAAAAGCTCTTCCCTTTCCTCTTCGTGAATGTAGGTCAGCCAATCGTAATCTTTAACATCAGCTAGGTGTTGACCTGTTAGCTCATAAAAAGGTTCGTTAGTCCACACTACCTTGCCAGCGCTGTCAGTTTCAAAGAGAGCGGTGGAATTGTAGTGAAGGGAAGCCTTGGTTCTTTGCTCAATAATCTTCTGTCCATGTTCGATTCGTTCACATGAATCGCCCAGCTTGCAAACCACATCCTTGAGGCTACCCCCACCATTGGTGGTTATCTCCTGCTTAATGGTATCTACTGATTCTGCCAGCCCTTCATGCTTATCTATAAACTTGAGAGTGGGCTTAACCACCTTCAAAAATATCCAAGAAATTAGGCCACCAGCAAAACTCAATAAAGTAGTGGTAATGATTACTGATTCTGAGTCCATACGATACTCCCTTTGTTGAAAAATAGGGACGCCCCCGAAGGGGCGGCCCCTTTTAGTTTGGAAGTAATTTTAAGACTCGAAAATATCTCGACGCTTGTAGTCGCTGTTAACCGGATTAGCAGCACCAGTTCTGTAGGTGAGTTCACCCGGAATACCAAAGACGCCAGCAGCGCGGGCTGCTTCGTCGTCATGAGCGCCATCTTGGCCAGAACCAGAGATGAAGTTCGTAGCAACGTTGCCGCCAACTCCACTAGCACCAGTAATCGTTCTTCCCGGTACTCGGTCAGTACTAGGTCTTGCTAGCATATCGTAAGTCATCGTGCCAATTTGGCGATGGCTGTTAGTCTCATGCACGCCGTCAAATCCAACGCCGTCATGTTCACGACCAACGGTAGTTAGCAAGCCGCCAATGGTAGCGTCGTTGTTAATCTTGCCAGCAGCAGTGCTTCCTGCTGCTCTGAGAATAAAGTTTCTGTCTCCCGCTCTAGCGTCGGGGAAATAAGCGAGACCCCCGCCTCCACCACGTGCTGTGGTAAGGCCATCTGGGTTGTCAGTAGCTTCGTCGGCATTGGGACGACCAGTGGCTGTCTTAGCCACGATTTGAGAACCGTGAGCATAATCTACTGCTCCGGCGATGTCGTTGACATCGATATGCTTGGTAATTGCGCTGGCTGCCTGCTCTGCCGTCGAGCCACCACCCTTTACCATAGTGCCGCCATCGTTTTTCATGGCAGCAGCGACTCTGCCACTGTTTCCGGTAACAACGTTGTAGTTACCTGATGCTGATTGTGTAGCCATAATAGACTCCTTAGAAAAAATTAGTTAAAAGATTCAAATTCCGGCTCCACAAAAATTCCTTATCGTCCTATTACTTTATACACCTTATTTGATTCTTTTTGCCAATTGTTGGGCGGATTTTTTGATTTTTCTCCTTATGGTTTCACGGTTACACTGACGTTTTTCTGCTATTTCTTTGATAGTAAGATTGTTCATCCTGTCCATCAAGAGTTCTTTGTCAGGGCACCTGTCTATCTCGTCCATAAGGTCTACTGAGAAGAAGTGGTCTGTGGAGTCTGCTAGGTTTGAGTGAAGGGGCTGGTGTTGCCTCTTGTTAAACTTAACCTCCCTTATGCACTCAATCCTTACCCCACTATACAGGTATGTGGTAAACTTAGCTCCCTTTTCGGGAGCATAATTCACAAAAGACTTCCACAAAGCATTAAGTTTGCAAGTATTTATCTCATCCTCGCTCAGTTGGGATCTAAATGACCCAGCCGCCTTGTTCATAATATTTTGTATATCCTCGTTATTCAAAGCATCTTCAATTTTCTTGTCCATGTCTACTCCTATTAGGTTATCTTAGTTTCAAGTGTCTTTCTAACGGTTTTAAAGTCAAACATCTTGCCAATCCCTATGAAAAAACGGTATCTGCTGCACAGCTTGAGTACCTCTACCCCATCAGTTTCGTTTAACATCGTCAGAACTGAAGGTGTGATGTCGAAATTGGTATGCCCAATCCAACAATCAAAATTGGAGACTAAAGCTGCATCTTGTGCAAGCTCACTCGATATAGAAAGAAAGGGGGTGAGCTTTTCGTCATCATCGTCATCATCGTCGTTATTTTTACTCCACGGTTCGCCTGATTCAACTGGTTCTCCTTCTTCTCGTGATATGAACTGCTCCATTATCATCTGCATGAGAGGAGAAGTTAATTGTTTTTCTAGCGCGTCTTCATATTTTTGCCAGCCTATTTTTTTCTTCATGTCAATCCCCTTATTATAACATGTCGGAAGGTCTAATGCAAGGCTGTTCTTTCAAAATATTGAGTAAATTAGCGTTCTGGATTAGCCTTGTAGCTAGAACTACGAAAAGGTCTTCGCGGCCCGACTCTATAAAACCCTTTTTGACTATCTCTATAGTGTCAAGAAAGGTTTCGTCTTCGCCAATGGTTTCCATCAATTTGCAAAAGTTTTCCACAGCTTCGTCGCTGTAGTCACTTAGTTCTACGTCAACACAGGTTTCTCCAGACTTAGTAACATAATATATTATGCAGCCATCTACGTTTTCATCTTTATGCCATTTGCTTGCCACCTCTTTAGGTTCTTCTTTTTTAGTATCGACCTTTTTCTTGAAGAAGTTAAACATAATTCAGAGCCTGTATGATTTTTTGTGCGGAGCTTGTCCAGTTATACTTGGATGCTGTGTTTATTCCAGCCTGATTGGTGGAAGCCTTATCGTCGTGTATCTTTTTCATTGCTGTCGCAAGGTTTTGTATCTGCTGACTCCCAAGGCTTGCCCATTGTCCGCACTTGCCATGAAACCACTTCCCGTCGTAGGCCATCTCTTGGGGGCCGGGTTCTATTAAAATACAGTTTTCTTTGTTGCAGAATTCTGTATGTGCAGAGTAGTTTGTCGCTATGACCTGCTTGCCGCAGGACATCATCTCAAGCAACTCTAGGTTCCATCCCTCAGCCCTAGATGGGAATACTCCACAGTGTGTGTTGGACATTATATTATACACCTCTTCGGGTGTCTCAACCCTGCCTATGATTTTTATTTTTTTACCAAGCTTGGAGTTTTTGTACAAGCTAATCCATTCCGATTGCTCGCTTTCACTATAAAAGGGGTTCTCGCACATCATCCATAGTTCAACCTTGTCTTCATCTGAGAAGGCAGAGTTGAAGGCAGACACTAATACATCATGGCCCTTTCTTACCTCCCACTTTCCGCAGTTAAAAAAGATTGTGTTCTCATTTTCTGAGGTCTGCGATTCATGAAAAACATTACGATCTACACCAAGGGGTATGACATGGATGTTTTTATTATCAATGGATACGCTGTTGCTTATCACTGACTTCGCCCACTCTGAGCATACAAATATTTTATCAAGGGAGTTTAGGTGATGTAATTCCACTTCGTTGAAAGTGTCTAGCTCAAAAATAGGAAACCCTATTCTTGTTCCTGTTCCTGCAAACTGGCACATGTTATCTTGGTGCCAAATCTTAATACAGGGAGCGTTAAAGTCTGGAACTCTTGACCGTTTTATAGCAGCAGAAACAGCGTCTGCATCTTGCTGAGATGTCACTGTTGGTTGTCCTATAGGCCAAAGAGACACTTCTGCTAAGGAGCTTAGGGATTTTAAGATGTTTATCCCTGCTATCCCGTATCCAAGCTGGTTGATAGGTGAAACTAGGTTAATATTTTTCATTACTGAACCGCCCTTCCTTTTAGTTCTTCCCAGTCTTTGTCTGGTCTAACGGTGAGGTTTGTATCCCAAGCCCCCTTTAGTGTATTCATTTCAATGCCCTTTGAGAGAGCAAAGGCTATGATTCCATTTAGATCTTTGGGAAAGCAGCTTCCACCAAACCCAAGCTTCCCATCAGGGCCGGGAACTGAGAAGTGGGTATTACCTAATCTGTCGTCGTGTGTAGCGTACTCAATCACCTTGTCGTAATCTACGCCAGACTCATTGCAAAGCAGGTGGAACTCATTGGCTATGGAAACTTTAGTAGCCAGAAAGCAATTGATTAAATACTTAACAAACTCTGCTGTGCTTGCTTGGGTCTGTATTATGCTGGCTTGGGGAAAGATTTGTACATAAAACTGCTTCAGCTTTCTTGTGTAGTCTGGGTGTCCACCAAGTATAACACGGTTTGTGTTTTTGAAGTCTTCTGTGGCGTTTCTCTCAAGAAGGAACTCTGGATTAAAGACTACGGGGCGATTGTTGGCATATCCAAGGGATGTTGTGGTTCCGGGAGGAACGGTAGACTTGATAACAATAACGGGGTCTTGGTGGATTTCTCCGCACACGCTCTCAACTATAGAGGTGTCGCAGCTACCGTCTGGACACATGGGGGTGGGAACGCACACAAAAGCGACATCACACCCCGTCGAGGCTTCTGCAATACCTGAGTGGGTGCTCTTCGCCTCATTAAACTTGTCGTAGGTGTTAACCTTGTGGTATTTTGAAAAAGCTCCCTTAAGGGCAGACCCTACAAATCCTTGCCCTATGATAGCTACCTTGTTAATGCTCATTCCAAACCTCTAACATAAATTGGTGTTGACTCTCCCACGTAAGCTCCAAAGGTGTTGAACTCCAACCACTCCCAAGCTTCTTCGTATGTCATTTCATCGTCTTTGACCAGTAGTTCTGCCATTTTTTCGGCGTCGTAGACCACCCTCGGAGAATCAAATCCAGCAGCAATGCCAATAATAGCACTATCATAACCATCGGCAAACAAAAGATCATCATCGTATCTGTCAGCCAATTCCTGTCGCAATTCCTTTTTAGTTTCTCCTGCCATTTCATTATGGGTCTCCATGTAATTCTTTCATTCCTCCAAAGTTGAAGCTCGCGTGAAATCCGAATGAACCATACGTTGATACGTCCTCACGGTCATAGTAGTGAAAGGGGAGTGGGTGCTCCACGGAAAATTGTGCAGCCACCCTTGGGGACGGGAATTTAATTCCATGTAATTTCATGTGATCATGGTTTTTTACGCATGTAAACCAGTCTTCAGGTGCACACCAAGCTCCGGGGCCAGCAGGTTCTGGCTCGTATGTGAGCTTAGCGGCAGTCTCTAGAAACTTTTTACTGCGCAGGGAAAACCCTCCGTTGCCAACTAGGTTGGAGAAGCTTGGGTTGTTTAGCCAAGGCGCTCCTATGTAGTCGTACTCTAAGAATGCGTCCATCCACAGGTCGGGATTGATTATTCCGCCGTCTTCTTGCACATTAATACAGTAATCCGTGTCAATATGATCGTTAAACTTCTCTACGCTGTAGCGAGCATAACCTATCCTGTCAAGAGGCTCGCACTCTATTAATTCTATACCTTCGCAGTCTTGAGATATTAACTCTAAAGATTGGGCGGGTGCTATGATTTTAACGACACCAAAACTAACGCCCTTCATGGAGTGCTTGATAGACCTGACTAGAGCGTGTATGTCGTCGTTTTTCTCAAGCCCAGCACTCTCTGGGTGGGACGGGTGAAAGCTGTTGAACTTCTTGCGGTGTGTGTCAGTCCTGCCGGTATGAGCGAGCAAAGTTATATTACTAAGGTTAATCATTAATATAGTTCCTGTAGATCTGGTTTGCTAAGGCGATATCTTCGATTGCTAGGCCGGTTGAGTCAAAGAAGGAGATTCCCTTGTTCTCTGCCTCAAGTCTGGCACCAGTGGCTCCATTGACTCCTCTGTCCGTTTTAGTCTGCACTACATGGAATAGGTCAGTCATCGACCCTTTGTTCTTGCTGTGCTGAGACTCTCCAGAGTGAAAGGCTTGAACCTTGTCGTCAACAACAAACCTGCTGCACGAATTTACAATATCGTTTTCAAATTCCTGCTTGCCTTCGGCGTCAGCACCTATGCCGTTTGCATGTATACCCGGCTCCAGCCAGTCTCCCATGATAAAGGGTTCCCTAGAAGGCGTTAGTGTGGTGAGTATGTCTGCCCCTCTAACACAGTCCTCTAGGTTATCGTATACAATACATTCGCATTGTTTATCGTAGTGTTCCGCTAGGTCTTGAGATCTCATAGGATCTAGATCAAACAGTCTTAGCGTTTTGATTGGTCTGACATTTAAGATGGCTTCAATTTGAAATCTTGTTTGAAACCCACACCCCACAAACGCAGCCACGGCAGAGTCTGGTCTTGATAAATACTTAGTAGCCAAACCAGTAACAGCGGCTGTTCTGTATGAAGTAATAAGCATGCCGTCCATTAGGGCCAATGGACGACCATTGTTAATATCGTTTAGCATAATGGTGGCAGACACGCTAGTCCCGTAGCCATTAGCATAATTGTCTGGATAGATAGAGGCCCACTTGATGCCTACAGCGTTGTCAAACCTCGCTGGCATGGCTCTGTAGTCGTTTGGGGGCATCTCTAGGTAGATTTTGGGTGGCATGCTGCCTAGCTCTGGGCTAGCAAACACATGCTCCATCAACTCAATAGTCTGAGGCATATCTAGGTAGGATTCGATAGCTTCTTCTGGTATATGGGTGATTGTCATGACTGTCTCTTTCTTGGTTGAACTGAAAACTCGTGAGGTGAATAGAGTGTTATTAGGCTGGGGTTTAAGAATATATTCTTTCCAGCCTTCCTCATTTCTCGATGGTAATAAGACCACTCGTTGGTTACTGTCCCGTCTTCATTTTCTTCTGCCCCAAATTTGCAACCAATGATATCTTCAAGTTTGTATATCCCCAGCCCATTGAAGTTTGAGAATACGCCAATTGGTGGTTCTCCCCTGTCAAATTTCATTAAATTGATGACTTCACATTTTTTAAGATCCTCATCACCAAATTTTCTGTAGGCCCAAGTGTCGTGAAACAGTCTCTCAATTTCAACTTCGCTTTGGTCTCCGGCCTTGATGGTTTTTTCCCTGTACATGAGGCCATTAGCAGTCATTGCTGACCAACCATCCAAGTCATAGGAAAAGCTGTTGAGGATTCCGTCGTAAGACCACCCGCCATCAAGGTCTAGGTCTATGACTATTACATAATCAATACTGTGGAAGCGACTGAGTTCCACAATAGCATCTTGGCACCTGTTTCTCAACTGTCCCAGATACAGAGGTCTCGCAACCTCCCTAGAAATAGAATCAAATCCCGAGTGACCTGTTGGTTCTTGGATGAGGGTAAAGTTAATATCTTTAGCGGCATATTGACGCAGCCTTTCTGCTGTGCCATCGGTTGAGTCATTTTCGTAGATTAGGAATTTGCATCCACTAAATAGCTGTGAGGTTTGATAGAGCCTCGATATCGTGTGATCTAGAACTGGGGCTATATTCTTGCAAAGACCTGTTATGACCACGTTCTGGTTGGAGGCTACATTCATGCCTAAATATAGGCTATTGATATACTCCTCTGCGTTCAGTGCTGAGAACAGGGATTCTGGAAACCGCGATTTGATGTAATGAGGGTTCATGTTGTTTCCTTAAAGTATCTCTGTGATATCTACTTTTGGGAACGGTAGTAAGCTATCAGGATTGCTAGAAAGATTAAAAAAGCTTGTGTTAAATCTTGCGGCCTTTTCTGTTAAGCCTAATAGACAGTGTGTTAACCACTCTTCCCCAAATCTAAGAGGGTCTTGGGTGCCTTTGTACTCTGGATTGTCCTCGTAAAAATGGTTGCCGTTTCCATAGTCAAAATCAGAGCCTATGACATATATCCTCAACTCCTCTTCTTTGTTGGAAGCGGCCCATATTAGAGAACTGGCCACATTAAGAAAGGTTGTTCCTGAAAAATCACCGTCTGTTATCTCTTTCCTGTCAGGGTTTACTTTTAAAATAAACTCCATAAGATTTCGTTTGTAGGCTCTGCTAGCCTCCCTCCAACCAAGGCGCATCATTTCCAATTCCTTGCCTCGACTCATCCCATGCAGATAGGCTGCCTCTTGGATATTTGGGCTAATATCCTCAAGATATACTAGTTTAGAGTTTGGGTTAACGTCTGTGGCTTTTGAAATGCCTCTTATGTAGGCCATCTTAATCATCTGTTCGTCTGTTGGTATTAAAGTTCCAGTAGCGAAGAAGTCTCTAGCTGTAAACCAGCAATGGGTGTTTTCAGGGCCGATAATAGACCAAGCATTATTCATAGGGCAAAGCTTTAAGGAGCTTTTAAGTATATGTTCACCGTTAAGATTCCACCAGTCTGAGACGTATGGGGCAGACCCAACGATTAGGTAGCTGTTGTTGTTTTTGGTCATTTGCTTTCCTATAGGGTCTTTGAGATTTCTAAAAGTTCGTCAAGGTTGTCAACCTTGGCATAGGTTTCTGGCCCATTGTATCGCGTTTGATTGAGACGTGTTAGTATCAGTGGGTTCCATTCAAGCCCAACATAATCAAACAAGTCCTGCCAGTGTTTATTTTGGCTGTCGTTGATGGTATACAGGTCTTCATACTTATACAGTTTGCACTTGGGGTTTGTGGATAGCTCCTTGAATGTCCTTGTGTTGTCTTTGAGCAACTTGTATAGTTCTCTGAATTTATCTTCGTCTAGAGCGCCAATCTCTGAGTTTCTGATGTGGTCTTTATCCCCATGAAAAAACTTTAGCTTTACAGAAATGCAATAGGATATACATTGGTAAAAAATATCTTCCCTATAGGTAAAGACAACCCTGCCCACGTCTTTGTTTTGCACCAGAGTTTTTACATCTTCCATCTTCACCCAAGTCCATTGGGTTGGAACCATCTTTGTCAGTTTTATTTCATTCTTAGTCAGTAATTTGACAAACCAATCGGCTCCATTTGATCTAGGGGCAGATGCTATCTCTTTTCTTAAATTTTGGTGTGTAAATAATTTAAGTCTGTCTGCGTCTTCGCTTAGGTTTGTCGGCAGGATCATACTAGGATTGGATGGCTCAGCCACGCTATGGTCACGATATCCACTCCACTGCAATGTTCCGTATACCGCCGTAGATCCGCTCCTCGGAGTACCTATCACAAAAGTTATCTCCTTACTTGTCATTCTTTATCCAGATGTCTTTACCTTCTAATTTATTAATCATGCCAACAATCTT